GGCGATGTTGAGTGGCACTGGGCGCAGCGCGACAAGATGCCCATCCGCGCTGCCGCGATCACCTACGAAGTGCAGAGCCACTTCTCACGCGCCCACGCCTAAAAGCCTGGGCCTCCCCCCCCCCTTCTCAGAGTTTGGTAAGCAAATCATATTGTTTTATGTCCCTTACATAGGAAAGAGGTAATGTTATGGCTGGAGTTGCCGATACTGGTTATTTTGCCATCTCGACCGAGAGTACGGCAGGTACCGCAGAAACCACGCCTGAGGATTTCCTCCAGGTCGAGGAAGTTAATTTCGAGTGGGAAAACGAGTTCATCGACGTGCGAACGATCCAGGGCTCCCGACAGGCGGTCGAGGTGCTGGACGGCGCGGTGCGCCCGAGCGCCACGGTTCGTTCTCCCCTGTATGCCAGCGGTGCGGTTGGCCGCATCTTCTACGGCCTGCTCGGCGGGTATTCCACGGCTGTGGAGGGCTCGTCGGCAACGGCGCAGCGCCACACCTTCGAGGATGCCGCGAGCCTGCCATCGTTCACCCTTGAGCGTGCTGACGCTCGCCAGGGCGAGGGCGGTCTGCTCTGTCAGCGAATGGCTGGCGCGAAGGTCGAATCGGTTTCCATGTCGTGCGCCTTCGGTGAGAAGGTCGACCTGGAAGTCCAGTTCCAGGCCACCAAGAAGCCCGTCACGGCGACTGCGGTTGCCGACGGTTCCGTGGTCTATCCGACCGAGACGCCGATGTACTTCCTCGGCGCGGTCGTGGAAGTCGACGACGTTGCGAGCACCGATTTCAAGAGCGTGCAGCTGGAGATGCGCAACACGCTGGAGCGGCAGGACTCCCTGCGCGGCTCTGCCGAGTCGTACATCATCGCTGAAGGCGGCTTCGATGTGACGCTGTCGGGCATGCTGACGTTCGACTCGCTGGATATGTACAACCGATTCAGCAACGGCACCGAGATGAAGGTCGAATTCATCTTCACGTCGGACACTGCGGCGGCAGCTGACGGGCCTGGCAATGTCTACTACCTCGTGCATGTCACGATGCCGAAGGTGAAGATTTCCCGTCTCTCGATTCCGTACACCGCTGGTGGCGTGATCGAGGCCGACGCGACGTTCCGCGTGCTCTACGACAAGACGACGGGTGTGACGATCACGCCTGAGATTGTGAACCTGGACGCCGCGAGCGCCTACGACGCGGCCTAAGAATTAGTGTCTTGAGGGGTGAGGTTGGTTTCCTCACCCCTTTTTCTTTCAACACGTAAGAGGAGAGTGTGACATGGGATTTTTGAGAGTAAGCAACCCACAGGAAGTTCGACGTATTACTACGCCTGAGGGTGACGATTGGATCGAGCTTAAAGCAGACTTTTCAAAGGCCGACGTGAACAAGATGATTGTGCGAGCGCCGAAGACGGGTGACGACATCAAGTCGAGCCTCGACTTCATCGACAGCTTCTTCGAGATTGCCGTCGTCAACTGGTCGCTGACCGATGACGCAGGCAACGCGGTGAAGCCATCACTGTCGGTCTACAAATCACTGAGCAACGACGCGGCCAAGTGGGTCGACGAGCAGCTGGGAGAGGCGATTAGCTCGCTGCTCGGCAAGGAGGCCGAAGAAGAGGGAAAGCAGCCTTCGTCCTAGCACAGGACGCTGCAATGGGCCTCAATCGGCCTGCTGAATGGGACAAGCACCCTCGCCTCAAACTGCTGTACGAGGATTATCTCCTCTGCCGCACACAAGACTTGAAGATTTTCGAGAAGGCTGTCGATGGCGGCAGCAAGAAGGATCAGAAGAAGAAGCTGATGATTGTGCCGTGGACGACGGGATTCGCCCAGCTTCCCAGCGCGGGGGGCATCGATGACCAGGACTACCAGCGCATGCGTATCTTCTCGGAGTTCTTGCGTGGTGATCGACAGGGTTCAATGCGACTGATGAACAGCTAACGGCAACTGATCGAAAACACCAGCAGGCGGGTGAGGCCAGATCGGTTTCACCCGCCACCTTTTTTTGTTTGGAGGAACATACATGGCAAGATCGATCAACATTCGAATTGAATCTACTCTGAACAATGCTGGGTTCAAGGCGCTCATTGCCAACATTAACTCCGCGCAGCAGGCGATGGCGAAGCTGAACGGCACCTTCGGATCGAGCTCGAACAGCTCGAACGCGATGGCGCAGCGTGCCAAGCAGATCGCGGATTCGATGAAGCAGGCCACGGCTGAAGCGACGGCGGCGGCGACGGCCATCGACAAGATGAATGCCTCGATGGCGAAGACGGGGAACTCCGCCGCGAACAAGGCAGCGCGGCTGCAGGCCGCGTCAGCGGCGACGAACGCGCTGATGCAGAACGCCAACCGCGCCTCGACCTCCCTCACCAGACTGGGTACCGCTGCCCAGCGAACCTCGACGCAGGTGGGCCAGTCGACGAGTGCCGCTGGCCGCTTCGGGTCCGCTGTGTCGCGATGGATGGCTCCAATTGCGAGCATTCTCGGCATGCTTAACAGGCTGGCGAACGCGCTGGGCCGCACGCTGGTCCAGAGCCTGGTTCGCGCTACCTCCGCCGTTCTGCGATTCATCTCGGCAGGCGCTCGCTTCGCGGCGATGAAGGCCACGCTCGACAGCACAGGCCGCTCCTTCAGCATGTTCGGCATGCAGGTTGAGCGGGGGATGCGTCAGGCGAACAGGTCCGTTATGGAATTCTACGCGGCAGGCTGGTCGCTCCTCATGGGCGGTCAGATGATCGGCGGTGCTGGGCGTCGGGGCATAGGAATGATGGGCGGAATGCTCAATGACTTCCTTGCCTACGAACAACAACGGACCCGTTTAGGGATTGCCGCCATTGACTTTAACAATCCTCAACCAATTGCGCAGTCGAACAAGCTGATCGATGAGATGATCTTCGGCATCCAGCGAGGGCAGTACGGCGCTCCTGTGCCGATGAGCGCTGCACAGCTTGCGGAAGGCGCGTACTACTACCAGTCAGCGATTGGTACGCCCGTTTCCAATAAGCAGCAGGCTGAACAGCTTGCCAAAATTATTACGCCGATTCTGCAGACAGCGGCGTTCACCAGGACTCAGCCCGAGACGGCGATGAAGGGTGTGCTGAACGCGGCGATGATGTTCGGCATCGATCCACGCCAGACTCATCAGGTCGCTGGTGATGGTCAGCGGCTTGCCACTGCAGATGTGATGCGGCAGATCACGGCGTCGATGGGTCTTCTGACCAACATCTCGACGCTGGAGTTTCCTGACATTGCCGAAACCTTCAAGATGATGGGTCCGATGATGAACCTCTTGAGTGGAGGGGATGTCGGGCAAGGCTTGAACGAGGCAATGCTCTGGACGTTCCTGGCCTCCGACATGGGCCTCAGAGGCTCACTGGTTGGTCGTGGCTTCAATCAGGCGATGAACTCGCTGCTCGATCCGACCGCCAGAATGGACAAAACCGCGAACAGTCTGTGGGGCGCTGACGCCAGAGACGTCTTCTTTAATGAGGACGGGCTGCTCAAAGGCGGTCTGCGAGGATTCATTGAGCAGTTTGGCAAGGACAAGCTCGACGACTCGGAGTGGATGCAGGCCGCAGCCGAATTCTTCACGACGAACGCGACGAGAAACCTGATTCCCGTCATCGAGGCCTTCCGAAACGATCCAGAAAAGATCGCGGAATTCGAGAAGATGTTTTCGGATGGCTCTCCGTTGAAATTGCTGGAAGAGGCCACGGCTCGCTACAACGACTCGATTCAGGGCCACCTGGATCAGGTTCGCAATGCGTGGTTCGAGGTTCAGAACGCGATCATCTCTTCGATTGAAGGTCCGTTCAAGTCCGCCTTGAGCGGTATCACCGAAGTCTTCCGCGCCATCGCGGATGCGCTGAGTGAGAATCCCGCGATTGCGCGGTTCGCGGCAGGGCTGGCCGCGATTGGCTCGGCAGTCATGGTTGGCATCGGCGGCATGCTGACATTCGCAGGCACGGTCCTGATTCTGGCCCGAGCCTTTGCAATGGCGCACGGCTCGATGGCCCTGCTGCTGCGGTTCGCCATCGCGATCCCCATGCTGCTGGCGTCAGTTATTCCGTTGATTCTCGCGCTGGCTGCTGGCGCAATCCTGCTCCGCCGAGCCTGGGACTCCAATTTCCTCGGTATTCGCGAGAAGGTTGAAGAGTTCCGAGACGGCTTTGCGGAAACGCTGAGCGACGTGATGGGGCGCGTCGAGCGCTTCAGCCGAGCGGTGGCCGAGTTCTTCGAGGCCTTCGTCAACCAGAAGGCCGACGAGTTCCTGGCCTGGCTTGACACGGTCGGCCAGCAGGTTGAAACCGTCCGCCGCTTCTTTGACGCCTTCGCGAAGGGCACGCTGGTTGGCTTCCTGGGCACCCTGCTCGCGGTCGCCGCTGGCATCCGAGCGCTGGTGTCGGAGCTGGGCAGAATTGTCGATGCTGGACGAGCGGTCGAGAGCTTTATTGAAAGTCTGACAGGTCTTGAGCTGACGGCGACGAACGTCGGCCAGACGCTCGGCCTGATCTTTGGCGCGGCTCTGGCCGCACGCATCTTGCTGATGCTGCCACCTGTCCAGATGGTGATCGCGGCGTTCACGAGACTGGCGTCAGCTGCGGTCCTGCTGGCCGCGCAAACGGTGCTGCTGGGCTTCCGCATGGCTGCGCTGGCCGTGTCCTTTGCGGCGACGGCAGCTGGGGCGTTTCTGGCCCTGAGCCCGATTGCCATGCTCGGTATTGTCCTCGCTGCTGCGGCGATTGGGATCATCGCCTTTATCGGCTACACCCAGGGGCTTGGCGCGGTCGTGCAGGCGGCAAGCGATGTCCTGTCGGGATTCCTTGCCGTTGCCATCCCCATTGGCGAGACGCTCTTGAGAGTGGGAGCGGTCATCGCTGTGATCGCGGCTGCGTTTGGCAAGCTCGTCTATGAGATTGCTGGCGTTCTGGCCCCCCTCCTGGGCCTCCGCAATGAGTTCGAAGTACTTGGTGCGGCGATTGCGCTGGTTGTTGGGGTCTACCTGACGAACATGCTGGTTGGTGGTCTGACACAGGTCATCGCGAAGCTGGGCATTGCTACGCTGGCATCAGCGGCGTTTTCCGCGAAGATGGTGCTCGGGTTCGGAGCCGTCGGAGTCGCCATCATGGCGCTCGCGCCTCACTTTGATACCCTGACGGGCTGGCTTGATGCCCTCGATGAAAAGCTCACGGGCGGCATGATCGGTGACGCGCTTGAAGGTAAAGGCGAGGAGATTGCCACTGGTGGAGTCCTGGCGGCACTTATGGGTCGTGGTCTGCTCGCCAAGGGCGCAGCAGGACTCGGGGGGCTGCTGATGACTCCCACTGTCGCAACGGGGCTTGGTGCAGCTGGTCTTGCTGGGTTGTATACGGCTGCGGGGTACGAGCTCTACAAGAATCCCCCAGGGGAGAAGATTCCTACTGACGTCGATGATTACTTCGGCGGCTCCATGTCTCATATCGCAGGCCTGCAATTCAACAATCATAGCAACGATGCAGCAGAGCGTACTCAAGTCATGCAAGCGCTGTCACGAGCGCTGATGGATTCCCAGCAGGCGTACGGCTATGTTCCCGATAACTGGCAGTTGGAAGCGAAGAAGACTGGCTTCAGTGCTGATGAGATTCAGAGCGTTCTCAGTCAGATGCCGCACGGTCGCGTGACTACGAAGGGCGAAGCGGGAAGTATCGCGCTGAATCTGGTGCAAGACTACGCGGAAATGGCGACATCGATAAACACGTCGAACCAGAAAGCGGTCGATGACCTTGAAGCCGCGAAAAAGGAAAGCCAGTCTATCGCGGATAAGGGCTGGGGCGTTTTTGAAGACATTATGGACCAGGCTGGCCTTGGCAAAAACATGGACGACGTCAAGGGATACCTGTCCTCTGTTGGAGTCAATCCTGATATTGGTGACTTCACCCCTGAAATTGACAGCTTTATGGGACTTGACCCGCGAGGTGAGTACCGTGATGAGCTAACCAAAATGCTCGGGCCAGAGATGGCGAAGTGGCTCGGTGATCAATGGGATCGTAGCTCGTTCGAAAACGTGCAGGCGAAAATGGGAGACAAGGAAGCCCAGGCGCTTTATGACGGCATGGGTATCCCCGTTCCGCAGGGCGGCGGTCAGCTGAGTCAAGGTGGCCTTGAGGACTTGATTGACTTCGACGAGGAAGCGCTGCAAGCGAGGATACAGCAGATTGAGGAGCTCAACAATCAGGCCATCGAGAGCATCCGCAACATGTCGCTGCCGCAGGCCGTGAGCGGTGCGTTGAAGACGCAGTTCCAGAACATGTCCCTCGGTGAGGGCATGGCGATGTGGGGCGACCTCTTCCAGAACATGATCCCCGAGGGCGCGGAGTGGTCAAACATCTTCGAGGGTATCGCGGACGTCGTCGGCTATGAGGCTGGCAAGCACGCGAACATCCTCGGCAAGAACATGCACAACGTGCTGCGCGACAGCGATGGATTCCAGAACTGGGCCGCTGAGATGGGCCTCTCTATGGATGAAGCGATAGCTGACATTCCAAAGTTCATGCACGCGGAAGAGCTGATTCCACAGGCATTCCAGGGATTGCTGACGGGCATCGACGCGATGGGGCCGCAGGTGTACGAGAAGTTCGATCATCTCGGCCAGGAGCTCGGTTTCGCTGGCGTCGACATGCTGGAAGTCTCGCAGTTCGCCATCAGCAAGGCGATGGCGGGGCAGTCGTGGGACTTCGCGGACTATATTGCCGAAGCATGGGACATGGAGATTGGCACCGCTGAGGAGTATCTCCGCGCCAACGGGATCGACCCAGGCGTTATCTCCTCGGACATGTTCATGGCGCTCGACATGGCGATTGCCTCGTCGTTCGGTCAGGTGAACGTCATCACCGACGACACCTTAACCAAAATTGAGGACTGGGCGACGGAAGTTGGAGGCAAGGTTCTCGAAGTCACTCGTGAGGAATTCAACTCGCTGACCGAGGCGGAGCGTATTAGCCTGTCAGGTGCAGGGTTCATGTTCGTGCTCACGGAAGACGACGTCCAGGTCGACACCGAAGGTGGTCAGGCCGCTATTAACAAAGGGCTAGAAGGCCTGGGCCAGTCGGTTATGGATCATTGGACTAACTATGACCAGCCGCCTCTCGATATCAGACAGCCTGTAACCTTCACCCTGGAAGTTGAGGGTGGCGTGCCGAAGATCGAAGGCAGCGGCAAGACCCCAGGCACGTCGCTATTCACTCCTTACATTCCACCAGACCTCCTGAATCCGCCAGTGATTCGGTCGGTGCAGAAGGTAGAAGTGACCACAGATGTCACCTACTTGACGCCTGGCACAGGGACTGCCGACAAGAACTGGTCGCCCGTTGCTGCGGGACTCGGACTTGCCAGTAAGAACAATACAGCTGGTGGTGGGGGCGTCTACACGTTTCCTCCCATCAGCGCCGTGCAAGAGGTGCAGGTTGCCACGGTGGTCAACGAACAGGGGGCTATTGACGAAGTTCAGGCCAAGCTCGATGCGGTCAAAGACGTCATTGACGGGCTGTCGTTGCCTGTCTTGACCTTAACGCAGGAAGTGGAGATTGACTACGTCGTCCCAGGCGCTGCCAGCGGATTCCCGATGGGAACCTCCTTTCCTGGCGGCGATGCTGCCCCCAGCGGCATCACCATTCCTATAACGGCGGATACGTCAGCGTTCACCTCAGCGATGGTGTCAGTGTCAAGCGCAATTAATGCCTTAAGCCTCACGACATTTACCGCAAAAGTTGACCTGGATAAGAGCGGCTTTGACACATCGATCATTGCACTGTCGAGCGCTCTTAGTGCCTTGAGTTTGGTGACGTGGACAGCAACTGTGGACTTGAAAGCGGGAGAGAACATCTACTGGTTCGATGAAACACTTGTTCCAGGTCTTCAACACTTTTCAACAAGTACTGCTATTGCCGACGTTGATATCCAAGACCTTGCAAGCGCAGATTTGGAAAGCATTGTTGGTTTGTTAACCATTGTCGACAGCTTTGACGCGGTGCCGACTGCGACATTGACCGATAGCGCCAGCGAAATGCTTCGCGACATTATCGGACTGCTGACTATCGTCGATAGCTTCAATGCGGTTGCGACCGCAACGGTTCTTGTTAGTGGCTTGGGTACCGCACAGTCGCTGCTCAACACCTTGTATTCCCTCGATGGCTATCACGCCTCGTCAAGTGCTTCCTTTACGCAAACGACAATTTTGCAGACCATTGATCAAGGCACCCGCTTCTTTGGGTTTGCGGAGGGTGGCGTCCACCGAGGCCCGTCTCCGTACGCTGTCGTCGGTGAAGAGGGGCCAGAGCTGATCAAGATGCCGTTCGGCACACGCATCTATCCGCACGACGAGTCGATGCGAATGCTGTCACAGATGGCATCCTCGCCCGTCCGCACCGAGTCCTACGCGAATGCGTTCAATGGCTCGGGTGGATCGGCTGGCGCGGCAGGCGGTCAGCCGTCTGGTGACGTGAACATCACCTTCAACGGCGATATGCACTTCCAGACCAGGGCCGACGTCGACTATCTGGTCGACAGCGTGATCCGCGAGATGGGTCGCAAGATCGAGAACGCGGAGCGCATCATGCCGACAGACGGCGGCAGAATCTCCTAATCAGTTTTCAACGTAACAGGGCACCCCCACTCTCGGGGGTGCTCGCTTTTTGTGCGCCTCGGAGGGGTCTATGGCTGCGAACAATTACGGTCTACAGCTCGTCAGCACGTCGTCAGATCGTGTTGACCTTTCAACGTCATTTACCATTGCCGATCTGAGCACGTTCACGTTTGAGGCCTGGGTCAAGGTCGGCTCGGGCTCGACGAGCATTTACCAGCGTGCCTTCGCCATGCGGCAGGGGAACAGTAAGAAAGGCATCCGTCTTGCCCTGACCCCTGTCGAGGGGAAGCTCAGGTTCGAATTTGCACGGGTAGACGGCACATCCGACACCAATTACACCTATGAGTACGACTGGGATGACTACTGGCATCATGTCGCCTTCACGGCGGACATTGGGGCGAAAGAGTACGCCATCATCCTCGATGGGGCTCAGGTGCAGACGGGTGTCATTCCCGACGGCGGACTCGATGGCGAAGACGCTGCCCTGAAGATATCGAACACGACCTCAGCTGGCATCTGGCTTGGCTCGTTCTCCGAGAACGGCTCGACCTTCCCCTACTACTGGGATGGCAAGATCGACAACATCCGCCTCTGGAGCAGCGTCAAGAGCGCATCAGCCCTCGCCTCAGCGATGAACGATCACATCGAAGACCCTGCCACCGAATCGGGCCTAATCGATGAGTACACCTTCAACGAGGGCACGGGCACCAGCTCCCCCTCCGAGAAGAACAGCTGGACCGCCACATTGAAACGGGCGGGGAGCGCGAGCTCGGCGCTATGGAATATCGACCGCCCCTTCATGGGCGACGGCGAAACCGATGCCGTCCCTCCCACGGACAACACGATGAGCGCTCCGACCGACATCACGTCGGACGGATTCACGCTGAACTGGACGGACACGACCGACGATGTGTACGTGCAGTATTTCGAAGTCACGGTCGCCACGGACAGCGAGTTCTCCAGCCCTGTCAGCGGCTACAGCGCTCTGGATGTGGGGAAGGTGCTCACCTACGATATTGAAGACCTGAGCCCCTCCACCAACTACTATGCGCGAGTGCGAGCGGTAGACGCCGCAGGCAACGCCAGCACGTACGCAACCTATAACTCCAACGCGGCGATCACGACGCTGGCTGAAGGCGATACCGAGGCACCCGTCGCGCCCGTCGTCACCAGCGCGACGTCCATCACTGACGCATCGTTCGTCGCCAACTGGGACGCCGCAACGGACAATGTCGGCGTCACTGGCTACAAGATCGATATTGGCCTCGATGAGGATTTCACGGAATTCCTCGGCGGCTTTCGTAACCTCGATGTGGGCAGCGTGCTGACCAAGGCCGTGAACCTCGGCGTGCTGTCGAGCACGGTCTACTACATTCGTGTGCGAGCGTATGACGCGGCGGAGAACGAGTCGACCGATTCGAACACCGTCACCGTCACCACCTCTGATCCCCCCGATACCGAAAAGCCGTCGATCAACGTGCTTGAGACGGCAACCAGCATTGGCTCGCAGAGCTTTACCGCCAACTGGAGCGAGGGCGTTGACAATGTCGGCGTGACGGGCTACCTGCTCGATGTGGCAACGGATGACGAATTCACCACCTATGTGACAGGGTATGAGAACCTGGACGTCGGCAACGTCACCAGCTACGGCATCACCGATCTGACGCCCCAGGTTGGGTACTACTACCGCGTTCGGGCCTACGACGCGGCGGGGAACATCTCGAATGACACCAGCTCTCCCGAGCACGTCACCACGGTGCCCTCGACGATTGAAGAGGGCGGCACACTCGAAGTCGCCTACGACGCGGCTGAAGACACCTATGTCGATGAGAACGCGACGGCCACGAACTTCGGCAGCGAGCTGACGCTTGGCGTTCGGGCAGGCGCGAGCCTGATCCAGAAATCCTACCTGAAGTTTGACCTCAGTGAAGTGACAGGCACGATTGTCAACGCGAACTTGCGGCTCTACGTGAGCGAGGCATCGACTGACACCATTTCGGTGCAGCTGGCGACGGGCACCTGGGACGAATCGACACTCACCGACACCAATGACGCGCTCGTCCTGACGGGAGATATCCTCACCTTCACAGGCAGCGCTGTCGGCTGGGTCGAGCTGGATATCGCCTCGATGCTGTCTGGCGCGGCTGAGTACACCGTGGCGCTGTTCAGCGCTGGGACGGACCTGCTGCAGATCGACAGCACCGAGTCGGAGAACATTCCGCACCTCGTGCTGGAAATCGATCCGACCAGCTCGACTGAGGTCCAGACGATTACGCTGGAAGCCACCACGACATCCCTCACCAACCTGATCAAGAACCCGTCTGCAGAAACGGGAGGCACAGCCTTTGGAGGAGCGACAGGCATCGACGCGCTTGGCGCGGCCACACTGCTGCAAGACCTGACGTATGCCTACGAGGGCACCTACTCCGCCAAGGTGGTATCAACCGCTGTCAGTGGCGACGGTGTCAAATTCTCCAGCCCGACGGGACTCGCGGTTGCCGCCACGGGTCAGACGCTCAAGGGGCTCGTCCACCTGAAGACCAACACCGCAGACCTCAGCCTGACACTCAAACTGAAGGCGCTGTACACCGATGCGTCGTCGGACGAGACAACCCTGGCCGTTCAGCTCTCAAGCAGCGGCTGGGCTCGCTTTGACCTCTCGCTGGTCGTGGATTCAGGGAAGACGGTCGATTCGGTTGAGGCACATGTGTACCAGGACGACGCCGCGATCAAGACCTACTGGGCTGACGCCGTTGCTGTCGTCTTCAGTGAGGGCGAGATTGCCTACTTCGATGGTGACACATCACCCGAGACGGACTGGGACAGCATCGCTGATGCAGGCACGTCGACGATGATCGTGTACGAAATCGACGGCACGGTGACGTATGTTGGCGACGGCGACGAAGACAACACGGTTGTCGTGTCCCATAAGCCAGACAGCGAAGACGATTGGCTTGACCTCGACGACATTGTCGTGACGACCAACCGCAGCACAAAACAGATGACGGCCACGGTTGGTTCGATCTATCGCGCCAACGAGCTCCACAACCCATCGTTCACAAACGATACCAGCTGGTGGGTCGTCAACCAGTTGTCCACCATCGAGCGGATCACGACTGACGGCATGGAAGACGCTGGAGACGTGGATTTGGCCTGTCTGCGCATTGTGGGTGACGGCAGCCTCCAGTGGGAAGGCACCATGCTCGCGCAGTGGGTTCCCGCCGCACAAGGCGACGAGTGGACGTTCACCTGCTATCTGAAGAGCATCAGTGGACCCACGCTCATCACACTCGAACTGCGTGAGGTTGACGCGGCGGATACGCTGCTTGAGCAGCACTCCGCAGACGTGACGATCACCACGGACTGGGCACGGTACACCAATTCCGTGACGCTGACGAACGCGGCAACGGAATTCATCTACGTGGTGATCTACCACGGAGACGCGGTCGCCTACGAGATGTACATGGACAGGGCGCAGCTGGAGTCGCACGCCGCTGCCACCCCCTATATCGACGGAACGCAGGACAACGCGCTGTGGGAAGGAAACGAGCACGAAAGCGCCACCTACCGCGTCCTGAAGCCCGAGACGATCTACGACGTCGAGTTCGAAATCACTGATCCCGACGGGACAGCTGGCACGAACCCGATTTCCGATCAGGTCACGACACCAGCCGTCCCTGACGATTATGTCACCACCGAGAGCCTGAGCCTCACCGCTGAGACTGATCGCATTCACGTGATTGCCCAGTACGCGGGTGACGAGAACGAGAGCGGCACTGGGTACATCGAGTGGAAGCGCAACGACCTCTCCACATGGAGCAAGATCGTTACCACGATTGACAGGGACAACAAGACGCTGTCAGGCACGGTCACGAACCTGAAGCCAGGCACGGCCTACGACGTTCGAGCGCAGTTCTCTGACTCGGACGACGGCGTTTACGGCACCAACCCGCTCACGGACTCTGTGACCACGGAGTTTGAGGAGTCGACCGCTGGCACCCGAGAGCGCATCATGTTTGGTGGCTTCGTGCTGAGCGGCGAGGAGGATGGTGACTTTTGGGTCGAGGAGCACGATGCGTTCTCGCACCCCGAGCGCCGAACCCAGGTGGAAGACTTGCCGCGCACGGACGGCGCGGTCGAGCTGTCAGACTGGTGGGGCAAGCGCGTAATCAGGCTGACAGGTGGGATCAAGGCAACCTCCCGCTCGGACCTCTACGCCAACGTGGCCGCGTTGCGCCGTGCGTTAGCGCCTCGACAGCAGCGTTTAGTTGTCGATACGCTGGCACACTACAACTACTACTTCAACGCCACCTGTACGTCTCTGGTGATCGTCGAGAACGGCGGCGAGAACTACACGCACATCTCCTACATTGCCGAGTTCACCTGCGCCGACCCGTTCCGCTACGAGGCGTCCGAAACGTCAGAGGTCGATATCGAGCTACAGACGACCGACGAAGTGACCATCAACAACGATGGCGACCTCGTGACGGACGCGGTCTATATCATCTCCACCACAAGCGCTTCCGAGATTTCACTGACACTATTCAATGAAACGACAGGCGAGCGCATTACTCCCGACGGAACGATTACCCAGTCGGATGACCTTGTTATCGATGGAACACGCCTGACGGTCACAAAGAATGGCGTGGAAATTGACTTTGCAGGCGGCTTTCCGCGCTTGAACGCGGGTGCCAATGTCCTGTCGGTCATTCTCTCAGCAGACTCCATCAATTTGACTGTTCGCAGAAGGCATCGCTACCTGTAGTGGTGCCTTCGCGCACACCAAGAGGGGAAATCAATGGCACAGCTTACTCCAACTGAAGTGTTTGACAGCTTTGCGAGGAACGTTTCAGGGTCTTTGGGCACCAGCGATTCTGGCGATGACTGGCTGGGCGACGACGACAGCAACATTTCCACCTACTTCGCAGGCAACTCGGGCTACGCTCGTTTCACCGTCAATTCGACCTCTGGTGATCACCTTGTCTACGTAGACAAGGTGAACCAGGGTACGGCGGAGGTTCTGTGTAAGGTTCGATGGAACACGAGCGCCTACACGGACCACGGACCAGTGCTCCGCTACCAGGACGCGAACAACTACTATCTCGTGTCGCTGCAAGAATCGTTCGATGAAATCAAAATCCACTCTGTCATCGGCGGAGTCAGAACGCAGCTGGGCGAAACCGCGAAATCGATCTTTCCCAATACATGGTACTGGGTACGCTTCAAATCTGACGGAGCGTTTCTCAGACTGCGAATGTGGGAAGAGGGTGACGCGGAGCCAGGAAGCTGGAATCTGACGGTGAACTACGCGGTTGGTGGACCGTCTACAGGTGACGGCGGGTATATCGTCCACAGCACGAGCACCACCCATCGCGTTGACATGGAGACGTTCTACTATCGCACGCTCGAAGACACCGAGCCTGCGCTTCCCGTCACCGATACGTTTGCACGAGACGTGAACCAGGGATTCGGGATGTCCGACACGGGCCACCTGTGGTCGGGGTTCGTGGCAGACGCGCCTGATTACTATGGGGTAACACGGTACGGCAGTGTCTCGACGATCTATGACGGCAGCGCTCCTATTATCATTCCCTCTGGCGCAGATTCAGTGCAGGCGTTGATTGGACCGTCTGCGCAGGACACCGAAGTTCGCGCACTTGTGGGCTGCAGCACGACGTCGGGAAATCCCACGATGCGTATTGCCCTGCGTGGCTCGGACGCATCGGTTGGCGGGGTTTTCGCGCCGACGTGGTACTACGCCTTCCTGCAATGGGGCACCAATGTCCTGAGGATTTACGACTACGCTGCCGTGCAGATCGGCAGCACGTACACCTTCGGCACAGCGCTGGTCATCAACGACCCGTACTACATCAAGTTCAGAGCCGAAGGCGCGAGCGGATCGATGGTCTTGAGCGCCAAGGCCTGGAAGCTGGGAGACGCTGAACCAGGAAGCTGGCAAGTCACGGGCGCAGGCACCTCGCCGTACCGTAATTCAGGATCAGCAGGGTTCCGCGCCAGCGCAGGCAGCGTTGAAACGTACTTCACATTCTTCGAGTTCACCTACGACTACATCACCAACAACAACCGTGTTGCGCCAGACGTGATCTATACCAACGCGACCACGGACACGACGACCGAGATATGGACCGACTTCACCAACGACCTGAACGACAACTCGACCGTCACCTTTCAGTACAAGAAGTCGAGCGAAGAATCGTGGACGACAGCGGGGTCGGTAACGACCAGCTACGCGGGAAATTATCACTATGTGACCGTTACGGGTCTTGACCCAGGCACCGAGTACGACATGCGCGTCACCTATGCGGATGTCGATGGTGTAACGGGCACCAACCCGCTGGAAGGCACGTTTACGACCCACATGCGGGGAATCGACACGTCAGGCTCCGAGCTGACGGTCACGCCTGTCGATATCGATCAGCTCGATGTGATCGCAACCTATGCCGAAGACAGCGACGACGATTCAACGGCCACGGTGCGCTATCGCGTTGGAGTCGGAGCGTGGTCCTCTCCCGCCGCAATGACGGCGGACAGACCCAACAAGCGCTTCACCGCCAGCATCACGGGCCTGACCGAGGATACGTCCTACGAGGTCGAGGTTACGTACAGCGATGCCGACGGCTTCATTGACGGCGATGCAACCATCCTTGGCGCGGCGACCACGCTCGGTCCCGCGATTGAGCTACTTGCGGTGGCGGCAACGCCAAATGATATCTCTGCGGTAATCGTCGCGTCGTACGACTTCGACACGAACGAAAACGCATCCTGCTCGTTTCAGTATCGCAGCATTCGCCAGAACCTCTGGACAGCGATCAACAGCGCAGCGGTGTCGGTAGACCGTGTCGCGAAGACGTTCCGCACCACGCTGGTCGGCCTGAGCCCCAACACTACCTACAGCATTCGCGCAACCGTCTCTGATCCCGACGGGGTGGCGACAGGCTCGGAAGCGACTCAGCAGGCCGTCTTCACCACCACGGGCAGCATCGTCGATCCCGACAAGCGCAGCAAGCACTACCTGTACAAAATCTACGACTACGAGGATAGCTACCTCGGCACATGGAACGACGCGCCCGAGCCGAGCTTCCGCCTGCAGATGAACGGCGGGACATCGGACCTGACCGTCGTGCTGCCTCGGCGTATCGCCCAGGTCCACAGTGATCCGACCATTGACTTCGGCAACCGCGTGGACATTGTCGCCATCGACGGCCAGTCGGACGGCATGGGCCGCAACCTGATGCTCGACAGCGACATGGACCTCGGATCGTGGACGCTGGCAACAGACTGGAGCGTAGGCGATACCGCTGGTCCTGACAACAGCAGCGCTCTGGTGTTCTCCTCAGCAGCCAGCACAACCCGACAGGTTTTGTCGGAAACCATCGAGCTCTCGACGGTTTCACCGCTCGTCACCACGGCAGTCGCCAAGGCTCGCGGTGGGAAGCTCAGGATGGACATGGCCGCATACGACGCTGAGGATGCCCTGCTCGACACCAGCGACGACAACGCGGAGACGATTGGTCCCGACTGGCAGACGCTTCGCCTGGAGTGGGTGCCGCCGAAAGGCACATCCTACGTCAGGGTGCGCGTGGAGAATGTCGGCGCAGGCAACATGTACTTCGACAAGGTGAAAGTGCTGTCGAAGGAAGTGCTGATCTATCGCGGCAGGATCGAGAGCTACAACCCGCGATTGCAGAAAGAGGGCGAGTCCATCGAGATTGAGGTTTTCGGGCTGGCGAGCCGCCTGACCGATACCTCGATTCCCTTCCTGCAGTACGCCACCACGCAACCGTCGAAAGACCTGACCGCTGGGCGTCCCAAATACTCCGCTGCTGACCCAGCCAACATGCTGAAGAAGCTGATCGATCTGGCCCAGGAGCAGAACCCGCAGTTCGACCTCTACTACACGGACGACTCGATCAAGCTCACGGGCACGATTGCCGAATACACCTTCCGCGATCAGGAGCTGCGAGACGCTTTCGATAAGGTCCGAAACCTGTGCCCCCCTGGCTGGCATATCTTTGTCGAGCCTGACGGCAAGGTGCTGCTGCGCGGTCCCGAGCACGTCCCTACCCACAAGCTGCGGCTGCATGTGGAAGTGATGGAATTCGAGAACCCGAAGTCGATCAAGAGCATGAAGAACTTCATCACCGTGCGCGGTCGGCAGGACGAGGACGAGTCCGAGCCTGACGGCTTTGGATCGATCAACTACACGGCGTTCGATCAGTCGTCCATTGACCGCTACGGGCTGCGCATGCACGTGATCCGTGACGGTGACTTGAAAGACCCCGCGACGGCAGAAATCGTGGGAGACGGGCGGCTCGAAGAGCTCAACCGTCCCGAGCAGCGCGGTTCGGCCTATATCCCTGACGAGAAAGACTTGCGCTACACCGCGAACGCTCTTCGCGGCTACAACATCGAGGCTTTTCAGCCTGGGGATATGGTTCGCGTCTACGACCCGATTTCAGGTGAGGGGCGCACCTACTGGGATCAGTTCGAGTGGGATACCGACCGCTGGGATTCAGCGGAAAGCAAGGTGCTGCCCGAAGACGTGCCGATCAACACGGTGCGGTACGAGGGCACCCACGTCATTATCGAGCTTTCCCAGCGACAGCCGAACGCGATTGGCGACTTTGCGAAGCTGCTTGGCTACATGCGCCAGCAGGAGAAGAACATCACGGACTAAGGAGTAGATCATGGCAGTACCACACACATTTGAAAGCGGGGAGATAGCCTCTTCCGCCGAGGTCAATGAAAACTTCAACCATGTCGATGGGGTGCTTGGCACAGATTCTACCAGCTCCGAGCTTAACCTGCCTGGAAACGTGGTGATGAGTCCAAGAGACACCATCCAACTCAGTGCGGCGGCGGATACCGCCTATGGCGACAATACCTTTATCCAACTTTCGTGGAACGCTGAGCTTTATGACTCGGGAGGGGGTACATGGAAAGTCAGGCGCATTAATGACGGCGAGGAGTCGGCGGGAGTTCGAATAGGCTCAGGTTCGGACAAGGCTGATTCGGCAATCGAGTTCTGGCTCAGCGCTCGCACAGACGGCGAGCTGAACTCGCAATTCACCAGGGTCGGAGCTTTTCAGGCACGGCTGAATGGCGACGACACCTTTTACCTGTGGGACGGCATGCGAATGAGCAGGGTTGCCACGAACCCAGCCTCGATTCAGGATTACCGTCTCACCTACACTCCATTCGCAAACCCTGTCACCATTTATGACGGCGTCTATCTCAAGACTGGCCGAATAACCCGACGAGCAACCGACTATGGCGTACCTGCTGAAGCCGTCGCGGTGCAGTTGTCTGCGTATGTTACTGCCACGGCAGGCTCAGGAGCTGGACTCAAGCTCATGCAGGCCGAGGCAAGCCCGTCCATCGGGACGGGATTCGTTGTGCATGCTTATGGTGGGCCGTATTCCTACTACGGGCGCTCAGGCGGCGAGGGCATCGTTCATTTAGGAACCTCTGGTTCATACGACGGTCGATTCTACGAACAGCGCACCGCAGTGTTCTCAACGGGAAGTCTCTTCATCAAGGGCTTCTGGATGTAATTAGTTGGTTGCGATCTGCCTCCGATGTCAGTCATCGGGGGCTTTCTGTTTTCGGGAGAATCCTTATGTCAGAAGAGAAGGTACAAGCACTTGAGGAGCGAATATCGACCCTTAACACCACAGTAATCAAAACTGAAGAACGACTGATTGCCCTCACGGACTCGTTGAGGCGTGAGGCACAGCACCTTGACGAAATCATGAAGCTGCATCAGGAAACGCACTCCCGCGAGCATGACCTGACATCAGGCTCCATTGCCAAATCCGAGCAGACCACGAACGTCAAGATAGGCGAGCTTGAAAAACGCGCTGAGCTGATGCGACTGGAGATGCAGAACCTCGTTACCCGCGAGTACCTGGAACGCTTCGTTATCCAGCTGGACAAGGTCGACACACGTGTCACCACGATAGAAAAGGTCGACACCAACTCGAAGGAAAACAACCAGCAATGGGTGTCCGTCGGGTTGCTTGTCGCTGTCACCTTGGTCAACATCGCCATCGCCGTATTTTCACAAATAATGACATAAGTTAACTCCCCTACAACAAAAGGATATGAACATGGTCATGAAAGCAAGTGACCCCATCATTGGGGCTGCTCGTGGTGACGCTGCCACAGCAATCGCGTACTACATAAAGAGCGGGGCGCTTCGTCCCGAGTTTCTTGCCGAATACGTCAACGCTGTTTTCGACATCGCGCCACAGGCTGGTATTGACCCCGCAAACGTCGTCGCTCAAGGCGATCTGGAAGCATCCAGAGTCAATGCCAACGGCTCCACCACGCCATTCGCAAGCGAGTGGTGGGTCGAGAGAGGCAACCCCGCAGGCCTCGGCATTACGGGTGACGACGAACAGAACGCACAGAGCCGTGTGTTCAAAACTGGCGAGGAAGCGGCCAGAGCGCACATCGCGCACCTGCTGCTTTACGCCACAGGCAGGATCGACAAGGCAGGGCTCAAACCCGCCGATGATCCTCGCTACGACGCCTACGTACGCGCCTTCGGCAACACGGCCCAGGCACGCACGCTGGCTGAACTCGAAGGAAAATGGGCGGTCGGCCCCAACGCGAAGGGCTACGGCAGCAAGATCGCGGAGCGAGGCAATCGCGCCTTCCCGAATCTGCCGAACGCCTCGGCTGCGACGGGCACGACTCCTCCCCCTATTGTCGTAACGCCACTCCCCCCTGCCTCTGACTGGCGAGCCGTGCTCGACCGCATCTTTGGCAAGGGGTGGAGGCTCACCCAGGACTGGGCCGCATACGGCGGTCCTGATTTGTATTCGTACGGTAAGGAACACGGTCTGGACGGTGCCCAGCACACAGGCCTCGATATCGGCGTGGCGTATGGCACCAGAATGTATGCCCCGTTCGGCGGCGGCATTGTTGTTTGCAGTGGAAGCTCAGGCTCTGGCGTCGATGGCGTGTGGGGCTGCGGAGCGTTCAACGACTGGGGCGATGGTGGCGCGGAGGGCTCGAAGAAGGGTATTGGCCGCATCGAGCTGTACTGGCCGAATGCTGGCGTCTCCCTGATCTTCGGCCACAGCCGCACGATGACCGTTGAGCTCGGTGATGAAGTTAACGTCAATGAATTAATTGGCACGAGCGGCGGCATGTACGGCGCTCACATTCATCTCGAAGCTCGCAGGTTCGTCAACGGCAAGATGACCCTCATCGATCCGCGTGACGCCTTTAGGCTCATTGCAGACAGTTTGGTAGTGAGTATCCCCGAGGGTGAAGACCCCATCGAGGAGCCGCCTGCTCCACAACCGCAGGGCACGCCAGAAACGCTCGACTGGAGCGAGCTGTCGTTCCCAATGGGCGTGAGCCTCATTCCGAAGAGCCAGACGAACCAGCGGCCTGGCAGAAAGCAGACCGTGGAGTTCATTAACTTCCACGAAACGGGGAATACTCGCGCAGGTACGGGTGCCGAGATGCACCGACAGTGGCTGCACAACGGCGCTCCTGGCGCTGCGAGCCCTGAGGTCAGTGTCCACTTCTTTGTCGATGACAAGCGTGGATACCAGATGCTGCCGCTGAACGAAATCAGCTGGAACGCTGGCTGTGGCGCAACCTGCGCAGGCAACATCGCGGCGCTCTCGATTGAGCTGTGCGTCAACAGCGACGGCGACTACAACAAGGCTCGCCGCAATGTGGAAGAGCTGATCGGCTTCCTGATCGCCAAGCTGGGCCTCACGATGGATGCTGTCAAGTTCCATCAGGACTGGTCTGGCAAGTGGTGCCCCGCGCTCGCATTGAGCCGAGGGCTGAAGCCAGCCATCCTCAAGTCCATCGAGGCCTTCTGGACGGCCTTCCGCAAGGGTGCGCCTGCGCCCACCAGTCCGCTCTACGCCGAGCGCTCCCCAGTGCTCAACGCAGACGGCAGTGAGTGGACGGGCGACAAAGACCTGGAGGCGAACGGTGTGGTCTTCCATGCCGACGTGCAACGGGTCCGAACCGCCTCTGAGAGCCTGAACGTGCGTGTGTTTGCCGCGCTTGACGCCGAGCTGACCCGCTCGCCACTGAAGGTGGGTGAGGAATTTGATGTCGTCGGCTGGGTGAACGGTGAGGAAGTTGGCGGTGAGCGTCGATGGTGGATCACCAAACACCACTCCCGCGTGTGGGTTGGCGGCACCGAGCAGAAGCCGTCCGAGAACAAGCCTGAAGACCCTGCGGACAACGTGCCGCTGCCAGGTGTTCCCGATGGTCCGAAGATCGTCAACGGCGTGCGGTTCTACCCGCTGGGCGCTGACGGCAAGGGCCGAGAGATTACGGTGTCGAGAGACGCCGAGGTTCGCCAGTGGGCCTCCGATGATTCCGACGTGCAGTACGAGGTCAGTGAGGGCGACAAGCTCTTTGCTACGCACTGGATTCACGGCAAGGAAGTCGACGGCGAGGATGTGTACTGGGTGCTTAATGACGAATACCGTCTCCACATTCTGGATACGGTCGAGCATCCGTTCTAATGGCAACGGGGGTGGGGCTCAGGCTCCATCCCCTCTTTATAGAGGAGGGACCGCATGGAAGAGGAACTACGCGCACAACTTGCGAGCATAAATCAGCGGCTGGATGCCCTGCAGGACAGGCTTGACGGCATGTTTCAGATTCTCTCGGTGTTCCGTACGGGCAACGAGCAGCTGCTGACACAGATCGACCTCGCGCTGCGGTCAGCAATGCAGGCCGTCCAGTCAGACGTTATCACCGCGCAAAACGTGAGTACGGAAATCCAAGACCGCCTCGAAGCGGACACGACCAAAGCCGAAGTGCTCAGTCGTATCGCCGCGCTCGAAGCCAATCAAGCGGTGATCACGTCAGGCATTCAAAGCGTGCTCACGGACACACAGGCCATCAAAACGGACGTCCGAGAACGCATTCCAACATCGACAACACCAGAACCCGAAGCGGGTTCGGTACGACCATAAGGAGGTAAGAATATGACCCCTAGACAATCAGCGGAAGATGCACTGAACCGAGCCGCGAACGGCGAACGAGTGCTCTTGGGCACAGCCGTTGTCAATTTCGTGGGCGTCCTGTTTCTCACCGTCGCGGCGTTCGGGTTCGAACTCTCGGCAGTGCAGCAGGATGCTATCTGGCAGCTCATCGCGGCGTTTTCGGTCCTCGTCTGGACTGGCGGCTTCTGGATTCGCAAAGGCGTACCCTCACAGGTCACGCTGGAGCGCGAAGTCGAAGCTGCGAAAGAAGCAGGACGTCAGGAGGCTCAGGCCTCTTCTGGCGTTGAATAACCGACTACCCTTCCTTATTTCCCTTCCACCCCTCTTACCTGTTTCTGCGGGAGTTTGACCGTCTCTCGCAGAAACGAAAAAGCCCCCAGGCACCTGATGCGTTCAGGCGTCCTGGGGGCTTTTTTTTTGTTTATTCCTGCTTCTGCCATTCTTCGATGATGAGGTAGGCAGGTTCGAGTTCGAACGACATCATTGGTACAATCTGCAGCGCCAGCGGCTCAACGCCTAATGTGCCGACCTGAAAGGCGACAGACTTAAAGACATTCTGCCCCTCTCGGAGGGCAATCGGGTCAGGAAGTAAAACTTTGGAAGGGCTCTCGTTCACCAGAGGCGCAAGTGACGGGCTATACAGCACTCCCACCGCTGACACTAAGGAAAAATCGGACAGGGAGACTAGCTGGGGCTCACTCGAACGGCTAAGAATCGATAGTTCACAAATGACCAAACGGGCGTCCTCAGAGCAGGTGGCCGTGTACGAGAGGCCTCGTTCATCAAGCGCCAGATACTTGAACTCTGCTTCGTTCGGATCGCTCAATACTTCAGGTGATGGGTAGGCGTACCCGATGTGGTCCTCCTCACCTGGAATATCCTGCTCAGCGATCTTGTCGACGTAGTTGGAAGCCTGGGCCTCTCCAATGCCTGCACAGGCGAGGATGCCTATGAGTGCAACGATGCAGGCAATCTTACGCATGGTTGGTCCTTTCTCTAAAACTCGTCCTCGAACAAAGGCGTCCGAGGATCGTGGCGCATCTCTTGTGGCTCTGTCAAGTGAACGTCATCCGTCCAGACAATTCTGTGAGGGTGCTTGTACTCTCGAACGAGATACCAGTTGTCGTCTCGAATCTCGATGATCTTGCATAGACCGACGTTGTCGCCCTCCGTCGACCATGCGCGATCCCCGACCTTCCACTTAACCATCGTACGCCTCGGAACACGTTCTACAATCACAGGGACCACGATAGTCAGTGATCCAGATTTCGGGGGCGTCTTCGTTGGAATTGCGCACAACGTTGATACCGAAAAACGACGCACAGTTATGCCGCTTGTGGGAGACAATCCAGGCGTAGTACTCACGGTACCGCTCCGTGTTGAGAACGATTTCTGTGGGAGTGGCGAGGCAATTCCATCCCGCTCTCCAAATGCCTTCTAATTCACTGACGATGAGTGAGACGACATCGAGGTCTGCTTGCGTTGATTGATTTCCTTCCATTTACAGATAACCTTTCGGTGTCTTGTCTCTAATGATGGGGTCGTAGTCTATCTCTGGATACACCGCTTCGGCCAGTTCAGCCAGCACATCACCGTGACATGCCTTCGGCGCACAGAAGCAGCCGAGGCGCTTGCCCTTCAGCTCGTGCAGGTCGAGCAGCAGATCGGGCTGCTGGAGAATCCATTCCCGAAAGGCAGCGATGTTTTCTTCCCTCGTGCCTTTCGAGAACGGGTTGCCCCATTTGCCTGACTGCCCCTTGCCTGGGCGTCCAATATAGACGTCATACTCCTCTCGATAGAGATTGACTACTCTAGTCTTCATGACACTCCTGCAGACAACACCCGTGCGACGGAGGATCAATGATGGACACGGTCTTCATATCCTGACACATCGGGCAGTCTGCGAGGTACTCATGAATCCATCCCCAACCTTCCTCGCCGCCAAAGTCCATTTCGTCCAGATCGATTCGGATAGCCTTGCAGTCGACCTCGAACTCGGTGTCGCAGGTGTAACACTCGACTCGATATAACTTTCTCACTCCATCTCCTCTGAATAGACCACGACGCGATAGCCTGCGTCATCCAGACGCTGCAAGAAAGGCTCGATACAGGCGTAAACATCCTCCCACCTGAGCCTCCCCAGTCCCGAGCCGATCTTCGGTACGCGCACTTCGTTGATAAGGTATCCGTAATATAACAGCGAGTGTGTCAGGCTTTTCATCTGACTCTCGATGAGACGCAGGCTGGCTTTCTCAGCGGGGTGCGTCTTGACAGGCAGCGAGTACAGATAGGCACCATCTGCGGCTCTGCCAACGACCGCGCCTTTCGTTTTCGTAATCCACTTTTTACGAACCGCCAGCGCGTGGGCTTTAGAAAAGCTCATCTGCATTTCTCTATCAGGGCATAGCTGATTCGCGAGAGCGACAAGCCCGAGGCCTGTACGCTCTGTCAGGTTTGTGGGGATGAGGATCAGGGTGGTGCGAGTCTGGTCGAGTTCGATGCCTTTATCCTCGCCAGTAAAGGTGATCATCAGTCTCGACTCCTCTCGGGGTTCAGATGGGCGACGGCAATCTCCAGGGCTTCCTGAGCGGTGTCTGCCTTTTCACTCACGAGATATGTTGTGAACCATCCTTCCCTAAGGGACAAGCTAACGAAAGGATCACCGTCATAATCTTCTCCGTAGTGAAGATCATATCCGCCCTCCAGTTCCATGCCAAAACTCGTGACCTTCCGTCCGAGAAGTTCTTCGAGTGTCATTTCGTTCCTCCTGCTGTGATAAAATGCCAGTGTTCATGCGGCCATGAGCGTGACTATGTCTACCAACTGTTGTTCCCAAGGGTGTCCATAGGAATCACAGTTGTCCGAGGCCTTGACGGTCGGATGGACCATCGGCTCAATCGTAAATCGCTGCCCATCCGCGCAGTCGCGGGTGTGCTTGACGTGGATCGCAGGCTTGAACAGCGTGAGAATCCGCCGCTTGAGCTCATAGGGCAAGCTGTCTTGCTGCACCACTTGTTGCAGTTGCCTGATCTGTGCAACAGCTCGCTCAGCGTCGGCGTACTGTCGTTCCGCCGCCATTCGCTGCTTCTGTATCTTCTGGAGCTCCCGCTCTGTTTCATCCCTCTGTCGGGCAAAGTCATCGAGCTGTGCAGCGAGGAGGCCCAGGGCTGTCTCATTGACGGCTGCAGCCTGCACCATGATCAGGTTCCGAATCTGATCGTCGATCTTCTTCAGGTGCCGTTCAAGCGTTTTCTGGACGTTACTGCGGTCGACCGTCGGCGTGTTCTTGCTGAGCATCTTGCGCAGCGCTTCCTCTCCGAAGAGGTCGTCCACCATCTGGTCCCAGGCTTCCCGATCCAGCTTCTGTGTGAGCATCGACCAGCTTGGGCACTTGTAGATCGAGGCGTTGACGGCGTTGCAGGAATAGACGTGATAGCCCAGGTGCTCCTTCGTCTTGGTGCGCTGGACCCGAGCCGTGTGTCCGCAATACCCGCAGAACACGAACCCGCGAAATAGCGCGGACTCGGGTTGCACCGACCGCGTTGCCAGCGTCTTGTTCGTCGACAACGCATTGATGGCGCGGTCGTAGGTCAGCTCGTCGACGAGAGCGGGTGCCGCGTTCTCGGCCAGCGCGACTCCACCCTGCGTGAGATTCCAGCGGGTGTTGCCCGATGCCGTCTTCTCCCGCTTGTAGCGATACGCCTCGGGCTTTCCTTTATAGATAGGGTTGCGGATCAGCTTCGAAATCGTTGACGCTCGCCAGATCGCACCTGGCTTCCGCGTCGGCGTCGGGATGCCCCGAGCGTTCAGGCTGGCGGCGACCTTGACGCAGCTGCTGCCCGTCGCCAGCTCTTGAAACATCCAGCGAGCGGTCGGCGCAGTCTCCTCATCGAGCTCGAACCGCGCCTTCTTGATCACCCTCCCACTCTCAGACACGTCATCCACAAAGCAGTAGCCATACGGCGCTCTGACGTTACTGATCGGCAAACCACGCAGCCTGACTCGCGCCTCGCGGCCACGCTTGGACCGCTCGACGATCTTCTCTCGTTCAACCTCAGCGATAAAACCGCGAGCCGAGCGTATGAACTCTCCAAGCGCTGATCGGTCGAGCTCCCCGTCGACGATATGCAGCGTCACACCATGCTGGTCGCACTCATCGAGCAGAACAGCCTGATGCACCTGATTACGTGACAGCCTGTCCAGAGAGTACACGATGATCGCGTTGATCTTGCGGTCGCGCACCATCTCCCGTATATCCCCGAGCCTGTCCCTCTCATGCAGCTCAGCACCCGTCCATGTTTCCTTGAACACCAGCTCATCAGGGACGCTCAGGCCTCTCTCCTGAGCGAATGCACGGCAGCGTTCCACCTGTGTTTCGAGCGATGTTCCTTCCTCTTCCTGCTTGCTTGTCGAGACTCGTGCGTAGACTGCCGCGATCATGGGGTACTCCTCAAACGAAAATAGCAGACCCTTTCGAGTCTGCCATTATCGCATACCAAGAACCTATTCGTGCTCGTCGGCATCACTCGGGATCAACGCAAGCAGTTCCTCGATGAGCCACGAGGTATCCACATAGTCGATAGCTTCCAAGAAAGTCATTATGTCCTCTTACTGTCAAACACCTATTAGCTGATATCCTCTTCCATGTAGTGGTAGGGCCGATGACTGAAGTTGATCCCACTCGCCTCTCGTGCGGGAATCTCCACGGAGCATGCCGCCGCATTCCTCTCGGGAATCGTGAGAGGCTCAGGGGCGGGAGTGATCAGGCACCTGATCGCGTCGTACGTCGGCTGCACGCTACAGGTCGTCGTCTTGTCCGCTTTCACGTACAGGCCGTTCTTGTAACGGTTCAACAGGTCGGCCCAGTTCAGTCCGATCTTGTGCAGCATCTCATGCCGCTCGGCGTTGCTCTTGCCGTGCAGTTCCCTGTGGGAGAAGTGGGCGCTGCAGAGCATGTTCAGGCTGTTGCGTTCCCAGTCCTTCTGACGCCAGACGAAATAGTTCGGGACGTCCCGCTCGGGGATGGCAAAGGCTCGCGCATCGAAGATGGCTGGCCCAGGGAGCTCCTCGGCAGCAATCTTCCATGTACGCGGCAGCTCGCGATATTCCTTATTGAAGTGGTAGGTGAATAGCGATGCGGTGATGGAAATCAGCTTCGAGAGGTTGTTGCCAAACCACGGCTGCGTCTCGTTGGTGTCCGTGTCCGCGATCAGAAAGCTGGCCTCGTCGCTCTGTGTGTACGCCAGCTTGAGCCCCGACATCTCCCTGGCCGTCTCAATGGTCGCTCTGTTCATCGCGATTATGAGTCCATCATCGAAGGTCATCATGTCCTTTGTAAGCGTATGAAAGGCACGCCCGTCAACACGGATGACGACAGGCGTGCGGATGGGCAGAAGCGGCTGTGACGCCGCTTCGTACCGCTTCATACGATCACCGAGATTATCCATCATTTGGCTCGAACCCCAGCTCCTCCATCGTCATGCTGACGACCTGGCGGTAGTAACCACCCGACATGCGGCCTGCCATGTACCTGCTTGCTGCGTCCAAGATGGTATGAACACTGTCGCCAATGATCTTGAGATTCCATGCTTGAATCGCCTGAAGCAAGACCTCTGGCACCAGCGTATTATCGACAAGATGCCAGAAGGCATCCTCGTTCTCGATGACCTCGTCATCAACGGCGATGCCGAGCTCACGAAGGTTACAGACAATCTCTTCTCGAAACCGTTCAGGCTTGTAGAGTGTATGGTGTCTAAGCTGCATATGCTGCCACCGACGTGCGCCACAAGGCTCTGGACCCCTTCGAGAATATCTCCCAGCCTGTTCTATCGTCCGCTGCAGGGTGATAAAGGACAGCGATTGCCGTCTGTCCAACTGCAAGAACATCGCGCTGATCGTACCGAATGAAGCGGAGCTCACCACGCGACGTAGTGACTGTGCCTGGAAGCCCTTTCCCGTATCCCCACATTTCAATAGGAATTTCAACCATTACTGTGTGTTCGCCATCCTTCCAACATTCAGATCAATGTGATAGATCGCCTTCGCAAACAAGTTCGTCCGCGCCTTCTTGTTCGTCTCGCCCGATGCCGCCACCTTGCAGAGCTCGAAGTTGGTATTGAGGTCGGCGGTCCAGACCTCGAACTGAATCACGTACGGCATCTCTTTCGATCCCTGGTTCGAGGTCATCAGTCGCCACTTCAAGGGAATGCGTTTTCCCCTGAAGGGCTTGCTGCGGCGAATGTAGGTCAGCAGTGCTTCAATCTCTTGCTCGGTGAGGCCCACTAGCGGGAACCCTTCCAGACGATGAACTCCAGAATGTGCTCCCCCTGGTCCACCGTGACCTCGATGGAACCGTCACCGCTGGCGGTCAGTGTGACGTTCTCCATATCCATGAAGGGCTCGCTATTGAAAAGCACAGAGAGCATCTGGTGCGTGGCTTCTGCCGTCTCTTGCGTGACAGGCACGGCATCGTCACCGTCCCAGCCCTCACTGCCGCAGTGCTTCAGCAACTGGATGAGGCGGTCTTCGATCTTACCCATCTGAACAGTAGGAAGTAGCATCATTCTCCGAATATCCTCTTAGCGTCTGCTTCCGCGATCTTGCGACCGCAGTCATCACAATACCCTAGCAAATTACCCTCTTCATCGACAAACCCCTGAACGTAGTTCGCCTTCTCGATCACCTGCTTTCTGCATACGCGGCACATGAACACGGCTCTGCCGCTCGGGAACACGCGAGTCTCAATGCTTTCCAAACGGAAACTCCACCCTTTCTCCGCAGACGGAACACTCACTCACACAACCTGCGGTGTAGCACTCTCCCTCCCAGGCATGAAGACCAAGAAAACACAGCAGCCGACGCTTTAGCTCAAAAAACACCACGGCTTTCCTCTTATTCGTTGAACCCTGCAGCCAGCTCGTCGACGTGCTCCATGACATAGATCAGGTCATCGATGAAGAGCGGCTCCTCGATGCACTCGGTACTTGCTTCGGGATCGATATACGCATAGAAGTCGACCCACGAGCAGTGCATGTTGATCGGCAGCTGCACGCCGTCGATAAACCCTGTGCCCATGCCATCCAGCACCGCGACCATCGGCAGGTAGTTATAGGAGAGCAGAATCTCCTGCAGCTTTTCCTCATCGCCTGTCCAGCGTCGGATCGTCTTGTCTCGTTGGGCCTGCTCGAACGGCGTGTCGTAGATTGCCTCGGTCAGCTTCTGAAACTGAGCATCGTCGCCGCTTTCCATCGCCTCATACCACGCGGCGGCATACATCATGTCCCGCATCTCCGCGACGACTGCCGCAAACGCCAGCCTGTTGCCCTTATTCGCCAGCGACGAGAGCAGCTCGACCGTCACCAGCTGGGCCGATACCTCACTGTCGTAGTACGACGTGTTCATGCAGATGCCCTGCGCGTGGGCCAGCTCGTGAACCAGCGTCGAGAGCGAGCCCAGGTCGCCATTCAGGGATGAGGCGGGATTCGCGTAGCGAGCATTCAGGGTGATGTCAAGCGATAGGCAGTTCGCACGACCGAGAATATGGTTGTGCTCATATCCTGTCCTGTAGAACTCGAACTCCACGCTCTTGGGGTAGTACACCAGACTTTCCATCGAGACGCCCTCGTAGGAGAACATCGGAATGACTTCGCTGACCCACTGGCTGATTTCCTCATCAGTCGACGGGCCTGCCAGCTCGTCGCCGTCGATCTGATCGTACGCCTGATCAAATTGCAATGCGTAATCCGCGAAGCTCGTCGGCTGTGGTGCGTTCGCCTGGACAGTAGTAGGAAATAGACTGGCAATCATCAAGACCAGCCCCAACATTAATATCTTCACTGTATGGTGTCCCTATAACCTTATCTACTCGAAATGCCCTGTCGATTAGGATGTTCTCAGGATTAATTGCTATGCCACTCGGGTACTCCGCTGTCGGAGCCTGACGTCGTTCGAAGTGCAAGTGAGGCCCACTTCCCGCTGTTCCACTTATTCCGAGTTGCTCGCCTCGCTCGACCGACTGACCCGTTTCCACGATGAATTCGCTCAGGTGTCCGTAGATATGCAGTTCGCCTGCGTAACGTCCCTCAACGATACGAACGGCGACATAGATGGGCCAGTACGAGTCCGACCAGCCTGCAAACTCCACGACACCACTCACCGCAGCGTAGACAGGCTCGAAGGTCGCCTCGATGTCCACGCCTGGGTGCGTGCAGTAGTCCAGCCCGACTGACTCAGCGTAGAGATACCAGTCGCACGACATCCCGTTCGGGACACCGTGCTCGGACCAGACTTGACGCTCTCCCCCGAGAACGGTCGGGACAGGGATGGTGCGAGCGCTGACGCCCACGATCCCCGTCCCGAGCGCTATAACGAGCGCCAGTAACAGTATTCGCTTGATCATATAGTAACTACCGAATGGGCAGGCTTGCGGCTGTCCTGCCTTCCTTATCCTTTCTCTATTTCAGTCAAATCCCAGCCGAAGTCGTGCAGGTGACGCAGAGCGATTTCTACATCAACGTCCAGCACCAATCCCTGGCGCGTTTGCATTGCCTCGGCCAGCACAGCAGCCTTGCGGGAGAACTGCTCTTGTCTGTCGTGTGCTGCTATTGCTCTTTGAATGTTTTGTGAGATACCAGCAGTGTACTCCGTGCCGCATGCCCATAATGCCGTCGCGACACACACCCAGTCATCTCGTGAAAGACTTACCGAAATCTGTTCGTTCATCACCCTCGCTCTAACTCAGGAAGGCCGTCGCAGACCATCCCGTTCCATATGCCGTCGTGAGCTTTGCCCACGTGTATCCGTCAGCCGTGACGCGAGCCGACTGATCGACCTCGGTGACTGACGTGCCTGCAGGAAGCGTGGCAATGGCCGACGCGCTCAGTGACGGACTGCTGCGTAAGCGCAGGTTGGCGGTCGTCGTCCACTCCCCTTCCACTGCAGGCGCTGTGGGAGGCTCAGGAGATGAGCCAGATAGGAAATCGACGGCGATGTAGCCGTTGGTGCCGTTCGCATTCACGCGCAGCCACGCATACCCGTCTGCGGCTGAATCGCCGCCGAGCGACGTCACTGACACGCCGCTATCGAGCGTGGTGAGGATGGCATAGGAGAGCCCTGGCCCCGACCGCAGATTGACCCGAGCGGTCGTGTAGTACTCCGCCTGTGCAGGCACGTCATCTCCCTCGTCGTTTGGCTCGCCGTTTTCATATCCAGCAAGGTACAGTGACGCCGACCAGCCGAGGCCATATCGCGTCTCGATCTGCCACCACTCGTAGCCGTCAGCCCATCGAATCTCGCCAGTCGCCGTGTAGCCATCACCTGCATAGAGCGTGGCGATCCTCGCCGCACTGGTTGTCGCATCCTCGCGGAATTGCACCGATCCAACAGCGCGAGACTCGAAGTCATCCGCTGGAGAACCTGAGCCTCCCTCAGCGCAGGACGGCGTACTCGCGTTGCCGAAGTGCATGGTGTAAACGTTGTGATAGCTGTCGCTGCTCGTCGCGTAGCCAATACCAACTTCGGTGTAGAGCGTGCCGAGCATGTTGTCGAAGTGGTCAGGCGAGTCTCGCCACCACGTGAAGGCATCCCAGGTCGTTTCAGCTCCCCACAGAATGTTCTCTCCCCAGCCAGGAGAGCTCGGGGGATACCCAGCGGCCACCTTGAACGTCTCAGGCGACATGCTGCCATACCAGTGCGAGAAGTAGTGGTTGTCGATCATGTGCTGTGACTTTGCTCGTGCGCTGTCGTTCAGGATGCACGAGAAACGAAGTGGGGGCCGTCCGTAGTCGGCCCTCAGCTCGTTCATGTACTGATACATCTCCAGCTCTTGGGAGTTTGGATTCGTCGCTTCTGCCGTACCAGCAAGAGAGAGTAGACTTGCAATCACAATAAGGATCGCCATTAGGGTTTTCTTCATATAACCACCAGTTGCAGGATCGCTGTGCCCTGCTTACATTTCCTTTCTTACTGTGATTGGATTTCCTTCAACAGCTTAATCAGAGCCTCGGCGTTGCCTTGCGCGTCGGCCAGCGCGTTGTGCTTATGTGGCGTATCTCGAAGGCTATGCACCGTAGAGCGCATGTTGCGGCGGACACCCTTCACAAAGGATGTGAGCGAGAAACAGGAGAAGCCCAGGGGGTTGGAGCCAAGGAAGCGGTGACAGTACCAGCACACAAACATCCAGTCAAAACCAGCGTTGTCTGCCACCATCCAACGCCGCTCGCCTTCAGGCGTGACGCGATCCAGCCATTCCGCGAAGTCCTGCATAGCGGTGCGAGGATGGCGACCGTGGTTGATCGTGTCCTCTCTCGTGCGTCCAATCGCGTTCAGTGCGCCGACGGTATAGTTGTCCGAGATAGGCGCGATCAGTCGATCAAAGGTGCCCACGGTCTTCAGCGTGTTCGAATCGACGGCGACCGCGCCGAGCTCTACCATGCTGTAGAGCCCAGGCGCGGGACCGTCTGCTTCAATGTCAACGACGATGTAGATCATTCAGTAGACGCCTCCGTCGATTTCTGCTCCCGTGGAAACTGCCCTGGGATGCCGAAATACCCCTGCATAAACGCCAGTGACCCGTAGATAGTCTCGGCCCACATCTGCGCTTCGCTCAACGACCCAGCTGTCATGATGGCGTTGACCTTTTCGTAAATCTGGCGATTCACCTGAATCGCCACGTCCCTTGACACGTCTTTATGGGACGTCCTTCTCCGAAACAGCACCTATACCTCCTCGGCACGCATGCCATGAATGAAGTCATACGGAGACGTTCGAGCATCGGCAGGAATATCTCCCAACGCGACGAACAGTCTGTTCATTTCCCACGGAGGAAGATTGAGGCTCAGCAGAAAGTTCGCCATGATACCGATCCTGTCCCGTACCTTGCTGTCAATTCTCTCCGTCATCTCTCGGTACTGATCCTCAGTCAGTCTGATCGTGATGTCAGTTCTCGCCATTTAGACCTCCTGCAGCACACGCTGCGCGATGAGCTTGTTGATCGGTTTCCAGTACGCCTTGAAGAGCATTTCCTTGATCAGTTCGCTCTCTTCCTCATGCACATCCTTCGCCACGAGGGGGATCAGGTTGTGGGGCTTTCGAATATCCTTCCCCATCTCCTCTGCACGCTGCGCAGCCTTCCGAATCCTCGCCTCGGTGACGACGGAATCGACGATCACGGCCAGCGGATCGACCGCCGTCTTCAGCGACGTGCGTGGCGCTTTCACTTCCTGATAATCCTCACGCACACACTTCGCGGCAAGCATTGTCTCGGTGTAGTAGATCATCTCGTCGTCACTGGCGCGGCGATACCAGCATTTGATGTCGCCGTACGCCTTGACCACGACGCCCTCCATCGTGACGCTGTTGTCGATGCCGCTCTCCTGTATGAGGCTCTGTACGTGCTCGATGTTGCGGAACGGGCCGCGATACAGGTAGGGCAGGTAGTCGATCTTGAATCGTTGAGCGAGCTCGATCAGTTCGTCGGGAGCTAGATATCGTTCCTCAGACGACACGTACACATCGAAGAGAATGAAGTCAGGCGCACCCTCGTACCTGAGCTTCCCATTCCCGATCATCTCGCCGTAGAGCACCACAGGCGTCTGGAAGGTCTGATACAGCTGATCAAACACGCCAGACAGCGCACGCACCCGACACCAGTCGAACACCTTCGAGAACATACCAGCGTTATCAGCACTCAGGGTCTGGTTTCGTGACTGCACACCCCAGGTGCCAGCTTCGCAGACGTGAATCCCGACGTTACTCCCGTCAATCTTCTCCTGAATGACAACATCGTGGTTTGCGTAGAACTCCTGACACTTGTCAATGCGCTCGATCTTCGGATATTTGAGTAGCTCTACTGCGAGACATTGCGTCACATCACTACCTCCTCACTATTAATATCGTCACAAGGTGCTTGAAACTTATCCTTTTCAACGCAGGTGTGAAAAATGGTCACGACAACCAGTAGTGCCACGACTCCCTGCCACGTAAAATCGAAGGGGTACTGGAACGAGAGCACAAACCAGCCAGCATGAAAGAGCAGCAGGGCATAAATGCCGCGCAACATCAGCAGCATGGTGGACTCGATTACGTAAAGTAGTTCTTCCTCAGTCATTCCGTCACTCATGCTAGAACTCAATCCCATCCCCGACGTCGAACACAGGGAGGCCCAGCTCATAGCGCCACATGCGGATCACCTGAGGACGATCATCGATAATGCCCTTGACGTTGTATCTTCCTTCTATATGGTTCTCGAACAGCGCACGCTTCACGACGGAGTCCTTGCGGTTGTCGCCGTCCTGGCGCATGAAGAGGCACTCCCGTCCCTCGTCTTCAGCTACCAGCAGGCCATGCTTCCACAACCACTCCCCCGTCTGACGCCTGAATTTGTCGGAGCGACCAGAGAAATAGACGACATTCTCGCCCTGCTTCTTGAGGGTCTTGATGAGGTCCGCAACGTGCAGGTTCAGATCGTCGTCGAGGCACTTCGCGGTGTCGTACGGGCTGCGGTGGCTGATGTCGGCCAGCGTGCCATCGATGTCACAGAGATAGATACCAGGGCGACCTTCGACGTATGGTCGAAGCGGCGGCTTCAGGTACTGTCGCCACATCTTCTTGATCACGTCGGCACCGACCGACTCGGCACGCTTCAGATCGCGTTCAATGCAGACCTCAAGCGGCACGTCTCGGAAATCCACCCTCCGAAAGTCCGCGTTGTAGATGCCAGCGATCCGCCGCAGGGCTACTTCGTGACTGGGATCGAAGTTCGTGTCATCCACGATGACGTCGCAGCCATCAGCAAGCGCAATCCCAACGGTGAAATCTCGCAAGGTGACAATGAATTTCTCGTTCTTCTTCGACCAGACGCCCCCATCGACCATTGCCCGAAGCGAGTCCTTGTTGACCCGCTTCACTTTGCCCTTGCTCTTCCGCACCTGCTCCAAGGCCCAGGTCGATTTGCCTGACCCAGGGAGCCCAATCGTCATAAACACACACGGCTGCACGATCACTCCTCCGAGACATCTACATACACAGGGAACGTGGGACCAGGACTCAGTTCAATCTCGCAGACGGTCGGCTCGTTGTATGCTGCACGTATCCGAATCTCTCGGATGTTGATAACAGGGTTGCCTTCAGCATCAAATATCTTGGTGGTCCTCCCGTCCCGTCCAAGCTCGATACGGTATCCAGCAAAGACATTCACGTCTTTCTGCTTCTCATCTTCCTTCTTCAACCGCTGGTACTCGCGCTCCTGGTCCGCGATGCGCTCTCGCTCACGAACGCGCTCCCGCACTGCGTACGGCACTTCGCTGGTTCCAAACAGTCGTAGACCATTGCAGGAAGGACAGCGGGTGATCAAATTAGAAGGTCCAAAAGGCTGGCAGGTTAGATCGGCTTCCACGGCTTCAAAGACAGTGCAGCACGTGTTGCATTGAGACTTGCTGCTCCAGTCCAGATGTTGAGGGCAAGGCTTCAATACTCTCATTACGCTACTCCAAACAAAATAGGGACCAGTGCCTGCGCAGGCGACGGTCGAATGTGCTTCCAGATCACCTGATCGTACGGCTTGTTGTCGTAGTGCAGGAAGCAGGCGGTTCGCAGGTGTGGTGGCAAGTCTTTTACCGAGTCCGCAAACTGTTTGCGCGTCTGTGATCTGCCGACTTTCAGCGGAGCTGTGGCGCGGTGAAACTCCACCAGCGCGTCGAGCTCGGTCTGTCGGTACTCATCAAGCAGTGCGCTCGATGTTGACTTGATCCACTGCTCGAACTCCTCAGGCACGCCTTCCATCAGCTCGTCGAGGTTCTTCCCTTCCGACAGGTACTCCCAAATCACCCGCTCGTTGAGCCCCGTCACGATGCGGTGCAGGCGCACGTACTCCTCGAATTTGATCTTGACGCGCTCGCCTGTAATGAACCTAATGACGTAGCCCTCCTCATTGAAGAGATTCTTCGTCTTCAGGTGAGCGGCGACATGATCGAATTCCTGTCCATAGTTGGTGTGTGTCGCCAGCGGCAGCGCCCTGTCGTGCTGCCACTCCGTGACATGCTGTACAGGGATTTCCAGACCCGACGAGGTATCGATCTTCGCCAGCAGCACCAGACCGCGATGCTGACCGTAGTCAACGACAATGCGGTTCTCGGGGATGATCAGCTCGAAGCAGTACGTCCAGCCGTCCTCGACCCACTCGGTGCCGTACTTCTCCAGCAGCATCAGGTTCGCTTCCTGGGCCTGCATGCTGGTGAAGGAGCCTCGGCTGGCGACCAGCACGTGGCCCTCGAACTTGGTGACGATAATCAGCGAGCCGTCGAACTTCTCATGTACGGTGAATCTGTGGTTCGGCATCGTTCGCCCGAGCCTGGGCAGCTCCTCGTAGTTGAAGAACTTGCGCAACGGTCGAGCGACAATCGTGCCGTCGCGGGTAACGATCAGGCCTCGACACGACTCGGTTATCTCATCCCAGTGGGCCTCAAATGTCGTCTTCGGTGTGTAGTTATAAATGAACAGCTCACCCTCATAATTGGGGTGAGTCTGTCGCATCAGATAGCCCTGTTCCAGATAGGCGTCCAAGATTTCTGGTTGCATCAGCATGTCGCAAGCACGGCGGCTTGCACTTCCTCCTTCGTTCCCCAGTAGTAGGTGTCCCGCATCTCATCAGTCCAGCCGAAACGGCGCAGCTTCTGATCGCTGGTGAATGAGGCCCAGGTTCGCAGGGCGGTGATCCAGGTCCACGTGGGACCGCTCGGATCATCCCCCTGCCTGATCCTCTCCGCCTCAACGGCCTGCTCCAGCTCAGTTACCAGCCTCTTGCTTGCCATTCTTCTCCCTCATTCGTGTAGGCCCATTCAAGGAACCGCTCAAGAGCGTCCTGGTCGATATGCTCGGGAAGCTGGGACTTCTCATAGGCGTTGTCGAGGGCGTACCTCGCGTAGTCCGCGCCCTGATTGAAGAGCGCTTCCGCTGTCGCCAGATCAGTCTCGGGATGCTTGATGTGATTGATCACCCGAGCGGTGACGGCGTTGATCTGAGGACTGAAGTCTGCGTATTCAAGCAGCTGGCGTCCCTGCACCAGCACGCGGATATGCGCGGCCCACGCCTTGCGCATTCGCCGCTCATCCGAGGGGCAGCGCCCTGCTCGGTCGACCTGACTCTTGGCGTACCCTACGTGCGCGTTATAGACGTTACGCTTGTTCAGCAAGCTGCGGCGGCTGGAGTAGAGCCACGTCCACACCAGACTCGTCTCTTCACACTTGTTGCTCCACAGCACTTCGAGCACCGTCGGATTGCCGCTGGTCGCCAGCTTCACAAAATGGTTCAGCTCGAAGGTGACGAGGTCGCCCCCCTCCGAGATGCTTCGGGGGGCTTTTTCCTTACGAAAGGGGCTGAGCATGTGCCGCAGGCTGCTGCACTGGACGACCGCGTAGTCCGTGTCGGACTCTGGTGTCGCGAGTCCGTGCAGCTGCGATCCAACGATCACTCTGGCAATCGTGCGAGGCGCACTAAGGTCCGCATAACTCACTGCAGATATCCGCTGACTGGTGACAGGCAGCTCACTGTCATACAACTGGGAGAAGGTATCCATATACGCTGTTTCCCTGAGTATTGTGGTCATAGCGACTGGTGCCACCCTCTCGGCGCACGTGCGTCAAAACGCGGGTATGGTTCATCAAGCCGCGTCTTGAAAACATGCAGCCTGCCGAGGGTGACTCCCGCGACACTGCCGTATTCGGCCCACATCTTCTTGATCAGATCGAAAACAAATCGCTCCTGGTTCGCCTGAACGATGTACTGCTCATCACCCCGCTGCTGTCGGTCTGCAGGGATGATGTCGACAAGGCTCCACTTATCCCATCCTCCGTTCGGCAGGCCAATGGTCATCTCGAATCGGTACTCGACCCACGGCATGTGTTTATCGAGCCACTCCTGCTCTTCGGGATCGTCAGACTGCAGCGGTATATCGTTCAGACTCTCGATCTGCGGCTCCACTCGCTACCCTCTTCACTTCCGTAATAAATCGTGAAATGCAGGCCAGCGTCTGCTGTGCCTCAGTGACAGTGTCGGGAACACTTCCAACGATAATCTCTTCCGCCGTCTCGCCCATCTCCTCGGTGATGATGGCAACCCAGTCGAGCACCGACACCCGCTGCGCACCGTACTTGTCGAAGTGGTGCTGCACCTGATCCTTGATGCCGTACGTCAGCTCGGTGTACCGATGTGATATCGTGTAACGCCTATCCCATACGCGGGAGGCTGACTCCCATGCAAAGAACGCCGCAGCCCGTCTGGCCTCAATTACCGCTTGCGTGTAATTCTTCTTCAGGTACGCCTGAACCGCTCGACCCCAGTACATTTGCACGTAAAGCACCAGCGAGCTTCCTGCAGAGTCGAGAGAGTTGACCTCCAGAAACCTGTCCAGATACCCGTGCAGCGCTCCCGCATCACCGAACGCCTGCCTGCGGTACTGCCTGTCCTGAAATTGCGCAACATCCATGATGCGCCACGTACCGCGCTCTCGTATAATCATTCGCTACTCCAATTCATATCTTCCAGTGAGATTCGCAGGTTCCCATCGCGAATCTGACTCTCGGCCTCCTCAGACGCCGATGCCACTATCCAGCCCAGGCCGACGATGCTCAGGGAGCCGAGCTCGGCCTTATCGACATGCACAATGGCCTCGATACGCTGCATTCGAACCTCGACCGCGAAGAACGTCCAGACGACGTCGTTCGCGCAAAACCCCATACGGTAGGTGCCACCACATACTTTGAATGGTTCGATCTGCTGTACTTTCTCCTGAACTCGTTGCTCCCATTCCGAGAAATCCATCGGTCTTCCTATACTTTGGAAACCGCAAACTCAACACTCGGCACTCCCCACGGCTGGCTGACCTCTCTGGCGTCAGCAAAGACCGCAGGAAAGAACGGCGACAACGCCTGGTAGACGGCGTATATGAATTCACGAATCGACTCATCCGCAGCTGGAGCAGTTCTCGTTTCAACAATGTGTCTCGCGGCTCGCATATTGAGCGAGAACATACCGTCGCTGCCGAGGGCGTTGGGAAGCACACTGCGTGCGGCTTCCTTGGCTCTCTTGCGCCTGAGCGTTCCAGTGAACGTCCCAGCCAGCTCGTCTTTCACTCGGGCCTGCAGCAGCCTGTAAGCCGCGACGTCGTTCCGACAGTTATCCATGAACAATGTCCGCGCCTCGGGATCATCACGAAACGCAGGCGGCACAATGAATCGCTGAAACTTGTCGGTAAATCGGGTACTTTCGAAGGAGTACTCGGTCCCTGCGCTGTGCCTCACCAGCTCCAGCTGTGTGCTGCGTGGCAGATCGGCAACCAACGTATTCACCCAACCGTGCGCAACGACGCTGCCGTGCCTGTGCTCGATGATCGATGACTGCAGGTACTCTTCGCGTGTCTTGCCAGACGGGTTGTCCCACGACTGGTAACACACGCGACCAGCGGCTTCGAGAATAGCCTCAGGGCTTAGCGAGGACTCGCGACGTTGAATAATCTCGACGTCATTCGTCACAACGAGAGGACGGTGTGCCCTCCCGAATCCGTTGTAGTGCTCCTCCAGGTACTTACGATTACGTTCAAGTTCTTCTGGTGATAGATCGATATTGAACTTGATTATCGGCGGCAAGTCGATTACATCGGTGTTCCACTCGACGTCTCGGTAGGCGAGATAGTCGCTAATCCCCTGCTGCTGGGGTGTCGAGACGCCGACCACAAACACCCGAGGCGCGTGATCAATAAAGGTCAATGATTTCATCACGATTGATTTTCACATCCCACCGCACGATCCACCGAAGGTGCAACGCGCAGTTCCGAGCCAGCGTCTGCATCGCGCTAATCGCTGGCCGCTCGTCCATACACGAGCTGATATGCACCGTCAGGAGAAACACACGAAACGTTTCCATGTTTTGTGCGCCACCCGTCGATGTCACGTAACCCTCAATCAGACCAGCATTCTGCAGCTCGGCCATTGCCATATCCATAAGCGCCGAACCGTCATCGCTATAGACGACCTCTTCCAGGTCGTAATACTTACTTCTCACGCATCTTCCCTTGTCTGTTCAATCACATAGGGGATCAGAATATCTTTTTCCCAAAACAGCCTGTCCCGCAGCACCCTGCACAGTCCATCCACGTTTTTTGGTGGATAGGTGGACTGCACAGGGAGGCTGACGGTGAGGCCCAGGCGGAAGTCATGGAGAAACGTTCGATCCACGGAAAGCTCGGGAAACTCCTGCAGCAATAGCGTTGCGAAGAAGTCACAGCAGTCCAGATTGAATCGATCTATGATGCGTTCTTCTTCCGCTCCCTCCTCTAAACTGTCCATCTACTCCCAAATCCCCATTTCGATAAATGATCCATCGAGCGCGAACACGAAGGTCGTATAGAAACCGCTATATCCCGCTATCCGAAACCCAGCGTCCTCTTGGTGCGTAAAGTCGTCCCATTCTTTGTTTCTCGGTTGAGACTTGGCATCCAGAGTAAATTGAATCACGTTCCTCGATTTGCCATACGACCGCTGTTCAACCTCTTTAGGCTCTACCTCGATTTCCAGCGATGCGAAGAAGGCTACCGTTCGCTCAAGGTCAGTCATCAGAGAACCTCACAACTGTCGTTATTACAGAACTTCGAGTCCTGACCGTCTGAGCCTCCAAACGTCGACCAGTCAATCGTCGCGATATCCTTCGCCCGTCGGTCGTACTCGGCTTTCGTAATCCCCTCGTACGGCATCTGCGCGTACGCTCCCTCGTCGGTGTCTGGCAGCAGGCTCAGCGTCTTGATGAATGGCACGGCGAACGCGAGGAAGTCCTCGATCTGGTGTCCTTCCGTTTTCGGGTTGAACGTCACGGTGTTGCTCACCATGTTGTCCGACCAGTGCCGCTGCAGCGTGGCAACCATCCAGCCCTTCTGGTGCATGGAGATGTCACGCTGCGACCGCCGCGCCCGAGCTTCAACGGGAAACTCGAAGACGGTCGTGTTATCCGAGTACGCATCATCCTCGTGTGGCACGCCTGCGCTGGCGAGAATGCCTCCAATTGGTGTGTCTTTGCCGACACGAATACGACGCACGTAGCGCGTATACGGCGGATAGTGCATACCAGGGGAAACACCTGCCAATTGGCTAACGGTGCCGCTCGGCTTGACGGTGGTCACGCGGATCGAGGGCGCAACCCCAGCGTCCCTCGCCAGCTTTGCATTGATTTCTCGAACCCAGTCGTAACCCTGTCGCATCAGCGTAACGATTGGCGATGCGCCGACCGTGTCGAACCAGTCCGCGATCCCGCTCAGGCTCTCACCGATGCGGTGATTGCGAGCGACGACCGCGTTCGTCTCCTCGCTGTGCGTCGGCAGCAGCGAGACGGTGTGCGCGTAGATTTGGGCCAGCTCCAGCGCTTCGAAGTACTCCTCGTCCGTCTGGCACTTCGTCGGGAAGACCTCGACCAGACAGCAGACTTCCTTATCCTCAAGCGGCTGCTCGGCGCAGGGATTGCAGCCCGTGGCGGAATCAAACATCTCGTCGCCGTACCTGCCATACTTCTGAATGTTGAGCAGGTTCATAATCCCTGGCTCCCCGTTGGCGCGAATCATCTCCGCGATGTCAGGGAGCTTCTTGAAGTCGTCAGTATTCGCCAGCACGATACTGTTATTGCTCATCCAGCCAATGTCAGCGCGGTCGGGATAGAGCTCGTAGTTCTTGAGATTCACGAACTCGCTGTCGTGCGGCGAGCCCAGCGCAATCTCCGCCGAACGCCGCACGTTCCCCGCGACCACGCACGCGCCGATGGCATTCATCACATCGGCAATGACTCTGGTCGAGGAATGACTCGATTCGAGATACCCCCTCACCCGCTCGTGGAGCTTGATGAGTGGATCAGGGCCAGAGGCTGTGCCTCCAAACCCGCGAATCGGTTCCCCCGCTGGTCGAATCTGGCTGTAATCAAATGTCGCCCGATACCGCTGCGGCTTCTCGTAGCTCGCGATCAGACGCCGCAGACTTTCAACCCAGCCTTCCCGAGAGTCGGGGATCACGTATGGCTCTGGATCATCCTCAGGCGGTCGAAAGAACTCGCTGAGCTCGGTGACGCCAAAGCCGACGCCGACGCCACACATCAGTGCGTCCATCGCCCATGCCGCATCGCGGGAGAGCTGATTGACCTCCACGTAGCCGCAATTTTGCAGGGCCATCCCGCCACGCTCGTAGATGTAGGGCGTGCCCATCGCCCACAGACCTCGGCCAGGGGGAAGGAACCGCATCTCATAGATCGCGTCGGCCATGTCGATAGACTTCGCCTGCCAGTAGCTCTCGTCCCACGGCAGCTTGTGCTTGACGTACCAGTCCTTGCGGATCGACATCACGCCCTCGACCACGCGGATCACCGTGTCGGCCCACGTTTCCTGACTGCCGTCGTCCTTGAGGCGTGAATAGGTTCGGTAATACACGACGGACCCCAGCTGGCCGAAGCCAAAGCTGGGGGTCCGCCCTCTCAAGTTCCGTTTCATGAACGGATTGAGGCTAAATCGCTCTTCTACAAACACAGGCCTCTTACTTGTCCTTCTTTTTCTTCTCGCTCGCCGCAGCACTCAGTGTTCGCACGCCTGGAGGATCAGGGGCGGGAGATTCCTCCCCCGTTCCCTGAGCCTCCTGCTCTGCCTGCTGGGCTATGACTGCCTGATAGACCGCAATCGCTTGCACATACTGCTGGTACCAGTCAGCCAGAGCCTGTCCCTTGAAGATCGTCTCGCGCCCGTTGCCGAACACGAAACGAATCTCTGTCAGTCCCTCGCCTACCAAGGTGCCTGCTCCCCATCATCGATGTCGTCATCCTCGACATCCTCATTGCGGGAGCGTCGGTTCCTCGACGAACCAGACGAGCGGCCCTTCGAGGCTGGCGCAGCCTTGCGTGCTGGTCGGCGTGGAGCCTCCTCTTCCTCTTCCTCATCGGCACCGCCGCCTCGCGGATCGCTGCCGAGGTTGACTTCCGAGGCGTTGACTTCCCAGCCGTAGCGTGTCTCACCGTCCTGATTCTCGTACGAGTAGGTGCGCAGGCGACCGACGACCGTGACTTCCTTGCCCTTGACGAGGTAGTCGACGATGCTGCTGCCGACCTTGCCGTACGCCGTCACAGGCACCCAGGCCGTCTGCTCCTGCCGATTCCCGTCGCGGTCGTTGTAGCGGCGAGTGTTCGCCATGCGAAACTTGACGACTTCGGTACCACTGTTCGTCTCGCTCAGCTCTGCATCCGCGCCGAGTCGACCATTAATGACAACCAAATTGACTGACATGTATCTAATTCACTCCTGTAAGTTTGAACTGGGTATGTACGACAGACGTTGTGGTCTAGGCGTGTGCGATAGACGCAGCGGCCTGAGCGCAGGCAATAGCTGCTGCGGCCTGGGCATACGCGACATACATCACGGCCTGGACATAGGCAAGGTACGAATAATCGATCTGCTGAATCATCATCTTAGGTCATCTCCTCTAACACTTTCTGATCAAGTAACTGTCTCGTATTGAACGATTGCGATATACCGATCCTGACCTGTATACCCCCCGTCATCCCTCCGAGTTTCGAAAGCGACGACTGTCGGATAGAACACTTCAGGGCTCGCAAAGATGCGGTTGATGGCGTCCTGCAGCGTGAGCAGGGACGACTCATCAATAATTCTGACCCGCGTCTGGACGGGACTTGGCTCTTCCATTAATGCTTCTCGCTACTGTTCCTGGGAACCTCAGGCGCGGGTGGCGGCGGATCGCCCCATCCCGCGTCGACCCACTGCTTGTTCAGGCGCTCCAGCTTGTCGCCAGGCCTGCCGTCATTGATGTGGTCATGCTTGAACGAGCCGTCGCAGTTCCACGTGTCGGGAACGGGATAGACAACCCGAGTCGAGAGCGTGCCGCACGCGGGACAGGGAACTTCCCACTCCGCGTCAATCATCTTACGGACAATCTCGAAAACGCCGTGCGTCGGGCACTTATGATCGTACCGAGCCATCAGCGTACCCTCGGCGGCTCAGGCACATAGAGACTCGGGTGCTTCGACCGCGCCTGCTGCTCTTGCTGCGCCTGCATCATGCTGTGAAACAGCAGCAGTTCCAGCTTGGCCTTCGCAATCTCGCACATGTGGATCATTTCCTGTGGATGGAACTGACCGTTCTGTGTTCCAACCATGACCTCGCCTTCATCATTGATGAAGAGCAGGATCACGGGTCCAGTTGGCTGTTTCGATTTCTGTGTTTCTTCGCTCACGTACCTTTCCTTTGATCTAGCTCGCCTGTAATGTCAGTTCGGATCGTCGATACGCTCCCTCCTCGTTACATGTGAATACGAGCGCTTGCCTCCACTATTAATATCGTCACAACATGCTCGAAACTTATCCTGTTTGGCCCCAACCTTTGAGAATGAATGAAAGTTCGTTCTGCTTGGCCTGCTCCTCCGATATCTCACCGTTTTCGAAGAGCTTGATGTTGGCTGAGAGGAACATATACTGGCTGGGTGTCACCGCAGACCAGTGGTCCTGAAACCACGGTTTATAGGACGCATAGCCCAGCTCGCCGTCTTCCTCGTCTGCATATAAGGGTCGAAGCAACTTTAACGCCATTTACAACTCATCATTCCTTGTGATACACTGCGTCGGATTCGCTGGTTTAGGGAAAGGACACAGGGATGGAAGGGTTCACACTCTTTGAAGCGCCTCGTCGAGGCAAACCACAGACCGAGCCAAGGGTATCGTTGAGTACCAATGGCACACTCACACTGAACACGCTGGCACTGGAGCTCTTCAACGACAGCACGGTTGAATGCGTTCAGCTTCTCTACAGTGAGGAGTCTCGACAGGTCGCGCTGAAGGGCGTGCCTACCGATGCGCCCTACAGTTATCGACTTCGCCAGTCTGGTAAGAGCGAGTCCCGCTCAGTCAGCGCTCGGGCCTTCAGTGAGTTCTACGGTATTTCGCTCGACGAACGACAAGAGTTCACCCCCTGGGCAGTCGAGCCAGGAATTGTTGCCTTCAGCTTGGAGAATGAAGTTCCTGACGAGAACGCTACTCAGCCGAAGGGACGTCGGAAGTAGCAGCCTGTCGCGCATCGCATGCTTCTCTCAAGGCACAATAATCGCAGAGCACATGGCGATACCCCCGCTCGTTCATCCAGAGTGGGGGCATCTCTTTGTCCGTTCGGTAGCGCACAATCGGCCTGAGCCTCTCGATGATAAACGCCTCAGTCTCGTCAAGTGACCATAACGGCGCAGCCACCTTCTTGGTGCCGCTCATGTCGAAATACAGGATTCCCGCCTGGTCAATCTCGATATGCTGGGTCTTCATCTCGGGCAGCAGATCGGTCGTCTCCATATTGACGCCACCCCACATCAGCCAGCGGTAGATCGACACCTGCTTCGGGTGATCTTCCTTCGGCAACCCGTCCTTGATCGGCTTGCGGTTGATCGACTTCGTTGATTTGAAATCGATCAGCAGCTTGCGCTTCAGATCGGTCCAGTCGGCCTTGCCTGTAATCTCGATGGACACACCATCAATCTCAACCGACTTACGAAAGCGGATTTCCTGCACGACGTTTGCTTCGTCGCTACCGTAGGCTTCCATCATCAGGTGGCCGATGGTGCCCCGAAATCTCGCCCAGTAGGAAGACGGCTTCTCGTAGTAGTCCTCTTCCTGCATGAGGATGACCTTGCGCGGACAGTCCAGCAGCATCGTTGCCGAGATACCCGCGTCCTTGCGTTCCCTCTGATTCTTGCTCATCGCCACCAGCAACGGCAGCGGGTTATCGCATCGACGAGGGCCACCAGCCCTCGCGCATGCTAGACACTCATCGAAACTATAGGCTTCGCCGTCTGCATCGCAAAGCACCCCTTTAAGACCCATGTAGTATTAGACACCTTACGATTAACCATTAGTAGTAATCCACGCACGAACTGCATCGCCGTCCTGCGTGCCCTTCAGGTAGAACTGACCCTTATCGCTCACCATGTACAGCACTGGTACAGAGCGGAGGCCCAGGCTCATTGCCATGCTCCCCGCCGAGTAGTTGTCCACATCGAGCTTGTAGAACGTGACGTCGGGAAACTCCCGAGCGATCTGTTCCAGCACTGGCCCGTATTGCTGACATGGGGCGCACCACTGCGCGGAGAAGTAGTAAATGGTGGTCGCGTCGGGCTCCATGAATTCATGCGTGATCGGTTCACCAGGCTGGGGAACGATGAAGTTCGACGGCCTGACGTGCGCGGTCACGCGCCTCATCAGCTGCGGTTTCAATTCAATCTCTGGCATGGTTACTCCTCTGCTGCCACGACCTCATAGCCGTACAGCTCTGCAATGTGTGAGGGCAGGTTCTCCGTCGGCTGAGCGCCGATGAGTCCTGCCGCCTGCTCACGGTATCGAATCAGGCGAGCCTGTGACATGGTGAGCACAGGGTACTTCGCACAGACCTCGGCATACCGTTCGGGATTCTGCTGCGCGGCCAGCTCGAAGAATGCTTCGACGGCGCGGTGATGTTGTTGCGCGTCAGACCGTTTCATGCACCACTCCAAATTCCATGCAGAACACGAGTCGGTCGACTGCACGCATGATGCGCTGGTACATGCTGCCGATATCCTTGATGCCCCACTCACCGCACAGCTGCTCCAGGGTATGTGTCTGAAACAGCAGGTATCGGTAGACGAGGCTCAGGTCGTCGTCGGTCAGGGCACGCAGCCCCGTCTCCAAATCGAGCATCGAGACGTGAATCTCTTGTATCTGTTTGGACTTGCGTTTCCCGTCCCGAGGGGCTCGCGCTCCTCGCGGCTCCAGAAACGGCCACGGCATCTTGCTGTTCTTGGACATGCCCAGCGGGTACTCTCGGGAGACACCGTGCTCGGTGCGCTCTTCGAGCACCATTCCATCCATCAGGCGTTGGGCCTGTCCCTCCTGCATCTGACGAAAATCGAGATAATTCCTAAGTAATCTGACAACGAGCTCTCGTGAATAGACCTTCATACTTCCTTTTGCTTACACTCACAAACCACTACCCCTTTCGTTTATAGCGAGCACGCCGCTTCCTCATTTTCTCGGCATAATACCGACACGATGAATCACAGTAGCTGTCGAAGACTGGCTCCTGACACGGAAAGAACGAATATGCTCCGCTGTACGCTGACTCAACCTTGGTCAGCAGGACATCGGCGTCCATCGGAGGATCGTTACGACTGTTCCACTCCTCCATCGCGGCGACCGCCATGTCCATCGGAAACCCCCTGTCACGGAAATAACACGAGAGGCGGAAGGCAGGCACGTCCCGCGCTCCCTCGACCACGCCTCGCGTCATCACGTTCACCATGCAGGGGGGTGTCATTGCGCCGACCGCCCCAGGCTGGTCAACGATGTTGACCTGTGACCTGAATGCCTCGACGTCAATCTGGCAGTCCAGAATGAGCCCATCGAGCTGCTTCTCCGTCACGACGGGAAAGAGCTCCAGCGCTTCCCACTGATCGGGACCAGACAGAAGCTCGAAATGACGGTCGACAAAGCCACACCAGTTGCCCGTCTTGCGGTGCTTGCCGAGTGGCAGCTTGATCAGGCTCCCGTACGTTTTCTGCGTAGCCTGTTTGGGAAAGACCTCGACGTGAATTCCCTCTGGCGGCTCAACCTGCCGCTCAAAGAACCGACCGAAAGCGTAGACCTTCAATGCCTGCACAGGCTCGAAGAAAATCCAGATGTGGTATCCCCTCGATCCCGAGTACTCGACCAGAAACGGGATATCCCACGCCTTCAGAACTCTTGCCAGAGCTATCGTGTGCGCCCTGATCTTCCCCTGGGCCTCCCCGACATCGACGCCTTTATCAATATCGACATCGAAGCAGAGCCACTTGACGGTGCCCTCCTCATCCATTGGATAAATGCCCAGCGTGATGTCGCCTTCGAGATGACGCTGAACGTCCTGGCTCGTCATTGGCACATGCTGCACATCAGGACATCGCCGCTTCGGACACTTCGGTGTATGACTGCACTCGCCGTGTGTAACCTTGACGTATCCCCCTTCCTGCTTTTCCGTGCTGTACCACTGATGAGCAAACACATCAGTCCGATGAATGAATCGTTCCCTGATCAGCGCTGTCTTGTTCATTCGTTTCCTTTACGACTGCTCGACGTAGACCACTCCCGTGTCAAGCAGCAGCCTGACCGTCACTGGTGTGCTATGCGCCACCGTGCCGTCTGTCCGCGTGACCTCTGACCGCACAATGGCGACCACGATGTCCTGATCACTGAACCCCCTGACATACGGAAATCGTCCGACCTTCCACTGCATCAGGTGGTACGGCTCAATCAGGAAGTCATAGACGGGCTCCAGCGTTCCGTACTCCTCAGGAACCTCGATGAACTGCTCGCTGGCCCACCAGTCCGCTACCAGAAACTGGGCGTAGTCGGCAATGGCCTCGGCCTGCTGCAGCGTTAACCGCACCATGTAGGCAGGTTTGATGTCAGCCCAGGCTGGAAGCGTCGGTGTTTCCTGATCGTTCCCAGCTGACTCTTCGTCGATTGGTGTTGTCTCCAAATCCAAGTCCTCTCAAATAGCTCAATGTAAAGTGATATGGTTTCCCCGACGCTTCTGCCTGAAGGATCAGGTCGATCTGTGCGAGCGCCATTGTGACGAACCTTCCCGCACATTGTTGTTCGATGAGACGGACCACGCGCTCCAGATCGAGGAACCGCTCTTCATCGAAGATGCAGAACTTCAACATCGCGTGCTCATAGGTGTGTCCGATGCTTACCTTCAGTGACAGGCCGTTAACTTCGTTCTCGATCACGATATCAGCCTCGTTTCGAGTACCCCCTTCGGCCACGACACGACATACTCGATGACAGGCAGCTCGCAGTAGGCGTTGTGAACGCACGCGGCCTCGACCGCGCCTCTCACTGACGCGCCGACGCAGAGCGCCCCCATCGCGACCTCGCCGCCAGAACCAATCGCGGTGTACGTGTCGATATGACGAATATAGAATCCGTTGATGTAGAACACCACACCTTTATAGGCATACAGATAGCTGTTGTTCAGCGTGTATTGCTTGTTATCGATTCGCTTGGAGGCCCAGGACTGGAACGAGGCCAGGTGATCGATCATGGCATCCTCGCTCGGCTCTTTCAGGTGGTTCGTGTGCAGATAGACGCGGAAGAGGCCAATCTCCTCCGCGTACCCGACCGAGCCGATGATGGCATCACCCGCCTGGAATATCTTGCTGTGTGGAACAGACTCTTTCACCGAGCCTCGCGTGACCTGTGAGTCCGCAGCGATGCGAACCTCCTCGGGAGTTACCTGTGCAACGACAACTGACATATATCTACTCGCTTAAGAAGTCATACAAAAATGCGACAGTGCCGCCTGCCGCCGCCGCAAAGCATGGGAAAATCAGGGAGGCCAGAAACAGCGCCTCGGTCTGACTCTCGGTGCCATACACCGAGGAGTACAACGCGAAGAAGATCAGCACCCCCTCGATGACGATGGTCGCCACGACAGCAAACGCTATCGCGGCCAGCAGAAGCACTCGCCTCATCGCTTCACTTTCATTCGGGCTTTCCGCTTGGCGAGCTTCTTGGCGAGCTTCCGCCGCTCGGCTCGATTCCGCCCCAGGTGCTCCTCTAGGACGTGCGTGCCCCCGCCAGCAAGGACACGCTCACGCTGCGCAGCTCGTTCGGCTGCATTCATATCATCAGGTTGTGGCATCTACTTTCCTATTAACTCTCTCACACTTATTTCGCCTCGCCCCATGTGTATCCCGTTCCTGCCTCAGCGGCGAGTGGGACGCGCAGGCGCGGGTTGATCAGACTTGTCATGTAATGCTGAACAATCTTCGCCGCTTCGTCGGCGTTCTCCTCGGGAGCCTCGGCCACGACCTCATCGTGAACCTGCAGCAACATGTATGCCCCGAACGGTTCGAGCGCCTGCTGAATCGCGGGGATCGCCTCCGCCACGATGTCAGCGCACGAACCCTGAATGATCGCGTTGACCGCCTGCCGCTCGGCTCGCATCACGTCCCAGCGGTTATCCGACCAGAGCTCAGGCAGTCGCCGCTTGCGTCCGCCGATGGTCTGGATGTACCCAACCTTCTTGGCGTAGCGAATGACGCGCTGCTTCCACTCGGTCATGCCCTCATACGTGGTGTTGAATCCCGCGATCAGCGCGTCGGCCTCTTCCAGCGAGACGCGGACACCACTCTCCACCAGCAGGTGGACCTGAAACTTCTTCCCCGCCATTCCGTAAAGCAGGCCGAAGTTCGACACCTTGCCAATCGTTCGGCGCAGCTTGGCGTCGACATCGTCATTCTCGATGCGTTCGAGCAGTTCCTCGTACGGGATTCCTGACTGGGTCGAGGCGGTCATCGCGTGCAGGTCAAGCCCGTCCGCGAACGCCTTCACCATCGTCTCGTCCTGACTGTAATGTGCAGCCACCCGCAGCTCCATTGCCGCGTAGTCCGCAACGATCAGCTTGTGCCCAGGCCGAGCGACGAACATCGAACGCGCCTTCTTGCCTTCCGCTCCCCGACTGGGAATCTGTTGCAGGTTCGGTCGCTGGCTCGACAGGCGTCCCGTCGCGGCAATGTCCTGTCGAAACGAGGTCCGCAGGCAGTAGTGGTCGTTTGGATCAGAGAGCTCGACGAACGGGTGAAGGAACGCCGTGATGAACTTGTTCGCTTTCCGCCATGCCAGAAGGTCTTTCAACACCTGCGGCGACTTCTCGCCCAGCATGTAGTCGAGCACCTTCAAGGTGTTGCGATCAACGCTGTACTCGCCCGACTGTGTGCGCTTCAGCTTCAAATCCCCAGGCGGCTTCAATCGGTAATGCTCGAACAGCAGCTCGGTCATGTGCTTTGTGGAGCCTGTATTGAAGACCAGCTTGCGGTACTTCGAGCGAGGCGTCGGCTTGACTAAAGGAAGGCGCAGGCCGTCCTCTTCAATCCAGAGGGTGCCGAAAGCGTCGACAATCGCCTCCTCGACCTCTTCATCGTCCGCGATCTTCAGGTAGCCTTTGGGGATGTTCTCTGGCGCGTACCGCTGCAGCACCATCTTGACGCCCTCGGCATTCACCCGAGCCGACAGCTCCTGCTCCGTAGCCTGGGCCTCCGCCAGAGTCTGCTTGACCAGCTCCATATCGAGGGCAATACCCTTGCGCTCCATCTGCTGCAGTGTCACGCAGAGCGGCATCCAGATATCGCAGAAGGCGTGCTCCAGCCCATCCTCGGACAGGTCGACCGCCAGCTTTCGCCAGAGCTTCCACGTCACGCCTGTGTCATGCACCGCGTACGTCGCGCCGATGTCGAGCGGCACGCCGAGGAACTCTTCCTTGCCGAAACCCTCATAGCGATCCAGCTCGGTGAACTCGGTCATCGTCTCACCGACCAGATAGGCCAGCTTCTTCAGACCTGTCGAGCGGTTCTCGTCGAGAAGCACAGCGGCGAGCTGTGTGTCGGCCACCCTGCCCCTGATCCTCACCCCCATCTCCGAGAGGAAATGCAGATCGAACTTCAGGTTGTGGGCGACCATCTCGACGTCCGTCTGATCGAAGAGCGGCTGCACGGCGCGAACGAATTCGTCGCGGTCCATGAACTGATGAAGGATCAGCGGGGCATGCCGTCGAACGACCGCATGGTCAAGGTACTGTTGGAGACGCGGCTCGTAGTTCGGGTCTTCGACGGTGTGCTCGATGCAGAGATAGACGCTCGGACCTTGATCAAACGAGAGCGCCAGACCCAGCACGCGATCCTTCAGGTAGTCAAGACCGCTTGTCTCGACGTCGAACGCGAATGATTTTCCGTGGTGTTTCTTCAGGCACCTGCGAACATCGTCCAGATTGGTGATCACAAAGCCTGGAAGTCTCGTGTTCCGCTGTAACTGTTGCGTAACGGCTTCCAATGGATTTCGTTCCCCTTAATCATCGATAGGGTGACGATCTGCATAGGAGCAGATCAACCCCAGCCCGATGCACAACGACAACACATATAACAACGCTGTAATAATGCCAAGAGGAATGAACAGATTAAGCGCAACACCGACAGCAAACATTCCACCGACCACATACCCAACTGCGGCAAACAACACCAGCACCCGCAGGAACATTCCAAATCCGAAACTCACTCCCTCTCTGACTATCTCCACCTGTCACCCTTCTAATACTTACCACTCAACTTCGCGTCGATGATCGCCAGCAGCAAACCTCCGACGAGAACCTCAGCTCCAATGAAACTGCAGCCTGCCAGAAAGTGGTAGTCGAAAGCCATCTGGCCGAGCAGAATAGAACCGACGACGATACCAGCAACGATAGCCAGTCCGACAGCGATCAGGTATATCTGCAAGGCAGTCTTTAGAATCTCAATCACGTATACCCCTCACTATTAATATCGTCACAAGGTGCTCGAAACTTTCGCTTTTGGAACTAGGAATCAGAAATTGCCAGAAGGAAGGCGACCGCGACACAGCTGCCGACCACCCCTGCCAGCGCAAACCAGCCGCCTAGGTCGAAGAGATACGTCATGAGCTGTACATACCCCCAAAAACAACCAGCAAGCACGCCAACGCCCACGGCAATCAGTGCCATTATCAGACTATAGACTGCTGTCGTCTTAAGAATCTCGGTCACGTCGTAACTCCTCCAGATAGCGTTCTGTCTCTTTGGTGCAATCGATAAGGTCTTGCTCGGTGTAATTGGGAAGCTCAGGGATGGGGGTTTTCAGGTGACGCCTGCAGACCGCTGCCGCTTCCTGAATCGCCAGCAGCCCCACGCCTTCCTCATAGCTCTCCTCACAGGCAATGATCTTGAGAAGCCTGCCGTTTTCCCGCACCTTCTTCTGCACCGTCAACCCGCGTTCCCGCAGGTTGTCTCTGCCCCAGCGCTTCTCTTTCTCGACCGCCTCAGCCAGACGCCAGCGTTGAAACTCGGCGCGGTTGACATCAACCGAGAGGTCGGGGATGTACTTCTCATCGCTCACGCGGATGAACTGCACAATGAAAAGTTCGACCGCTCCGCCAGCAAAGTACTTGTCGACCACCTGATCGTCGTTCGTCGCCGCCGTGATCAATGTCTCGGCGGTCTGCTTGTCGATCCCCTCTACAGGCACCGCCTCGGGCCGCGCTCCTCGCTCGATCCCTGAAATGAAGCATGACTGGCACTTGAGCTTGCCAGACAGGAAGTCCCTGACCAGCGCAGGCTTGCCACAGTGGGGGCAGGTGCTGTCTTTCGCCGCGCTAGACATCGTCAGACTCCTCACAGTGAGGCGTCTCTCCGAGAAAGATGCGAAGATCGTCTCCCTCTGACCAGATCGAGTACCAGGCGATGTCGTCGTAGCGAGCCATCACCGCGTCGACCGCCACAATGATGTCGTCCTTCACCTGTCGGATCGCGCTCGGCCTGGTTCTCAGCTCGAAAGGCACCTGCCTGTGGTACTTCAGTGTCGCCTCAAGATGCTGTCGATCAATCATCGTTGACAACTTCTTCCGCCAGTGCCGTTTCGTCTTCAAACGAACACTGCAGCGTGTGAAAGTTGACCTTCGCGTCACACACCCCTCCCCCGTCGTAGTCAGGATGGCAATCGATGTGCAGATCGGCGTGCTTGCCAGTTCTGAGGTATACAAAGTACGTATCGATAACACGTTGAAGCTCGCTTGTGATTGTCATTACAGTTCCTTCTTAACCATCTTTACGGACAGCGCCCTTCGAGATGCTGCTCAGCTGCATAGCCGCAGTCGTCGCAATCTCCCTCATGGAGCACGGCTGCTCTACAGGTCACGCGAACGATGCGGTTCGCATTCTCGATTTCCGATTCTGTCGCTCGCCTGAGCGTGTACCAGCTGCCCTCCCACTTCGCGGCTCCCCTTGCCCACTGTCCGATACACGCTCGAAACCCTCGAAGGAAGAGCGGTTCGTGGTCATCAGTGAAGACGTACACACCATCACCGTCATCAGCCAGGCTCTCTCGACTTGGTTTATACGCCCTGTTGAATATCAAAGTAGCCATCTACAGCTCTTGCTCCATAATCGGCTTAAACCAGAGTCCGATGAACAGCGTGCCGTCTGGCAGCATCGACGCTTCAGTGTGAAGCTCGCGCTCATCCCCCCTGAACGGGGCGGTAACAATCTCGATGTCCTCGATCAGCGAATCGACTATGGTTTTGACTGATTGATCTGACATATGCACCCTTTCTCTCGCACCGCAGCACCGAGCTTGGCGAGTTCCAGCAGTTCGAGGAACATCCGAGCAGGCGTCATGACGTGGGCCTCCCCCTTGTCGCCAGGGATGAGTACGTGATCCTCGGTGTACTGATTGTTGACCCAGTGGACCCACAGGATGCCGAGCTCGCCAGCGTCCTTGGCCTCCTGAAACGTCTGGTCGATAACGCTCTTCTTCAATGTGAAGGTCTTGTCACCTGTCGGCGTCAGGATGCTTGCACCCTTACACTCGATCTTCACGAAGTCCCGACCGAGCATGTCCTTGACCTCGACGTCACCCGTCAGGTTGCGGGAGCCTGTCTTGATCGCACCGCTCATCGGCGTGCGCTCGCCGCCTGTGAGGGCAGCGACGTTGCGCTCGACGCTCTTGCCAAAATTTCGGTTGCGGTTGTTCTGTTCCTGGCGGGTCTTTCCCGCCGCGTTCAACTGGGGAATCTCCTGATCGCTCTTCTTCGATCCACCCTTTTTTGGTGCCGCCTTCCCCGCTGCCTTCTTCTTCTTCGAAGACTCGGGCTTGGGAACAGGCGAAAAGTATCTATCTGACATGTATCCTTATTTCACTTCTTCATCTTCTGAATAAAGGTCAAAGCGTGCTCTCGTAACCGTTCCCCGTCACGCTTACCCAGCTCCACCCGTTCGCCGTACGTCAGTGGCTCCAGCTCCTGATAGGGCATGTAGTACGAACCAAAACCGTCATCAGGGAACGAAACGTTCACCCAGTACCCGCTGCCGAACGTCTCGAACAAGCCTCGATCACGTCCCACAGCGTTATGTTTCGAGTCAATCCACTCGAAATCAAACCGCATCTCGACTCCATTCACGTCGGTGCCGCCTTGTGCGAGTACCGCATTCAAGTACTCGGCATACGGCATCCCGCTCACGGACACCAATCGTCCACCAGGCAGGTACATCCGTTCTGCCGTCGGTGTCCGCAAAAGACATGACAGAACCACAGGACTCGTGTTCTCGGCCTCAGTGCCGTCTGCCGCAACTGTCGCTCCCGCTGTAACAACGGCTGCTCCGCCCAACCACTTGAACATTTCCCTACGATTCATCAGACGAGCGCCCCTCCCGCGATGACCAGCTGCCTGCACACGTCTCGTACGTGATCCAGATCGCCGTCCACGTTCATCAGGCTGAAGTCCGCGTCGAGCTCATCGACATACGTCTCACTCGGGTGGCTCAGGATTTTCTCCAGCTCCTGGTCAATCAGTGTGTCGTCGTCTCCGAACTTGGCGCTCAGCATCGAGCGGATGCTGTCCAGCCTCGAACGCTCGTCACGCACGATGCGAATGATCGTGAAGCCCATCTCCTGCAGCGCCTCGATTTCATTCGGAAAGCGGCAGTCGTCGCAGACCACCAGATGCGGCTTGCCATACAGCGAACAGCCTGTGCGGTCCATTCTGAGCTCTTCGCGAAACAGGTCGACCCATAAAGAATCTGGCCCGACGTACTGCCGACCGAGCTCGGTGCCAACACCTTGCAGCAGCCAGCGCAAATCGTTCTTGTCTCGATCAAGCTGGGCTCGGGTCATCGACGGCTCTCGACCGATGTGCGTGAGGAACGCATTGATCATATCGACCGAGGCGTTCTTGACGGGATCGGCAAACGCCATCCGCAGAAAGTCGTGACACTCGACCAGCTCGTTCGCGAACGTCGTCTTGCCGCTGTGCATCTTCGCGACAAACGCAATGTATTGTGTTTCCAACCTTATCTCCGTATCCAAACAATGAGTAGTAATCCGAAACAAATGAATGCAACCGTGATCATGGCTAGCGGTACTCCCAGGCGTGGTCACACACTTCCCACCAGTCGAACACCCGATGCAGACGCTCGTGCTGAGGCACCTGCTGGTTATAAGGCTTGTCGATGACATAGACCTGATCGAACAGGCCGCTCGCTGGCATCTCCGTCGTGTGGTGTGGTGCATCCTCGACGACTTTGGTGAGGCCCAGGCGTCGGGCCGCATCAATCTTGCGATTCCCTGGTTCCTTCTTGCTCGTCGTCGTCACCTGCATCGGCGGGAAATCATTGCGGTTCAGCCACGCCTCGATCCACTCTTTCATATGTGGCAGGCGATCCGAGACAACGAACAAGTCCTGCCCGTGGTCGTAGAGCTCCCACACGGCATCCTCCGCGTTGGCAACAGGCGGCACACGCAGCGTCCAGTCACGGCTGAGGAAACATTCCTCGCCCCACACGTAATCACCGTGCTCTTTCGGCTGCGCTCTCCAGAACTCCCAGTCCTCGATCATATGCGTGCTGTACTCGGTCCCGAAGTAGTCGTTACAGCTTCGGACAGAGGCTCCGTCGAGGTCTGCCAGAACGCTGTCAAAGTCGATGAGCCATCTCGACAAATCAGTTCATCCTTTCAAACGACTCCCACTCCAGCAGCGACGTCGGCAGTCGATAAAACGGCTTCGGCTTTCCGCCGTCCTGAAAGTGATCGACCTCCAGATCAGGCAGCAGCTCCGCGAGCTTGTCCATCGTCATTCTGTAGGAGATAGCTTCGTTCTTACTGTCGTACACAAATACGGTAACAGGTCTTCCGCTAGACGTTTGCCAATTACAGAGCTGTTGTACATTATCGAGTTTCAGTTTAATGATCTGGTCCCTGCCGACCCCCTTAATCTCGGTGAGGAAGTGGCGTGTGATCTTTCCCCTTTCATCTATGAGATGATCGAACCTTTCACCCTGAGCCTCACAGAGGAAGTCGGGCGTGTAACGTAAGAACGGCGAGAGCCGCATGAAGTGGTCAAAGGGCGGACGCTGCATCCCGTACTCAACGTATGTGATGTCGTTCTGTCTGCACCAATGCTTGAATACTCCCTCGGCCATGTCGCCCATCTTCTTAAACCGCACGTTAAACGGTTTATCCTTGAATTGGGACATGTCTGTAAATCAACTATTTCCCTTCTGACTGACGCCGCTGCTCGAAGTACGCTTCACGAAAACCCTCCGCGAAGCCTGCGTAGTTGACACTGATGAAGAGCGATATCAGTGTGATGATCGTGATCGTGTCGTCGCTGACAGGCCAGTCACCTGTGAACAACCGCATGACCAGCAGACCCAGCAGTATGAGAGAGATAACCATGTATGCCTCCTGAAACGAGATGTCAGCTGACTAACTCTCGATAAAGTCGATGAAGTCTCCGAAGCGTGACTCGAAGCGCGGCCAGTAGCGGTTGCGTACCTGCAGCTTGCCGCACGGCTCGACGCTCACGCCGTCCATCACAGACACGTCAATCGTCGTGAACTCCTCCCCCTGTCGTACCCGCGCCTTGAAGACGGCGGGGTACCGCTTGTCGATGGGGTCTTCCTTCCCCTGCAGTCGCTTGACCTCGGCCTGCACGTCACGCAGCGGCACCTCTGCCGCCTGCTTCAGCAGCTCGGGGATCACGTCCTGATGCTCTTCGTCCCGCACCAGCGGCAGGATCGCTCGCACCTTGCTGACGCCAGCGTTCAGCATCAGCTCGATGGCACTGTCCACCCGCTCGGCATCGGGCGCGAGCATTGGCAGAACCTCGCGGCGAATCCGCAACAGGTCTTGCACAACGCGCCAGCCAAGCTCGATGTGTGGCCCCATCGCCCAGGTCCGCAGATCGGGGCAGCTTCTGGCGAGGTAGTACTGGTTCTCGTCAAACTGGTGCAGCATGTTGGCAAGCCTGAAAAAATTGAGCTCGATACTTCGCTTGGTGTCGACGATTTCCGACTCGGCTTCCTCCGCCGCCTGGACCTCCGCCTGTGTAATATCTCCGTAGACATCGGCGTATCGGACGAGCTCACCAGAGCCGTCCACTATCCATTGATCCTTAGCCACTTATCAGTTTCACTCCAGCCTCAGCAAACGCATCAAGGACCGCGTCCGCTTCAATTAGCAGGTGCTCGTGAGGAAGGGAGTGCTCTGGCATCTCCTCCCACGGCACCCAGTCTTCACCATCATTCACGGTGCTCCAGATCGCCTCGGCAACCAGCCGCCGAAACTGCTCAGGATGTCCCTGCTGCACCACCGTCACGACCACATCTTCCAGAACTCAAGCAGGACGATGATCAGCGGGATGTTCCACACCACGCCGCGCACAATCTCCGCTTCCGATTTCTCCACCGTCTCCCGCCTCATCCTCAGGGCGAGCTCAGGCGCAAACAAATTGATCGTAATCATGACCGTCACCGCAAACGCGACGATCAGGAATGATCCAAATACAATCCAGTCCCACATTTAATTCATTCTTCCTTTACCAAGACACTCGACAGATTTTGTCGTCTGACCTGTTGACTGATCCATCGTGGTACTGATCCGATACCGCGTAGGGCGGTTTGCCCACCTGTGTGCCGCGCCCCAGCCCTTCAGAAACAACTGCAGCAGGACGTTAACAACGACGGCAACAATCAACCCCAGCGCTAGCCAGCCAACAATCCAGAGCGCGACTAACGACTCAGATTCCATTGCGTTGTTCCACTCTTCCTTATCACTCTACTCCTACAAGCTCATAGACAGGCTCAAGTGTCGGCACGCGCTCGCACTCTTTCTGTCGGTAGATCGTCTTTCCAATCATCTTGGTATCCCAATGACAGCGGTACTCATTCTCGTAGAAGTAGCTCTCGCCTCCTCCGCCGCCGAGCAGAGAAGCAGCCAGCAAGATGACGACCGTAATACCGACGATATGCGCAAAGATAACACCGATCATAGCCAACATCGGCACAAACGAGTAGTATCCGAACTCATTTTCAAGTGTGTTATTGTGGTTTCCCCACCAGTCAAAGTACCGCTGCACTGGGCGAAGAGCTCTGACTACATACGTCACACAACTAATCCTTTCTTCCTTTTTGTACGCGCTCCGTGAGCGATCCCTTCACTGGGTGTGGCTCAACGGGCTCGGGTTTCGGTTGTGACCATGTCGTCTTCGCGGGGTAGAACGTCACAGGCGTGCTGCCCGTCGGACCCTCGCGGTTCTTGGCGATGATAATCCGAGCGTCCCGCTCCTCTTCCAGTGGCGGTGAACCGTTCATCTGCTCGTAGTAGTACGGTCGGAACGGGAACCAGACATTCTCCGCGTCCTGCTCGACCGCGCCCGAGTCACGGATGTCCGACATGTTCGGTATCTTGTTCTCGCGACCCTCAACACTACGATTCAGCTGTACCAGTGCGATGATCGGAATGTTGAGATAATCAGGCCGAGCCAGCGCACGCAGGTTGCTGCTGATACGGGCTACTCTTTCGTTCTCGTTCACCTTGGCGGCATCCCTCAGCAGGGAGAGGTAGTCCACGACGACCAGCCCGAGGGGAGGCCCAGGGGCGGCGGCTGCGCGTTCTGCCCACTTCTCCGCGTCGTCGGCCAGCCCCTCAGATGTGAAGGTGGTGTCGGCCATTGCGATGGGGTACTGGCGCAGCTCTTCCGCAGCCTGCTTGACCCTGCGAAACTCCTCAGGGCTGAGCATGCCGCGCACGATCTTGCCGCCTGGGATCATCGTCATGCTGGAGAGCATGCGGTTGACCATCCGCTCGGCGGTCATCTCCAGCGAGTAGAAGAGCACGCGGTTATTGGCCTTCGCCACGTTCTGCGCGATGTTCAGGGCGAGGGATGTCTTCCCTACCCCTGGACGCGCTCCGATAATTGTCAGTGTGTCGGGCTGGAGCCCTCCCGTCAGCTCGTCGACGCGATGAAAGCCAGTGGGGATGCCGATTGTCTCGACACCCCCACGTTTCTGCCGCTCTCCGACGATCCCGAGGTAGCTCTTCGCCACGTCCGCGATCAGACGTGCCATATATCCTCATTCCCAGTTAATATGCAGCACATAGTGGTCTTTCAGTTCAAACGTTCCCTTCCACCATTGATTGACAACCGTGACTTCACCGCTCAACAGGCGAGCCATTTCCTCGACGGTGTCAAGCTCGATAGCGGGGAGCGTCTGGATCAGTGTCCTTGTGTAGTAGGTGCGCCCATCGTAGTAGCGACCGTCGTTCGCGTCGGTGCCCCGCTGATGGATTTGATGGTCCTGACCTTCAGACTTCCAGTCCTCGATCCACTCATCCCGTTGCTGCTGCTCGAAGATCGTGAGCCCTCGCCGTGTCTCAAGGTAGTCCCAGCTTGTGTACCCTTCCTCGCACCCTTCGAACTCATGCTCGAACATCCCTGGGATGGGATCGGTGTCGATCAGATTGACGGCGAAAATCATGACATCCTCCCCGCCACCTGAGCCTCAACCCGCGCTCTCTGAGCCTTGGCAGCGCGTCGGTTGGAGTAGATCGCTGCACCGATGCAGAACGCGGTGGCAAGGAGCCAGAGCAGAATTCCTGAGACGACAACCTGATCCATTGTCGTCCCTGGTATCCCCGTCTCTCTCCACGACCAGAGCTCGACGATGAGGGCATACAATCCGAAGCTGACCGCGATACCAACGAGGATAATGAAACCCACGCCGAAGAACACAAACAACGCACGGTCGCTCCAACGGACTGCGCGACGATCCCACACGTCTTCTTCCATCATGGTCACTTCCCTCCGTCGATCCAGCGAGTCACGACGTTGTCACCACTAACGAGCCACACAATGCCACCGCAGACGTACCCCGTCGTCACCACAACGCCCGTGAACCCGACCAGCGCGATCAGGCCTGACGACAGGCCGTCCTCCAGCCCGATAGCAATGCTCAGGGCGGGTACGGCAATCAGCCAGGCCAGCACGCACGCCACCGCAATCATTCGACCTAACTCCGACCTCGGCCAGCTCATTCCCACACCCCCTCTGGAATCTCGAAGTAGTTCGTTTCAGGTGGAGCCTGATAGCTCACGGTCTTCTTGCTCCCTTCCCGCTGGCCCGTGACCCCGTTCAGGAATCCATACACGGCTCTCAGCGGGTCTTTCGCTTTGCGTTTCTTTCTCAGCTCCCTCAGGACCGTCTTCGGCCCGAAGCGGTCGAACTGCTGGCCGAGGTAGAACGTTTCTTTGGGGCTCAGGCCTCGGCCCAGGATGTACTCGACCTCTCGCACAGCCTTGCCGATTTCTGGCGGCAGCTCTTCCGCGAGGCCGCTCTCATCGCCCGACTCCAGCTGCGCGATGCGGTTGTGGAGCCGCGTGATCGTCTTCTCCAGGTCCGTGATCCGCCCCTGCTCGTCCTCCTCTTCAGCGAACGAGAGCTTCTTGTCGCTCCCCGCGACGAACTTGGGGATCACGATGCTCGTACCAGAACGCTCGATGTAGGGGTCAATCGTCCCGCCTGCGCAGGCAGGGGATTCGAGCCACTGCAGCGCGGCCCGAACCGTCGTCCGCGAGTGACCAGTGAGCCGAGCAAGCTCACTGACCGTCACATCGAGATGCCCCTGCAGGTCCGACCGCAGGAGCAGTGCCATGAACACCTTGAGCTGGGCCTCCGTCATCACCGACAGGTGATCGATCAGCCCAACCCGTACCATTGAGAACTGTGAGGGCATAACTACTCCCGAGACTCAAAGGGTCCGTTGTCGTTGAACACCGACGAGCGCCGATTGAATACGGGAAACGGCGGCTTCGGTGGCGTGTTACCTGCGATCTGGCGGACCTTCGCGACCAGCGCGGCCACGTCATCAAAGCGTCCCAGCGTCACGTAGAATGGGTCACTGCCTTGCCCGACCTGGATGACAAGCTCCTCACCCTGTAGCGTCACCTTAACCTGATCAGGCATATCCTCTCGCAGTGTCAGGTCAATTCGATCAAGATTCATGCCAGTATCAACGCCTCCCCCACTCTCTTCACAACGTGACTCGCGTACTGCTTCGCCATCGCAGGCGTTGCAGGGTCGATGTAGTATTCACACCCTGCCCAGTTCGCCTTGTTCCTCGCCCACTCCGTGACATCCTCATGCTCACCTGTCAACAGGAACTCACCGTAGCCAATGATGTACACGTAATACGTCTTCGGCGTGTGCATCAGAACGGCACAGGCTCCTTGCTCTTTGCCGCAGCCGCTGACTTCGAGGTCGCCGCCCGTCGCTCGTTGGCGATGACGACCTCCTCGTAGGACGCATAGCTCTCGACGTCACCGAACCCAGCCGCGCCGAGGGCACGACCGATGGCGCTCGTCTCGCAGTCCTCGCGAGGGCTGGTGTTCTTCGCCGCCTTGCCCGACGACTCCCGCAGGTTCTGGCTCTGGCCGTAGTAGGTACCGTAGAGCCCCTTGCCCAGCTCCGCGATGATGGACGGCTTCACCGAGTCGGGGATGTCCGCACTGATCGACGCATCGTTGATCGCTCGAAACACCCGCTCATTGAGCACCGTCACCCGCGCCTGGATGATGATGTACTTCTCATCGTCGGGATCGAGCTCCTTCGTCTCCACGCCGACCAGCTGTCCAATGCCGTGCGCGAGGTAGAGCCGACCGTTGACCGTGATGTAATCGTTTCCGCTCAGGACTTTGATGTAGCCCTTCGATTTCAAGTCCTTCTTATCAATGTTGTGTGCTGGCAACTCTTCCTCCTGTCGTGCCACTAATCCAGTGTTATCTTAAGCTAAATGTCTAGGGGCTCCGCCCCCTCGTTTTCAGATACCGTACGTTAGGCCGCTCGGTAAAGTGTGAGGCCCAGGCTTGAGAAGGGTGCTGTGTTCCTGTGTGCCTTCATCAATGCGCTCTGTACCATGTTTCCGATCAGTTGCCGTATGTTCTACCCCCGCCTTCCTGACAATAAATACAGTCCTCCACTATTAATATCGTCACAGGCCGCTCGAAACTTTCACTTTCCGCAGGCAATCCTGAAAATTGGTCCGATCTGCTGGTGTGCGTTTTGTTAAAGTCCGTCGGTGGGCCTCCCTGCTTGGGTCAGATCGCGTCAGCGGGAGGGGCAATCTGCTCACGGCGCGTGACCAGAAAAAGAAAAACGCCCCGACGTCGTTGTCGAGGCGAATTTCACCAATTGATTCCGTTGCGCGGTGTATTTCTGCTATCGTCGCAGCAATTATTAAATGGCCGCGAAGAACGGGGTGATCTGTGGCGTTTCCCGATGCTCAATCAGCGGGAGCGGGGGCATGACCTGCATGCCATGTAGCCGCACGGTGAACCGATCACAGTCGTGGACCTCCACCACACTCATGACCACGACCTCGTTGAGCTCGTTGAATCGCTTGAATGCCTCATAGACTTTCAACGACAGCTCGCCTGTGCTGTCCTTGCCCGTAACTTCGATGACCTGGGTATCCTCCAGCTCCATCAAGTAGGGGTAATGCAGCTCGCCTTTTAATATCGCCGTCCTCTTGGGGTTGCGAATCAAACGGGTAAGGGATTGTTCGATTGTTTCGCAGGTATGCACTGGTTGTTTACCTTTTCACAGCCAAAAGCGGATAAGATGGTTAGAGTTTTCGAGGATCGAGTTGAAATGCGCTACCTTCCTTCTTCAGTCGGCGCTTGAGCCTGTGCGCTTGCAGGTGCAGCGACTTGGTATCTTCTCCTGATACCTTGCGCCGTTGCCACTCCGTCATCAGACAGATCGCCTTGCGCTCTGTCTTGCTCGCACTGTCCCAAATCTCCTGAAGACGCTCCGATGGCGTGCATTCAATCGCCTCGATTTCATCGTCGTGGGCGTCGTCGTGAATCTCCTGGGTGCGGTACTCGAAGATGCCGCAGTCCGAGACTCCCGACTTGCACATTGGCATCGCTACATACGCCAGCCGCGTCGTACGCTCCGCCTTGCCCGACGATTTGCTTCTCCCTTGCACCTGTCGAATCTTGTCGACCTGTGCATTCCTCAGGTGCCACTGCGCGACCTCGACGTTGCTGTTCACGGTCTGAATGACGTTGGAGTCATCCACCTGAACCGTCGAGCGCGTGCCGTGGGCCTTCAGGAAGCGATACATCGCGTCCTGACGCACATCACGATCCCGCAACGATGCGGAATCAACCTCCTCGATAGGCGCTCCCTCCGCGTGATAGACAAGAAACTCTCCCAGGGTGACACTCGACCAACCGTCTGACACTTATCTTCTCCGCGTGGTGAACAATTAGATCGACACTTATTCATCCGTCTCGGTTATCGAGAACCCCTCCGCTTCCAGTTCCGTCTCTCGGAACACGTATGCCCTTCCTCCGCCTACTGGCACGACCGTCACACCCTTACCCCTGCGACGTCGCGCCGTGATGAATGGTGGGTGGATGGCTGCAACGATCCACTCCGTACCATCATTTCGGGTGAGTCGATCACCCTTGTTAACGCTCTGCATCTAAACTCGACCTTTCGAAGGTGCGATACCACCGCAGCGGTCAAATTCAGAAGCGCTACGCGCTCCTAACCCTGGCGCTTCGGCGCTCTCTGAGCTGATAGCTCTTGTGTGGTTTAGATGCTCACGTGTCGCTCTTGCGATCAAGTGATGACGTGAGCATAGACCACAGGTTATTAACGTGTCAAGAGCAATTGTTCACTGCGAGACTCCTGACACACATTTGACACACCCGTCAGTGAGATACGTGAAACTGGTAGGCTCCATAATCCCGTATCGAGATAGGCCTGCGCCTCGATCACGCTCTCGGATGCGAGCGTTACGGTGGCCGAAAAGAACCATGTCTTGATGCGATCCTCATACCACGACACCCCCAGTTCACCAACAACCGCTGGCACGATTCCTGCGACATCAAACCGTTCCACTACTGCGCGAGGGATGCGTATCGGTACCACCTTGGCTCTGCGTTCAACGCCACCAGTGGCAATCCACTCCTCCGTCGAGAGGAGAAAGGCTGCGTCATCAGCTGACACAGCCTCCACAACACCACTCACGAGCGCCACGTAGTTAGCCATCAACACGCTCGTCACTTGCTAACGTGAAGTGAACGTACTGCGTGTGCATGAGGCCCAGCAGCTGGGACACGTGAGCGCTCTCAACTGGCGCGTCGTCGAGTGTTTCCAGCATGTGTTCCGAGAGCCCTCGCTGGATCAGTCCCTCCAGTGCGACATCAGCACGCACGAGCGCCTGAATCTCCGTCGGAGATGGAAGCTCATCACCGTGCAACGCCACCATCGCGGGACCATCGTCGTCCGTGCCGACCGACAGCCCCCAGTCGTTGGGGCTCTGCACCATGACCTCGGTGTACTTGCTGGAGCAGATCACCCACCCCTCGTCGGGGTTAAGCTCGCTCAGCGGCGTTGCGCTGGTCTTGAGCGGGTAGCCGAGCTCGGATGCGAGCACGTCTGCCGCTCGAATGTGGTCGAACATTACGCTGCCCTTTCACTGAACGCCCCCAGCACCTGGGCCTCTCCCATGTGCTTGCAGGGCACGTTTCGATAGGTAAACTGTGGACACGTACATGATACGGCACGCCCCTGCGAGACATCGAGCTGGACCGTGTAGCTCTTGCCAATCTCGCTGTAGCTGCCAATCTCGACCTCCCGCAGCGGTGAAACCCTGCCGTAGAACGTTCGGGCTCCCTCGATGGTGTCGGCGGGAATCTCAATCGGGTCGCAGTAGCCTTTCCCGTCGAGGATCGCGTCCTCCATCAGCGTGTAGAGGTACGCTCGCTCCTCGTGGGTGAACTCGCTGATCCGTGCCAGCAGCGTCTCTGGCGTGACCTCGACCGAATACACTTCGCGAATACAGAGCTCAGCTACCATGTTCGTCCTCCTCCATGTCATCAAGTACCTGCTGCCAGAACGCCTGCCAGTCCGTCACTGCCACGAATCCGTCGTCTGTTACCTCCATCATTACGTCCTTGCAAAATACAGCGCTCGCTCAAGTGCCGACGAGTGTTCGAAGTGCGCCGACAGGTCGATCACCTGCAGCGGCGAGTGCCCGAGGTCGTGCTCGTCGACGAACTCCCGCACCATCTCGATCAGCTCGTCGCTCGCTCGGTCCTGCTCCAGCTCGCCCAGTGCCCTCACCCACTGCGGGTACGGCGCGGAGTGCTCGTCCAGGCTGGCCTCGCTGAACTCGTCAGCCGCAAGCTCGTCCTCGAACCAGACGCTGACCTCGCTGTCGTCGCTGAAGCCGCGCCACTCGATCTGGTTCAGGATGTGGTCCCGCTCCCACTCAGCCGCCCGTTCAAGCATGCGCTTCCACTCGCCGTAGGTGCGCGTACACCAGACCTTGTTCGCCTCGTACTCCTCGGCGTAGTCGATCATGCGGTCCAGCACGTCGCCAATGGCTGCTGCGGGGTTGCGCCACTCGAACTCGATGGGCCACGAGACGTCGTTGATAGTGAAGAAGAGCAGCCTGTCCTCCCCCTCACCCGTGAGGCTCAGGGTCAGGTTCGTGGGGAAGTGGGCGCACTGAAAGACGCCCGTCGTAGACCCGCCACCCCGAACCAGGGCCAGCGCACTCCTCAGGCGTGCGGCATCCTCGTAGTCAAGGAAGACGCACTCCCCCTCCCCCTGGGCCTCAATGAGCAGCCGAATGTAGTCGTGGGTCTGGTAGATCGTCAGGAGGTTGCCATCCTCGTTCATGATGTCCCAGCCCGATTGTTCCTCCTGCTCCATGTTCAGGTAGTAGCTCACTTGGCCTCCTCCTCCGCGATCAACCGCTGGACTTCCTCCTGTACCCACTCCCTGACGTCTCCGTAGACCGCGAGGAAGGGTGTGAGGATTTCAGGCAACGTCGCCATCATCACTTCGGCTACGGCCAGCTGCTTCTCGTAGAAGCTAGGACCGCTGACGAGCCCGTACATGCCTGAGTGACCGCGTATCGTCGAGGCTTCGAGGTTGGTGTAGTCAACGGTGTTCCGCAGCCGCTTCAGTGACACCTTCGCGTTATGGAACACCGTTCGCACCATCTGTCGCACGATGTCACGCGCCTCCTCACAGGCGTCGTCGAGCTCGGTCGCGTTGACCAGCGCTGTCGCCTGTTCGTGCAGGTAATCTTCGTAGGTATCATTGATGATCGAGTACGCGCTCTGCGTTCCCTCACGCTGACGATCATCGACGCGGGTCAGCGTGAAGTAGCACAGCTCATCAATGTGTGGCTCAACGATGCCGATGACGGTGTATGCCACACCGTTGATTGTCTCAGGCTCCGTGAACCTGAACTGCACCGAGGCTCTGCCTGTCAACCGCATAATGGCCTGGTTCGAGCTGTTGGGGAGCGGGATCGTCCGCTGCCAGTGGCTCATCATCGGAAGCAAAGAGCTATAGATCATGGTCCCTCCTCTGAAAAAACGAAAACCCCTCAGTCAGAAAACGCGAGGGGCAAAATGCCGATTTATTTTTCGAGGCACTTTTGCTAAGTGCGCCAGAACAGCTGGTGCCGCACAACCCGCCCGTCGAGCGTCACCACTGGCTCAGCAGGCTGGTAGGTAATGGAGTCGTCAAACTCCACAGTAACGGCTATTGGCTCTCCGACGACGAGGACGTTCCCCTCCAGATCGACCACGTCGGTTCGAATCTCAACCCTCGCTCGTATTGGTATTGGCTCAGTCATTACAGGTTGCCCTCCTGGGATTTTCTGACTCCCTCCAGTGTGTGTCTGACGATCTGCCTCAGCCAGGGCACGTCCTCAGGCAGGACGGGAATGCTGCCGTAATGGATGCGCACGATGCGCGGCTGAACCACGAGCACTGTCAGGTACGTATAAACCTCGTCTTCGTCGTCGGCCTCCCACACGAGGTCATCGAGCGTGCTGTACGATCCGTGTACCCCCGACGTGGAGCAGAACAGCCAGTTCAGGGTGTAGTCGGTGCCATCCACGAAGATTCTTCGTAGATGGTCGATGTCAGGAATGTGTGCTACGTGACTGCTTGTTGTTCGTATCGGTGTTGGGTCAGTCATCGTAGTACCAATGGACATCCAAAACCTCCTGAAGACTGTCGTTGATAAACGTCACGCCGTCGACATCCGCCCCCTGTGCTCGCAGATCGTCGAGAAACTCCTCCAGCTGCTCCTCACTCTCGACCTCGAAACTGACGTCGCACGTCACGCGCAGATCGAGCTCGGCTCGTACCTTCCTCATGCCGCTTCCCGCTCCTCTCTGGCAATCTCCATCAGCGACTTCGTGATCTGCTCGATGGCGTTCGTGTAGCGATTGATGCGCTTGCGGGTGTACCCCGCTCGATTCATGGGGTGCAGGTGGTCCCACAGATCGTAGAGCTTGACGGTCATCGCCAGCGCGTCACCACTCTGGCAGATACGCTCGATGTACGCCTCGTAGCTCTCCAGCTGAGGGTCAACGCGGGTGAGCAGGCGGATCGCGGTGAACTGAGTCAATGTGAGGCCCAGCCTCGGGGAGCCGAGCGAGGCCCAGGTCGCCAGCCCGTCCTCGATCAGATCGTGGAGCAGGGCGACAATGTACTCGTCGCGGGTCTGCGCCATATCCGCCACCCGCCAGGGGTGCCTGTCCTTGGAGCGGTTGTGAAGAAACGTCTCCACCGTCAGCACATTGTCGAACGATCTGCACATGCTAGTCTCCGATCTGCGGCGAGAGGTTGACGTTCCGCCCCGCCTCGTAGCCCCGCCCGAAGGCCTGCTGGTTATGGCTGTAGGCTCGTGTGGCCTTGCGTGTGCGCGGGTACAGCTGCTTGAAGGCCATCGCCACTTCGTTGTCCTTGACGACCACCAGCGCTGAGCCGTGCTCGACGTTCTCAGCCTCGGCCTTCTGCGCGTCCTTCATCGCGTCGATCACCCCCTCGACCGCGCCGAGGAAGAAGTTGTTCTTCCAGGTCTTGGTGTGAACCTGCGGCGGCTTGTCGGCCAGCGAGTCGTTCGCCAGTCGCGTGAACGCCTCGTCCAGATACAGGTACAGGTGCTTGATGACGATGAAGCTATGCGGCTCGGCCACCACCCGCACGACACCGTTGCCCATCGTGATTGCGCGACCGAAGTTGAACTTGGCGATCTGCCCGATCAAGGCCTGCTGCCAGGTGCTCTTCGCGTCGGTCGTGACCTCGTGGCTGTCGTAGTCGCTCTTGCGCTGCTGCCCGTGCAGGCGCTGCGTGACCTCGTCCATCGTCAGGCTGTGGCGCGTCAACAGCCGTGTGAGGCCTGCCGCCGCCGCCTGGGCCTCCCCCAGGCTCTCTGTGCGGTCGGCCAGCGTCATCAGGTTCTCGATCTTGTTTAGCAGCTGGTTCCAGTTCACGTCACTCATGATTGATCCTTTCGCAAGTCGATCATCTGCCAGCGGTCCATCACAGGGGTGCGCAGATCAAGCAGCGCGTGCGTGGTCGGACAGTCCTTGTCGAATACCACGTCGAACATTCCGAGAAACCGCCACACGCCAAAATCTCTAGGGTGGAAGTACCGTATCCCGTCCTCTCTGGCTCGCATATCGTCGAAGGACCGATGGTAGTCGTTCAAGGTGAGTAAGGGACGAGGCACAGGTCCGTACGTTTCCCACACGTCGTCCAGCACGTCGTGCATCAGCCTGGCGAGATTCCCTCTCGTCTTGACCCGAATGACCTCTGCCATCACCGTCGTCGGTGGTGGGATGTCCTTCAAATCCATTATCACGACAGGCATCGTTTTCTGAGCATACGTCTCGAAGTAGTCCGAGGGATAGTCTTCGATCACCCTGCACCCCCGAAGAACCCGACGAACCGCTGCCACAGTGAGGCCTGCTCCAATCGTGCCGCCAGCACCTGGACCTCCTCTCGCTGCTGGTGTCGCTGCTTGTTCAGCTCTGGCAACACGACCGCATACACATTGCGGCAGTACCGTGTCGCTTCATGTGGACGCTCTTGGACGATGACCTCCAGCGCGTTCTGAATGGCCGCGAGCGCGTCGTCAATCGCCTGTTCGCTGTCCGCGTACCTGTACTGCACGAGCGCGGTTCGGAGCGCGTCATGCTTCACAATGTCGTTGACCTCGATTCCCATTCTTCCCCTCACTACACTAATACACTGACGTAGTCGAACTTGGGCAGACGCTTTCGGAACGCTGCCGCCCTGCCCCCGATCTTGACCGTGTAGCCGCTGCGCATCGCCGTGAAGTGCGGTGTGCAGACGGTCGCCTGGGCAATCTCGGGGCTTCGCGTCGAGGCGTACTCAACCTCGACCAGATATCGCCGCTGGTTCATGCAGCGGGTGCCTGCCTTGGTCTGGCAGTCGCATGCTGATGCGTCCATGTCTCTCCTCATATAGGAACTAAGGCTCTCCCTTCTGGCGTCCTGGCCGCGTATCACGCTCGTCAGCGTGGCGGCTGGGGGCACCCCTGACCCTGCGGGTGCGGTCTGCCTTGCCGCACCTTTCGCCTGCAGGTTGCCGCTGGGCGCACCATACGATCTGCAGAGGTCCGCTCTTCTCGAACCCGTCACAGCACTCCGTGCCTGATCAGGACGCCAGAAGGGAGAGTGTTGGCCCCGTGGTTGGGGCCAGTATTCACTTGTCAAAGTTCAGAATGAAGCTGCGTCTCTCTTCACTATACGCGAAGACGCAACTAGCTGTCAAGGAACTAACGCGAGGCCTGATATTCAAGCTCGTTTTCGTAGTATGAGCGAACGAGTGCCTGGAGCCTGAGAATCTCTCGCTCGTGGTTGTCATTGTCGGAGTCGTACATTTCCTGCACGGCCTCCCTGCATGCTTCAGCTATAAGTCCGTCAGAGTCTTGCATGGTCCTCCCTCATTTTTACGTCGTTCCGTTCGGTCAATTCAGCGAACAGCCGCTCGACGTCCTGCCCGTACAGTGTAATGAAGATCGGGGCTCCTCCACTCCTCCGTCCTATCGTCAGGGTGCCATCCTCGTCGATGTCCCAGCGAGGCCCAGCGTCGAGGGGATGCTCGTCGAGCTTCGCCAGCACGCGGTCCTGCCTCGCAAACTGCCGCCGAATTCGCGCCTCCTCTCGCGGGTCGGTGACGCCTCGTCGCCTGATGAAGTCATCAGCGCTGCTCATGAGCAGCCTCCCTCGATACGATGTACCGCTCAAGCCTGCGTAGCTCGGTGCCGAAGTCGTGCATGAATGCCTCCTGCCCGACCGCCTCACGATGCTCGTACAGGCTGCTGGTCAGCGAGGAGAGCACAAGGTTCCACATCGTCACGAACTGCTCCCGAGCTACGAGAACGTGGGTTTCCTGAATCTCGTCGATCAGCCATTCGGCCTCCATCCAGGCGCTCGATCCGAGACATGCGCCATCTATCCGTGCTTGCACCCGCTCGATCATTGCACGTCGTTCGTCAGCCATTACGCTTCCTCCAGTCGTACGCCGCGTTCTCCTCAGCGGCCTCGATTTCCTCCGCCGTCAGCGGCAGCACCGAAGCCTTGGCGACCTGCAGCGCGTCCCACCGTTCGCCATCATCGGCAAAGTTCAGCGGGTTCGGCGGACAGCGTAGATCGACCATCGTGTCGTCGCTGTCGTTCTCATCAAGCTCCCCACCGAAGAAAGTCACGAGCCGCCGAGCCAGAGCGATGTTGTCGGCGCAGGACTTCATACTGAAGCCTGGTCCTACCCACTCAGACGCCCCTAGCTGCCAGTGGAAGTAGAACATCCGCTGGTACCCGTTCAGCGGAGACTCGAAAAAGACCGTCAGCATATCCCCGTCACTGTTTGGCACGATCTTCACGACGTCACATTCCGCATGCACCGAGGGTATGTGTGGCCTGACCTCCTTCTCGTTGCCGAGGCAGAAGGCCGTCACGTCGAAAATATCTCGCGCCTTCGCGCTGGAAGGGAAAATGACCTTCAGATTGACTCCCATATTGTCCCTCCTAGTAGTCCGACGGAAGCAGGATCGTGAACACGTCGTCCTCGATCACCCACACGTCCTGCCCGTTCATCTGCGTGCTGAACTGGTAGTCGTCGGGACTGGCGCTCCGCTTCCAGACGACGAACTCGTTCCAAATCTCGATCAGTGCCGCCTGGCTGAACTCCTCCCACACCGCTCGGGTAGCGAGGATCGGTCGACCGCCGCTCAGCTGCTCCCAGCGGTGCCGAGCGAACTCGGCCAGCACGCCGTCCTCGACGCCCTGCTCCCAGGTGTAGACCGAAATGACTGCTGCGTTCTCGAACATTTAGCTCCCTCCTCCGAAACGAATGATCCTGCCCCCACCCTGAGCCTCCAGCACGACCTCTCTCCAGTCGGGGGGAAGCAGCCCCTGCATCGCCGCTCGATTCGCGGCCTCGTGAAGATATGGGTTCGGGTCATCCATCGCCGCAAAGAAGATGCCCGACGAATCGTCGCCACCCTCCTCCGAGTGCTGGGCGATGACCGTTGGCCCCCCGAAGAGGGCCGTGAGTGGTGCGCCTGTCTGAGGGCAGAAGTAGAGGTCGGCGTTGTGGCCGTCGATCCCGAACGAGCCGAGCCATTGGCAGTTCGGGCACCCCATGTCTCCGTAGATCGGCTGTCCGTTCGTCTCCACTACTCCTCTCCCTTCTTCAAGCGTCGAATACGCAGCGTCGAGCTACCCCAGTGTGTCAGGCTCATCTTGTACCAGCCTCCTCCGATACTCCGAACCTCGATGAAGCGTTGACGATTACGTGGGTAGTCCTCGACCTCGACGGCGTACTGCCGACCAGCATCCTTCGCGTTCGAGGCCATGCAGGGCCAGCCCTCGACCTCGTAGCGGACCTTCGGCCCAGGCTGACTCGGCTTTCGTCGAACAATCTTGGTGCCGTAGAAGATGTCGTTCAGTCTGTCTTCAAGCAATTGCAGTCTCATTAGTTACCTCCTGTTCTGACGACGCAGTCGTACAGACTTCCAAAGAACCGCTCCGCCTGAATGCGTGCCCTCCACTTCTTGCCGCTGTACTCGGACTCCTCGAATGCCCTCGTCTGGTAGTAGTAGCCGTTGTCATCCCTGAACGTTCCGACGAAGCCCAGCTTCTGGTCCTTGTCGTTCCACAAGGGAAGCTCGTAGAGAAACCCGCGCTCACTCAGAACGTCGAACATGACTGCCTCTGCTTCTCGACCTCGCGGCGATTGCGAACGTTTCGTTGAATGGCCTCAGCGTGGGCCTGCTGGCGTTGCACCGCTTCCTCCAACCGCTGGGCCTCATGAAGTCCGCACGAATCCCGTACCCCTATAATAATGCCCTCAGCCAAGCCCCAAGAATAGGCGTCGTCAGCCTGACGCAACCTGCCGACTCTCACAGCTAAGGCGATAATCGTGTCGTCGTTGAGGCTATCTCGCCGCATTGTCGTCCTCCCCCAGCTCATTGAGCAGAGCCGCCATATGCTTGCAGCGACCGTGGAACGTGAAGCCTCGGCAGTCGCACCCGCTGGGCCACACGTTATGCACGATCCCAGGCTGCGACACCGACGTCGCGAAGAACTCCTGCTGGCTGAAGCTCTTGAAGATACGCACCCCCTCCTCCCTCGCCCGTCCAAGCAGGCGCTTGAAATCGCCGTACGACATGTCCATTCCGACGGGTTCATGCACCCGAATTTCGCCGCTCTTGGTCACGTACTGCACTACTGGAAGCATTACCCCTCCTATCGAACCGCTGCCCATACCACGGACGCGGCACTGAACGCCCACACGAACACCCAACCATACTCCGCGATCAGGTTCATGTCACTGCCTGCCTCCTCACTAATCCTCGGTGAAGTGTCGTTATGTCTCCCTATTACGACAGCACTACCCGCCGTTCTGTGCCTTTGTTCGATCTTCGATGAGTAGGCCATCGTGATAGATCGCCGCCGACTGATATGCCCCACTCACCCACAGGATGCAGAGTGCCGCTGCTGTCATACGTACCCGCGTACTTAGCCGTATCGTGGGGTAAGGAAACATCGTATCGGCGCGATCCTCCCACCTGTCGTCTGAGAACTCCTCGACCGTTCGTTCCCCGTCCTCGGTGACTCTCACTACTTTCCACATTAGCGGAACCTCCCTTCCTGTATCAGGTGACTCACCACCTGATTCTCGACCTCCCGCTGCACCCGTTCGAGCAGGTACCCCACCGACTCATTGACCTCCCTCAGTGAAGTCTCTGGCGACACGCCTCGTGGACCGTTCTGGAACTCGAAGTCCTCCAGTGCCAGCACGACCAGCCGCTCGATCAGTTCCTCCGTTAGCTCTCCCATACGCCTGCTCCACTGATCCCGAGCCGCGTAGACGTCGAGCCGTGCCTCCTGCTGTGTACTCATGCCTCTCTCCTATCTGGTGTACAGATCGTACTCATGTTGCCAGTCGGCAATCTCTTCCTCGGTCCACAACGCAGGATTCGAGCCAGTGCCGACACACATGGTGCAGTTCTGGATGTAGGTGCTGCCGTCGGGTCGCGTGACCAGTCTCCATCCCTCTCCGTTGCAGACGGGGCACTCCTGGGGCACAGGCTCGGGCACAGGCTCCTCGTGCATCTTCTCGACGCACTTGTATGACAGCTTCCGCAGTGCGTCGATCATATCAGGTGTGAACATCGAACGTGCCCCTCTCTCCACTAATACGCTGCCATCGCTCGGCAGTCCTCGATGAACTGCTCCCGCTTGTCCTCGGGAAACAGCTGGCCGAAGAACCAGTAGCGGGACTCCCACCCCTGCTCCTCGTTGATGCCGATGAGTTCGTTGGTGAGCCGAGCCATCGCGTGCAGGTGTGTGATGCTCAGGTTGATGTTGTTGTCGGCAATCGCCTGCTGGTAGCTCTGCAATGCCTCGCACGCCTCGCCGTGTACCGTTGCGTAGTCTCGCACGCTAGTCCTCCTCTCCTGCCCACGCCTGGGCCGACAGTCGATCAATCTCCGCGTTGTAGACCTCTCCCATCACGTCCCATGCGAACGATGTCAGCGCGATAATCGTGACCACATACTCGCCACGCTTGGGGAATAGAATCATCGCCTGCTTGTAGACGATGCAGTTTGAGCCTTGAAACTCAGGCGACTCAAACGGGAAAAAGGGCTCTTGATTGTATGACCTGCACCGCTTGTTGACTGCCTCCATGAATCGCTCGTACGCCTGCGAACCGCCTGTAATCTGCGCCCGTAACGTGTGGAACGAATACCAACCGTGTGAATGGTTCATGTTTTCCTCCTCTATCTGAGCCTCTAAGCCAACATTGCGGTTTCTTCGTCAAGAATCTCTGATGTCCCGTCTACAAGAAACGGTCGAGGAAGATCGTCGCAAGCCGTAACCTCGTAGACGCATCCAGACAGCTGCTTCGTGATACGCACCCATCCTTCTGTCAAGGTACACCACACCTCCTGACCGACCTGAAAATCGCACATGCTTCCTCCTCTACTGACAGTAGCAGTACGTCGGCGTGCTGGGATATGCGCTGGCAATCTCCCCGCCTGCTATGACCTCGTCGCGGTACGCTGTCGCTTCGTCCCTGGACCCCCATCCAAGGCTCACCCACTGCTCGTTGCGCCACACCATGACGCACCATGCGCGGTCACAGCTTGGTACATTCCTCAACATTGGTTCCTCCTCTACGATACCCTCTACTCTAAGGGCACGATGCAGGGTGCCTTGACACCCTGACTCGTAACCTCAGCTGTTTGCTAGCCGCCAATTTCATATGCGATGCGGTTCAGTGGTTCTCCGTTGGACCGCAGTTCAACCACGGCAAGATTCTCCTGGGTCTGTCGCCCGAGCTTGTCGATGACCTCCTTGAGGTCCATCCCGTAGGCCTCTGCGGTGACGTCGCCCGTCGTCTGGTCGATGAGCTTGCCGCAGTACCCCGCGTAAAATTTCGTCAGGTCGATGTAATGCGTCTGTTCCATGCTTTCCTCCTAGCTAAACGGTGGACCGTCCCACGGCTCCTGCATACCCGCCTCTACTCTACAGACCTCGCACCAGCCAAGGGGATCAGCTGAGTGGCGCAGGGCCAGGGAGAGAGTGTCATGCGCCACGATGAACCCGTGATCCTCGCACACCGTCTGCCAGCGGCCCCCAGCCGTGTCAAGCATCGCCTCCTCGCCATCGTAGACCGCCACGATGCGGCCCGTCTGCCGCGCTCGTGCCCACTTCCTCAGCCCCGCATGGTCGGGCCAGTTTCTCATCGCCAGAACCTCCCTCAGAGCGTTGACTTGTCTTGGTACCGCCCGAGCCACGCTCTCGCATCTGCCAGACTTCGATGAGCGTTTTCCAAGCGTCGGGCGTCTCTAGCAGAAGCATCGAACGATGGAAGACTGTCGCGTTCCGCCTGTGCCGCCCTCTTTATCTCGGCACTGATGCGATCTATCTCTTCTTGCAGCCGAGAAATGTCCTTGCGAGATAACGCTCGACTCATCGCCAGAACCCCCCGTCGCTGTAGACGTTGATGAGACGGTCGCCCTCGTACACCTGCGCCTGCCCCCCGTCCTGATCGACCCACGCTTGCGCCTGGGCGTAGGCATCGAGCAGGGTCGAATACTCACGCACCAGCCCCCTCAGCGTTATCCATTGTCCACGCTCGTTGAACCCGAAATGCTTGACCTCGAACATTGTTCCTCCTCCTATGCTTGTGGGTACGCCTTTGCGACGTCCCTACCCTTATGGGTCAGCAGCACCTTGAGATTGCTGAGGCTCAGGCTTTCCCGCTCGTACCGCGCCCTGGCCTGGGCCTCATCGTCGTACTGCGCAAAGAACCATGACGGTCGATCCGACCAGACCCCCGAGGGCGCGAGATAACTGACCGACCACTCTGTCACCCTAATCTTCATAGCTTCTCCCCCAGCACGCCGTTGCCGTGGAACGTTATCGTCCTGTAGTGACCACTCGCCACAAGGTGCCTGTTGCGCTTTCCCGCTGCCTGCTTGACTGCCTGGAACGCCACGAGAACCTCCAGCCTCGTGACGGTTCGCTCGACCTCGCTCCGCCGATTCTCGTTGTGTGCCCAGCACGCCATCCTGTGAACATGGGAAGCGGCATCGACCTCCGCCTGCAACCGCTCCCCCTCCTCGTCCAGATGCTCCCACACGGCGTCAGTCTTGTTCGTCATCCTCCCACTCCTCGTCGTAGCCGTTGATACGGTCGGCTCGAAGCTCCATTTCCTGCGCCAGCTTCGCCAGAACGTGTTCCCGCAGCTGCCTCGTCAGCCGCTTGACCCCGTAGTGATTGCAGATCGCCTCCCTCGGCGCGTAGACGATGCCTGCCAGCCCCGCGTCCCACGGACAGGTGAACTGGCCCCTCGGCGTGGTCGTGGCACAGAGGGCCACCCCGCCATGCACGTAGGCGTAGACAGGGAGCGCCACCCCGCGCCCAGGCTCGTTCAGATAGGCGACCGTGCCGCTGATCGTGACCTGTGCCCGTGCAGGCAGCGTGTCCACGAACCGCTCCAGGTCTGCATCGACCGAAAAATATCTGCTGGTCGTCTTGCCGTAGAACGTTCCGATCATCGTTGTGCCTCCAATACTGTTCGTGCCTCGTCCCATTGAATCCACCCGTCGCGTAAGTCCTCGGTTAGCTCGGCAATCAACCCCCTTTGCGTACCCTGCGGTGCCGTTACCTGCTGCCTCGTGACCTTCCCTGCAATGCGCAGCGTGCGCAGGATCACGAATCTCCCCTGCGCGTTCGTGGTGGCCTTGTATGTGACCCTCATCGTGACTTCCTCTCTCTACCCTAACACTCGCTCGATCAACGTTCGTGCCCTCATCGACGGCTCCCGCGTCAAGAAGCCCTTGCCGCGTGCTGCCTCGTAAGGAACGGGAGTCTCAAACTGAGCAGCTGTCACATCCAGCACCTGACCGTCGAGCGTCCGCAGAAACCAGTGTGACGCCCCCTCGTGCCTCACGTGCATCGGTGTATCGACCCTGCCCCGTAGATGGTACAGAGCTTCACTAGCCACGTAGCAGTGCCCCGCCAGCGGATGGCTTCGACCCCTCCATTCAGGCCGCAGCAGATCAGGCGTGAGACGTGCAACAACCGCGTCAACCATCGTGACTACCTCTCTCTACCCTAACACAGATTCCAGCGTCTCGACCGCTTCGAGCATGTTCGCCCGAGCTTCCTCGATCTGCGCCAGCAGCCGCTTCGATACCTGCCGCCTCCCCCTTGCCTGGGCCTCTACCGACTTGAATCTCGATGCCGCATCAGCCGCCTTACGTCGAGCCGCCTCGATGCGCTCCGCCTTCTCGACAGCCTCCCGCTTCCGCCGTCGCTCGACGCGATCCCTGATCCGCTGTTGATCGAAGTCCGTGAAGAAACCCTCCAGCTGCACCGTGAACCTCCTCTACCCTTCCATTCCCGCTCGGCTTTCAGCTTCCAGTTCCAGCCTGTGAGCTTCGTCATAGCCCACCCAAATCTGCACGGTGCGTCGAATGCCGCGCTCCATGAACAGACCCCGATCTTCGACAACCCTGCTGTCCTCCTTCATGTCCCGAAACGCCCCAGCCCACAGCTTCAACAGTAGCTCCCGCTGCTCGTTATCCACGCCTGAACCTCCTCGCTAAACCAATCGGTGGAGCTGGGGGGAATCGAACCCCCGTCCAGACCACGAGCCACCCTTATAGAGTGGATGGGCTTGTTTCTGTGCGCGTTCTCGCCCGTCCCGTACCCTGTCGATACCATGACAGCCCCAGGTGAGGCCCAGGGTCGGGCCTCGATGCTTACTTGACTTCCGTCGTGACACTGCGAACGGTGAGTCCCTTGAACCAGTCCTTGAGGTCATCGTCGTGCTGGAGAAAACTGGCAAAATCTCTCAGCAGTTCGTCGAAGGGATACGGCTCATCCTCGGCCATACCCCACGCCCCCACAGCCTTGCGTTTGTTGTAGGTGACGTTCAGCGTGATCGTTGCGCGTGCCATCGTGTTACCCTCCTACTCGCAGATGCAGAACGACTTCATGTTCCCACAGAACAGGCACTCGTCGGGATGAGACTCGGCCAGAATGATGCACGGCACGTCGTAGAAATACTGCGCCAGCACCTTGACCTCGTCCAGCCCGTCGTACGCGGCCTGAGCCTCCTCCTTCGTCTCGAACGTCGTTACCTTCTCGTCAGTGAGAACCGCGTACCACATTACGTCCATCGTGTGACCTCCTCGTGTGAATCGCCAGTCCGTTTCTCCCTACCCTTGCAGGGGTACCTTCGTGAGCGAGTACCGCTCCAAGAGAGAGTCGCGATATTCGTCAATTTCTTCGTCTGTCAGGTCGTCGTAGACCTCGACCTCCTCAGTGACCCCCTCTCCAATCTCAGCGTTCATTGCCGCCACAGCTGCCGCCTCGTTCGCGTACACCCCCACGACATGCACAATGTTCTCGTCCTGGTTCTCGTACATCAGCACCACTACATCCATCGTGCGACCTCCCGCCTGCTTGTGCAGGCACGTTCTACCCAACGCCTGAGCCTCTCGCTAGGCATCAGGCAGGGCCAGCCGCTGTCATTCAGCCGCCCTGCTAGGTGCCTACCTCTTACCCTCTACCCTTATCGGTTGTATGGGGCATCCATGAAGATGACCTGATGGACGCGATTGCAGGCCTGGCACCTGTAATGCCCCTGCCAGTCAGAATCTTCTGGCGGTCCATCGGGCATGTCGGGATCATCCCCGTACCAGTCGAAGGTGTGTGGGTCCGCCGCGTAAAACCCGCTACCCTCGGCAGTGTTCCCGCACTGGCAGCGGTAGCCATTCATCTGCTGCGCGTAGATTCTCTCCATTGTACCGTGTCTCCTCTCGGTGAAATGCTGCCCCTACCCTTAGGGCAGTTCTTCCCAGTTCTCTTGTTCGATCATGCTCAGTCCCGACGCCGCATCCTCAGCCAGCACGTCGGCTGCGATCTTTCGGAACAGCATGTCGGCCTGGGCACCTTCCCGCGTCACTCGCGCACGCACGTTGTGAACGGCATAGCTGACGTGCAGCTGTTCCGCCACACCCTCCGCGCAGGTTGCCTCTAGCGATTCACGCACCCCAACGCAGGCGTCACGGAGCGACTCGCCTCCCTTCACGACCCCGACGATCAAACGATCCAGTTCCCACAGGTATCCCGTCACTGCTACCTGATCCATGACTACCTCCTCGAAACGCTGGCGGGAGCCACGATTGACCCCCGCCCCTGAGCCTCACCACTCGATAACAGCCGCCCGAGTGATGTATGTCTGCTTCTGCCCCTTGTACTCGCCGTGCTGCTTCACGGTCGCCTTCAACACGACCGTGTGCCCCGTGTCGTGCGCCCAGTTGAAGTTATTGCTCGACCGCCAGACGACCACGTTGTTGTCGTCGTCCGTGAATCGGATCATGTACGTGATCCCGTAGTCGCCTTGAAGCTCGATGCAGCCCACGACGTTCAGGGTGAACACGTCGCGCTTCCCGACCTCACCAACCCACTCGCTCGGGTTGGCCTCCTCAGCCTCCCGCTTCCGCCGCTCGACCTCGATGCGCTCGACCTCCCGCAGGTAGGCCTGCACCAGACTCGCCACGATGCCGCTGTTGCGACCCGTAACCTCGTCCAGGCTGCTCGCCGTGCGCAGGTTGTAGAGGTAGTCGTTCTGCACGTCGGCGGGGATCGCTCTCGCCCACTCGACGGCCTTCGTCGCCAGTTCCACGTCGGCCTGCCCGACCGAGAAGCCGTCCCGCTCCATATCCGCGAAGGCGTCCTTGTTGTAGCCCATCGGCCCGACGACCCACACCCACGCCTGATCCGCAGTCGCCTGCCTGCCAACCCCGTAGCGTGCCTCCGTGCGGGAGAGCCAGCCGTACATGCGGATTGCCGCCGCACAGATCGCCACGTAGCCGAACGTTTCCTCGCCCCGCTCGAAGCCCCCGCCTCCCCCGCCGAAGCCCTCCTCGGCCTCCTCGCCCAGCCCTCGAAGCTCGTCGAGCCACTGAGACTGGGCCACCAGATGCTCGGCGCTCGTGCTGCCCACGAAGTCGGCCAGACAGTTCCGACCCACCTGGGCGTAGCGCCCGTCCTCGTGCTGGATCACAAAGACCTCTTTGCGGTAGCGGTTCGAGTGGCAGTGGTCGCACGTCATGTCGCTCGTGCGGTACCGCTGGGGTACCTCCACGTCGCCAGCCGCTCGGATGATGTTGCCTGCCTCGGTCGGCTCGATGGTGGCGATGAAGCGCCAGCCGCTGAGACGCACAGGCTCGGCGTTGAGAATCTCGACCTCGTACCACTTCCGTCTGTACGGGTAGACCTCGATGCCAAGCTCGTTTCTGACGGTCGTCTCGTACTCACGCAGCACCCGAAGCTCGGCCTCCACGCAGCCCAGCTTCCGCGCCCGTTTGTTCAGGTCGTCCAGCTTGGCCCTCAGCCGCCCCATGTTCACCGCAGGAACAGTGAACGTTCGCTGCTCGTCGCTCATTTCCGCCCTCGCTTTCCCTGCTCGTGCTTCACCGTGTCCATATCGTCACGGTTGTACCGCTCGATCAGCAGCCAGCAGTCCTCGCTGCCCTCTACCCTATAGAGCCGCTGAACCTCGGTCGCCTTCGCCAGCGTGATCCCCTCGCCGCCCCGCGTCAGCCGCTCGACGCAGCCCGAGTCGCAATAGCTCTGCGAGTCGCCCATGATGAATACCGCCATCGTTCCCTCCTCTAGCCTTGCAGCCTGAGACTTGCTGCCGCCGACCGAACGTTCTCCCACGCCTGCCACCCGAAGAAAAGCTCGATATGCTCCTCCAGGTGCATTAGCTCGACCGCACAGGCCCGAGCCATGCCCTCGTATCCAGCCGCCTCGTGTTCAACCCTGCGATCTTCCAGCAGCGCGACCTCGTGCAGTGCCTTGTCGAACTGTTCCCTTGTCATGCCCTTTGTCCTCCGTTCCTGAGTCAGATACCCGAGTCAGGCATCAGCGAGAGGCCCAGGCCTGAGCCTCTCGTAGGTGCCTACCCCAACAGAAACCACACGACCGCCGCTATGATCCCCAGTAACCAGAACGGCACGTTCAGCCGCAGCCACAGGTGCTTGCCCAGCAGCCACACGTTGACGTGAATCGTCATGCTCCTCCCTCCCGCTGGTACGCCTCGATCTTCGCCTTCGCCGCGTGGTAGATCGCCTCTAGCACGTCGAACGGAACCTCGATGGACTCGTTCGGCCAGTAGTCATCGTCAGCCGATGAGTAGTATTCAACCGACACGTTGAACGCCCCGTCACTGCTCATACGCAGGGACGCCTCAACACCCGCGACCTCCTCCGTCTCTGGTCGCTCGTACAGCCCCCGCTCCGTGGTCGTGTTGAACTCGACTGCCTCTTGCAGCTTCGCCTGGTCGATCATGCCTACCCTCTACCCTTCCACTGATTCAGCTGCCAGACCTCTCGGTGCGCCACGCTGTAGAACTTCCAGAACTTGCCGCTGTCCCTCGTCGCTGCCTTCGTCAGGTGCAGCGAACACATGTAGACCGTGCCATCGTCCGCCGAGGCAATCGAGCCTGCCGCGAACCCTGTGTTGGCCTGCCGCCTGCACTGGCGGATGTCGTCGCGCCTGCTTCGCCGCCTCACCGCGCACTCACACTGCACCATCTTGACCTCCGATCAGACCCCGCTCGACTGCCGCCCTGTGCAGCCCCGCGAACGCCTCAAAATGTGCCGTACACCGATCAGTCACGTACTTGGCGGCATACTCCGAGCGCCACCGCAGCAGCTGGGCCTCAGTCGCAAGGTGCCCCAGCCCGAGCCATACCAGCATCCCCGCTGTCGCCTGTGTCTTACCCACGACGTACCTCCTCGACCTCGCTAACCGTCCAACCGCACTCCTCCAACACAGCCTTCGTCGCCTCGGCATCGCTGCGATACATGAATCCGTACACATACGGTCCCTGCGGATTGTCTGGATGTGACGCCTCGATGGTCCAATTGTTGAAGCTCGCTACCCATGCCGTCTGCATCGTTTCCTCCTGTCATGCCCCTAACTTACCACGTCGCCGCCAGTGTCGCCTCCTGACAACCACAGACCGCCGTCTGCTCGGTGAAGTAGTCCACGAGTGCCTGCCCCGCGACCTCGTCGGCCAGCATGACCTGTCGGCAGTCCTCGTACACCGCGCCCTCGATGCTCCCGAAGAGCGCGAACCGCGCCAGCGCATTGTTCCGCGCATCGCTGTGCAGGTGCGCCAGTTCCCTCATCCGCCGCTCTCGCTCGTTCATCCCTGACTCTCCCTCGCTCGCCGCCGCGCCTCGTCGCCCAGGCGGACCCGCTCATAATCGACTTTTATCATTGCCGCTTTCGCCGCGTCATACCGCTGCACCCAGTCCCGCACTGCCTCCTCGCTGACGCCCTCCCGCAGCAGGTTGATGCCCTTCTCTGCCGTGGCGTAGTCCATGCAGCAGGCCACGACCGAGCCGTGAAACCTGACCTGTGGGTGTGTCTTGCCCGTCAGGATGCACGGCTTCATGCTGACGGGCCAGTTACATTCGATGTGGTACTCGCGTTCCATGTTGACCTCCTCTACCCTATATCGTGCCTGTGCAGGCATCAGCGAGAGGCCCAGCCCTGAGCCTCTCGTAGGTGCCTACTCGACCTCCACCGTGTACGTCTGCCGCGTCTCCGTCTCGCCGTCTGCCGTCATCCTCACCACGTATTGCCGCGCCCCACTGCCGCGAGGAAAGACCCGCATCAGGGTGAGTGCCGCCGTCTGCCCGATTGTCTCGGCCATCTGCTCGTCCTCGACCCTGTCCAGCATGCGCTCTGGCGCGTCTGGCTGCTCCAATGTGATCGTGAACATGCCTACCCAACCTCCACTTCGTCTGGCCCCAGCTGCACCAGATCGAGCGTGACCCGCTCGCCCACGAAGTAGGGATCAATGTCTGCATTGCCCGTGTACTGCACCCCGTCGAACACGCGGCAATACTTCGCTAACGCCTCCCACGCGGCCTCCTCGCTCGAATGCAGGCTGACCAGATGGCCGTCCTGCGCGAACACTGGAAAGATTCTCATTGCCTGCCCTTTCGCTACGCTGGCGGGTGCCAGATCGACACCCACCCCAACCCTGAGCCTCTACCCGTACACCTTCCCCGTTATGTGGACCTGGGCGACGTACTCTGCCGCCTCTGACCGCTTGTCGAACGTCAGGATGGCGGGGATGCCGTGGTCATCGTGAATGGGCATCCAGCCCCACGGTGACTTCAACACTCGGCCCCGCGAGTGCCCATCATCGCCGCCAATCGGCTGACCGTCGATCAGCACATCGTAGAGCGGCGGAGCGCCCCTGTGCGCCCATTTTTTCATGGTGACTTTCATGCTCTCGGCCCTCCTACCGTCATGGTGCCCCGTTGACACCCCTCTACCCTTAGAGGTTCCAGCCCGTGATAATCGCCCTACTCGCATTGAGTTCGGCCCCGAGCCTGTCACCGTTCAACGCGCACTGCTCGGCATCGAGCGCCATCCCTGCCGACTGTCCAGCCCTCTCGGGGTTGATGCAGTCCTTCGCCGCACGGATGGCCTGTATCACGTCGTGCCACATCCCCGCCTGCGCCTCAGCTGCCGCCATTTCTTTGTTCGCTGTCGCCAGCGCATCGTTGAGCATCCTGTTCAGCTGCATCGTGTCCTCCCTGTCGTGTGCCTAATCCGCTGCCTGTGCAGGCATCAGTCAGCGGCCCTGGTCGAGCCGCTGATAGGTGCCTACCCGTCAGCCTCCTCCGCGTCACAGACCTCGGCGCAGCCCTGCGTACACTGCTCCATGTCGGGCGAAACCTGCTCACAGACTGCCCCGTCGGGCCACGAACTGTGCGTGTCCCAGCACGCATCCAAGCATTGATTGCACGTCATACCGCTACCTCCTCAGGTGCCTGCCCTGCGGCCATCCTCACGCATACCAGCCGTTGAACTGCTCGCGAATCTCTGCGGCTGTGTGTCTGCTGGGGTCGCCTATCGCCTGCCCTCGCCCTTGCAGGCACAGCACGCATACGGCAGGCTCCTCGTCCAGATTGACAGCCGTACTATCCCAATCGAACCAACGTTCGCACTCAGGGCATTGGACGACGCCGCGTTCAATGTCTAGTTCGAAGGTGCCGTCATCCCGCCGATGCGTGGTGTTGAACCAGACGTAATTCTTTGCCATTGCCTCTACCTCCTCAGGTGCCTGCCCTATCGCCAAAACTTACCGTTCTCGTAGACGTTGACGAGCCTACTGCCCTCGTAGACCTGTGCCTGCCCTCCCTCGCTATCCACCCAATACCGAGCGAATGCGTAGGCGTCCGTCAGTGTCGCGTACTCCCTGACGTTCGCCCGTAGCGTGGTCCACTTACCGTTAGAGAATCCGTAGTGCTTCACTTCGTACATGACTCACTCCTTCGATGTGCCTGCCTTGCGGCCATCCGCAGGCATCAGCCAGCACCCCGCAAGGTGCTGGTAGGTGCCTACCCGTTGACCTCCTCTACCCTTACCCCCCAATCAGGCGATACCGATAGTCCGCCCGATACTCGCTAACCTGCTCGACCTGAGCGACTAGCACGCTGTCAGCGTCCCACACGCCCCGAGCTATCACCCGCTGCCGCGCAGCCTCCGCCCCTTCGATGCTGCTGAATTGTCGCTCCCACGCGGTCCCGAGGATGTCGCCGCTCTCCAGCCTGTAAACGATTGCGTACATGGTTCCTCCTCCAAGTGCCTACCCTGCGGCCATCCGCAGGCATCAGTCAGCGGCCCGAACCCGAGCCGCTGATAGGTGCCTACCCTACCTCGCAGTGGCGGAGCGCATCGGGGATATCGTTGAACTCCTCGACGGCCCGAACGATTGGCGCGGGTCCACTGTGTACGGCAATCGTGCAGTCAGCACCCGCCCCGTACGCTGTGAAGTCAGCACCGACCAACGCCAGCAGCAGTACCAACAGTTCGAACATGGTTTCACGCCTCCTATGTGCCTAGCTTGCAGCCAACCTGCAAGCACCAGTCAGAGGCCCAACCCAACGCCTGAGCCTCTGATAGGTGCCTACGTTATGGGCACCGCTCACCCGTAGCACTGCACTCCTCGGGATCATGCCCCGCAGCAGTGCAGACCTCGAAACACGCGCCAGACTCCAACCCGACACAATCGCCGCACCACTGATAGCAGTAGCCGTCGAATGGGTCGCAGTAGGTTGGACCGCCACACACCGAACACGTACCCATCTTTTACCCCTCCTACCCTATGCGCACTTCCCGAGCGTGCCGAACGTCCCATATCGCTAGTTGGTTGTGTGCCTGAGCCAGGGCCACCGCGTCAGATTTGCGCCGAACATTGACAACGGGATCAATGTAGACCGTCCCGTCATCGTTCCACGTGCCCCAGGTGCCGCCATCGCTCACCACGCTATCGAGCAGCCCCGCCAGCGTGGATGTATCGTCAATTCGAGCCGTCAGGCTATTGTCAGACAGCCCGACCATGTAACCGCTCGCATAATCGAGCAGCCCGCTACCGTCGAAGGTTGCGCCATTGTTGGCGCGGGTCGCCTTGATAATCTCGGATGTCGAGAACATCGTGACTCACTCCCACTTGCCGAACGTGCCTACCCTGCGGCCAACCCGCAGGCACCAGACGGGGCACGCGATACCATGCCCCGTTAGGTGCCTACTGTACTTCCTGCCTCTACCCTAATAGCACGCCACCGATAGAGCCATTGCTGGCGATGGTGTCGAGAATGTCGCGGATATCGTCTGTCATCGTGCCTACCCCTACGCTAGTACCGTGATACCTCAGTCAGGCATCAGACGGGGCACGCGATACCATGCCCCGTTAGGTGCCTACTTTGCCGCCACTTTGTCAGAATCGACCAGGCGGATAGTGCCTACTTTGCCGCCAGTTAGTCAGTTATCCAGCTGGGATTAGCCAGCGCTATCCGTGAGCGTGCCCTACCGTCTGCAACGGTCGTAACCCGCAAGGTGCCATCGTTCCAATTTGAGACTATCAGCCGCCTACCGTCTGGTAGACCGAGGCTAGCGGTAGCGTCTGGTATCTGTGCAAACGTGGTGGCATTCTCCCACGCGGTGCGGAGCGTTCTGTACTCGTGAGCGGTGCCGAAACCGTCGCCGTTGTCGTATCTAACTGTGAACATTGCGCCTACTCCTCGACTATGTGCCTACCTTGCGGCCAACCCGCAAAGTGCCTGCCTATCGGCCATCGCCAGACATCAGACGGGGCACGCGATACCATGCCCCGTTAGGTGTCTACCCCTAGGCCTGAGCCACTACCCCGAAGATAGGTAGATGGGATACATGGAACCCGAAACCCGCAAGGTTCCACAGTGTCCATTGGACCGCGAATACTGGCAGTTCGGGAAGTTCAACGCTCGCCCAAACCTGCCACGCCTCACTGAGAATCTGGTACGCGGCGTCACTGGTGAATGTCGGGTTTACCGTGGCATCCTCACCCGCCGCGTACAGAGATAGGCGCATCATCCAAACGTCGAGCGTGAATACTGGCGCGTAGCAGTCCCACAATGCGACCGCCATCGACGAGGTTTTGGCCCCCATGCCGCGTAGGGTAATCAAGCGGTCAAACGTCATATCGTCAGCGGTAATTGACTGCAATAGGGGCAGTGCTGCAAATACCGCTTGAGCCTTATTTCGCCAGTACATGAAGCGGCCAGACTCGCCAGACTTGAGGGTAACGCGCATGACATCTTCCACGTCACCGACCGTTTGCAGGTTGTCGATGATCGGCGCAATGTTCGCCGCTAGTTCAACGTTGAAATTGAACGCCAGTTGCGGCGATAGGATGGCGAACAGCACGCAATGGCGAGCGTATAGCGTGGGATTGTCGAGCCGCATTGATTGCATACGGGTGAGTTCGGCCAGCACTGGCGCGGCATTTTCACGCACCAACGCGGATAGATTCACGCTGGAATCAGTCAGACTATCCGCAAGGTTTTGCGCGTGGGTTTTGTTGATTGCCAGCGTGGGCAGTTCGGATTTGCGAGCGTACGAAACCGTATGCAGATTGCCTACGGAGTGCGGGTTATTGATTGTGCCGAGCATTGACTATCTCCCATTCATTGCCTAGTGTCGCCAGCCGCGAAACACTGCCAAACATCCCGTAGGATGCTAGGCAGTGCATAGGCTAGTAGAGTGATTCACTACGTACTAGCCTCACACTGTATCCAACCTGCTATTACTAGCAGTCCCTTACCCTAGTAGGTGCTACGCCACTAGGGTAACTTGCGGTTAGCTATTCGCCATCGTGCCTACCGCGATTCACGAAACTATGGAATATCGCCCCGACTGTTACCAGTGATGTATTGCCGTTTGCCGCTAACCCGCTCGCCTCATTAGGGTAGTGAGTGACTCACTAGGCGAAACCTACTACCGTGAGGGATAGAGCCAAACTAGCGATACTCGCAGTACCAGTGCTGGTAACGTCTGGCGATATGAACTTGTCAAGGTGCTAAGAGAATCTAACCGAAACCCGAAGGGTCTACGTTCGTACGGAACCGTTCCACGGTAAGCAATGTTTGGACGTTCGCTAGGTTCCTCGCATCGGTTTCGAGCCTAGGCTAGAAACCTGACGGGTTAGCGTCCCGAGCGTCAAGGCTTACCCTACTGTGTGAGTGCTGCCGTACGACCGCGTTAGATGCAATTTGTAAAGTGCGCGCCCCCTCGTTGCCGAGTGGCGTTTGTCATTGCTGACACTGGTAATCTAGCAAACGCTGATCAGGATGTCAATACCCTAATTCCAGATGCCCCTACGCGCATATAATGAAAGCGGCCAGGCCGTTTGCAATGTTGAATATGCAGATAAACATTGGGCAAACGGGGCAATTTGAGGCAATTTTTGAGAATCGTAAAATTGCCTCATATTTGACCGCTCATCCCTCACATTATGGCAACCTATCGCCCTGGTCGGCATGGTTCTACGACCTCGTTAGCGGTAGCTATTCGAGCCTGCAATGTGTCGTGAATAGCAGTCTGGCGTACGCCGCTAGCACGCCGCTAGCAGTGCCCCTACAGTGCCGCTAGTGATGCCCCTAGCCTATCGTGGGAGATGCCCCTATCGTGCCACTGGTACGCCAGACGGGGCAGGCACGATTCATGAACGGCAATTCACGATAGCCTGGTTTCGTTACTAGGCAGTAAGCAATGGCGGCGGGTTGGTAACTGGCGAGTAAGGAAGTCGAGCGGGTGAATGTGAACGAGGGTATAGAATGGACGGGTTGGGAGTGAACGAGGGTAAAGTATGGGATTACTAACAGTTCGTCACATACGCGGATTATTACCAGTGGGTTAGATATGTGAGCTGCGTTTGTGAATGTGCGGTAAGTGGGTATGTGAACGAGCATAAAGCACATATGTGAACGAACGATAAGCGACCAGGCGAGTGCTGACAGTCAACCTAATCACTATTAGGCGGGTTGACACTCCAGACGGGGCTAGAATAGTGCGTACGTACGCGGGTTTAGGGGTGGCGTGGCCCCTCAAATCCGCTCCATTCGCGCGTTATGTTGACCGCTGCAAGTCACCAAAATAACTGCCCACTATTTTCGCAAATGCGCCTCGTTCAGCTCCCCCGCCCCGCTCGATTTTCACCGTTTTCGAAGCCGATCTGAGCCGATTTTCGAAATTCCAGGCGGTATTTTCGCCCTGGAAGAAATTCCTGAAAAATTCGCGCAAAATTTGGCCCTTTCTGGCCCTCTTTTCATTAAACGCCACCAGAGCGTCACTGTTGAGGCCAAAAATGGGCCTGAGAGCCGCGAAATGTCACACGAATGACACAGATATCGCGTAGGACGGCCTTTTCGGCCCTGAGGGCAAGAATGAGGCCATACCCCGAGCCTGGGCCTCACCTGCCGTCGGAAATCATGAGCGCTCTCTCTCGTGACCGAGCGCACCCTGGTCGACGGCTTACTCCTCTCTCTGTGTGTGTACTCTCCCCTATGGAATGGGAGGGGCTCAGGCCAGGGGATCGATCCGAGCTCGGACGCCTGCGCAGGCAGCTGGTACGGATTGTGCTATAACGCTGATTGCTAGGAGAGCTGGCTGCAACAGCTGTCCTGGTACAGCCAGAGGCGAGAAGCGTCACCCGAGCTCAGGGTGGCGCTTCTTTAGCTCGACCAGAAAACGTACGTTGACCCTGCTAACGTACGCTTTATTAGAACGAAGGTTCTCTAGTACTATACCTATATTAGATATATAGGGCCGATTTCCTGAAACCCCAGCTCCCGCCTAGGCATTTGGGAAATGGGGTGGTCAATGACTGACCACTTACTGGTCAATGACTGACCACCTGTAAGAAAAAGCTGACAGGTGATCGGGCCGTTGACATAGGGTATTGGGGTTGTTTTAGATGCAGGGTGCGTGTATTATGAACAGTGAGCTTACCGAATCAGACCCAATTTCCGATTCGCTTCAAAAAAAGGTAAGTTTGGAGGATGCTGTGACGATATTAATAGTGGAGGTAGGTGGACGACCGTTCAAGGTCTTCGGAAGCGAGAAGGTCTGCCCTACGTGTGGCGAGACGAAGCCGATTGATGACTTCACGGTGAACGCCCGAGCCACGGACGGCCACCACTGGGAGTGCCGCGTCTGCAAGAGCAGGCGTGACAGCAAGAGTTACGAGCGCCACCGACAGAAGCGAATCGAGATGTCGAAGCGCTACAGAGAGGAGCATCCCGACAAGCACAGAAAGTACAGCCGCGACTACAAACGTCGGAAGCGGCTGGAGGAGCGCGAGAAGCGGATACGCGAGCTGGGCCTCAAGCCCTGGTAGGTGCCTTCGGGTGCCTGCATTCAGGAGTGGTGAGGAGCGGAGCCATCATCCGTTTGCCAGCCAGCCGCGATCAAACTGACTATTGTCACCGACCGCTCGCCACTCCTGATTTCAGGTACCCGCCAAGTACCGTTGTTTCTGCGGTTGCGGACGGGGGTGTGAGCCTCCAGAGGAACGCAGCCCCATCATAGGTCATGATGTGTATGTTCCTGTGTCTCGCCCCTGTTCGTAATTGCACCTTGAGGAGCTTTCCATGTACGCCGACTGCCAGCACTGCGGCACCCAGCACGACCGTCACGGACGAGCGCACCACTGCATTTCGTGCGGTGCCCCCTTGCGTTTCGAGGAGCAGCAGTCGGTGATCTATAACGTCACCTTTAATGAATCCGCCCCGCCGACCACCTCGACCGAGGATGATAAGGCCGCTCGGGAATACCAGAACGCTCGGGTGATCGCCTGGGGCATTCTGCTGATCCTGCTCGCCTACGCTACGTTTGTCTACTAGGGGAGGCCCAGGCCAAGGGCGCTCACTGAGCGTGGCCTGTGTATTAGTTGTTTCTGAGCTAGTTTCGCGGAGATATACATGTACGAATTGAACTGGTACAAGGCGACCGTCGTGCGGCACGTTGATGCGGACACGACGGTCGTCGACATTGACCCTGGCTTCGATCTGACGATTCGCAAGACGGTGCGCTGGGCGGGGATCGATGCCGCCGAGCGGTTTACGCCCGAGGGACAGGCCGCGCTGGCCTATGTGGAGCAGATGATGCCTGTCGGCTCGACGGTGATCATGAAGAGCGCCAAGAGCACGCGGGACAAGTACGGTCGCTACCTCGCGAGGTTCTTTGGCGATAACGGCAAGCCACTCGACGTGGAGCTGGTCGAGAAAGGCTGGGCCGTTGCGTACGTCGGGCGGCAATAAGTTTCGGAAGAGTTGGATATCGAGAATCGTTCTGGCGAATGACGTGACAGCGGAGGTAATTATGGATTTTGTTCAATTGCGGGAAGCGCTCGCGGATTTCGAGCACGCTCGCTGGTCGGACTGGCAGGAGTGGGTCCACGGTCGCTGTGTCCAGAATGACGACGGCTCCCTGACGATCCCTGCCGAGGACGTCGAGCGCTGGAACAGGCAGATCGAGACGGACTACCTGGAGCTCTCGGAGGAGGAGAAGGACTCCGACCGCAAGCAGGTTGATCGCTACCTGCACCTGATCGAGGACTTCATCATTGATGCGGTGCAGGAGCAGGCCGAGCAGCTGACGCAGACGGATGTCTCGCCGCGTGAGCAGAGCCTGCGAACCCACAACCAGCTGCTCAGGCAGCGCTATCAGGGGGTTTCCGTCGATGTGGAGGAGTTGCGCAAGCTGCGCACAGAGGTCGAGCGCCTGAAGGCCGAGAGGGCGAACCTGAACAGCTACATCGAAAACAGGCTGGAGCCTGAGAAGGAACGGCTGCAGGAAGCGCGTGAACGGCTCTGGAAGCAGATGGACGAGGCGGTTGAGGAGCCCGAGTTGCGCGAGCGGTTCGAGCAGCTCCAGATGGAGTCGAGAGAAGCTCGGGTGCTGATGAACAGCCTACTCGTGTTCTTTGACCACGTGCGGGACGAGAACCGCCGTCTGTGGGATTTGGTCAACGCGCAGCGGGTCAACCTCGCCACACCATCCCCTGAGATGGGGCGGCTGGGTGAGCTGCTGCTTGAGCTTGACAGACCTGCGCCTGCGCCTCCCGACGATGAGGACGAGTGGCCCGACTGGGAGGAGGACTGATGACGACCAAGCCAAGAACCTATGTGGCCTCGATCACGGTCACTGAGCGTCCGACGGGTGTGTCGCAGACGTTCGACACCGAGCCGTGTGAGCTGTGGGATTTGCCCATTGTGGTCAAAAACATGCTGCGGATGATCGAGGAAGACCCGTATCCGTTCTGTCAGGGAGAGGAGGACGAATGGTAACGACTGCCACCGTTTCACGCACACGCCTGCTCAGCAGCCTGCGGCGAGGCGAGTTTGCCGAGTGGGACGCGAACGAGCTGCTGGCCGAGATTGTGATCGCGGAACACTTCGGTGACGCCGAGCGGCTCGCGTTCCTGAACGCCGAGCTCGATTACCGCGCCACGCGCCTGACGCGCAAGGCCTACGTGAGCAAGCTGGAGAGGGAAGACGCATGACGCTGACCTACAACGACGACGATCCCGAGGGGCGGGTGTGGGTGCCGCTACACATTTCCGATGAGGAGCCTCACTGGGAGCTGAGCGACGAGACGACGCTACAGGCGCTGGTGTTCGAAGAGGCAGACCTCGACGAGTCAGATGACAGCATGTACAAGGCGTATGTGTCTGCAGACGGAGATGTTGAGCTGTATATGACGGATTACCCCGACCATGCTGACGCTAAGGTAGAGAGACTCTGGATCGACGACATCGATCTGATGATCGAGCGCCTACAGGAGCTGAAGGCTCTGGCGTTCGCGCACTTCGGAAGGGAGTGGTCGAGCTGATGATCGTTCTCAAAGAACCCGTTCCGCTCGACCAGTGGAGTACCAGGCATCGCTGCCTTGGGTGTGAGGCGGTTGTCTCGCTGTCAGTTGGAGATTTCGACTACGCTCGCACGACCCATCTCACCGTGACGCATTACTTCCCGACGACATACTCCAACTTCGTGCGTTGGGAATGCGGATTCTGCGGGACCATCTCCAAAGTCCTCATTCCCACTAATTTGGTCAGCCAGATCGCTGGCCGACGTATCCCGATGAAGCCGTGCCCGACCTGTCACGGCGGCAGGAAGCAGCGGGGCCGCTGGGATCGCTTCACGCACTGGCTGCGGTACGGCGAGTGCATCGAGTGTGAGGGAGAGGGATGGGTACTGGCAACCTGACAACCAAGAGCCTGGGCCTCTATCACCGCCGCTGGGTGGAGGAGTGGTGCGTCATGTGCGGCTCGCCATTCATCACGCCTGTGATCCAGCACATCGAGGGGCTCGGGGATACACGCACGGGGTTCTGCTGCTGCGAGTGCGGCTATGACTCGACCAACCCGCCACAGAGTCTGGTCATCCGCATGTACTACGAGCAGACCTATCCCGAGCATGTCGACCGCGTTTTTCCGTTCGCGAGTATTAGTGAGGCGACAGGACGTGTCTGATTACACATTTACCTATCCGAGCTCATCGACCAGGCAGGTGATCGAGCTTGATCTGCGGCTGGACTCATTCTGGAAGCACAGGGGCAGGAACCCAGCGTATATCGTGATGAGCCATGACCGCTACACAGAATTCGAGCGTCAGTTGTGCGAGACGCATCGACGGGTGAACCGCAAACGGGATGAAGAACCTGGGCCTCCCATGTACTGCGATATTCGCATCCTTGTTGACGACGCCAGCTCTGGCGAGATGTTTCTTATACCGTAAGAGGAGAGATATGACACCATCGGTTGGAAGAATTGTTCATTACACGAATTTGGGATCAGTGGACGACGACGGCAACATGATCTACCCGCCAACGCAGCAGGCGGCGATCATTACCGAGGTCAACGAGACGGACGGCATATGCGACGGCACCGTGGCGCTGCACGTGTTCTACACGACGGGCCAGTTTGACATGCCGAGCGTGCCGTTCTCCGAGACGTACAAGCGCGGCCACTGGTCGTGGCCCCCGAGGGTTTAGCTGTGGCAATTCCCGTTAGTGAGTTGACATTTCCGCCGTCCGTGATGACCAAAGCAGCGGAAACCTACTACCAGAATCTGATCACCGTCCATTTCACGGAAGTGCTGGATCGGGTTGGCAACCAGTTTGACGAGGCGATGGAATCCGATCTGGTGATGTCGGATGATCCCGCAGTGGCCCAGTCCGCGTTCTTTCGGGTGTCCTTCCTCGCTGAGCTGTTTCACGCCTACGAGCGGATGTATGTCGAGATGACCGATGCCATGAAGCGACACGTTGCGGAGAACCGCATGCTGGAAGACCTGTGCCCGTGGTGTGCCTCCCCTGAGATGTTATGGGCTGACACGCAGGAGGGCGAAGCGGCGTACCCTGGCAGTCGCTGTCGTTCCTGCGGCTGGGACTCCGACTGCGACATGAGTCCAGGGAAGGTGAAATTGTGATCAACATTTGGGACACGTCTGTTGGCGGATACGATGACTTGAACGCGCTCTGCGCGAAGGCGTGGAGTGACAGCTATCCGTTAGGAATTGGAGGTAAGTACTGGCGAGAGCTTACGGAGCGCGAGCAGCAAGGGTACATGGCATTCGCGCAGTCGGTGATGGAAAAGTACTACGCCGAGCTGCAAAAAGAACCGAGCCTTAGATGATCAACATCCGCATCGACCAGTTTCCATCGACCGTGGGCATCATCGGCTCTCGCGAGTTCCCGAAGCTGGGCTGGGTGCGGCGATTTGTTGACCAGCTCAACGAGGGCACTCGCGTGGTCAGCGGCGGGGCCAGGGGCGTCGATATCACGGCCACCAATCACGCCGAGGATCGCGGTCTGGAGACAATGATCTACTGGCCCGACAAAAAGCTGCCTGTGCCAGCTCGCTTCTTCGAACGCAATACGAAGATCGTGATGGACGTCAAGAAGGCTGGTGGGCTGCTGGTGGCGTTCGAGCTCTGGCCCCGCAAGACGGGCGGCACCAAGGACTCCCTGACGAAGTGTGACAAGTACGACATTCCGTACATCCACTTTCGCATGGATCACGAGGGCCAGTGGCTCGACACCTGGGTTGGCCGCGCAGTAGTGCTTCACGAGAAGTGGAGAACGTTAGTGTTTGAGGACGACAGCTTTGGAACGCTTAGTTAGCACGGTGAGCTAATGGGATATGTCACATCGATCAGCCGAGTCGAGGAGATGCTGTCGAGAACCGATATCGATGGCCGCTGGGTTGGCATGGACGTCAGGGGAGAAGAGATTCAGTTCCACGCATCTGATGACCTGGGCCACACCGAAGCCTGGGTGGTTGTCGCCGCTCATGTGCTGGAGAGGCTCAGCGACGAGGCGCTGATCAATTTCCTCTTCGATGAGCTCGCGACTGCCCTGCAGGAATCCGTGAACATGGGGGGAAGGACGGTGTATATCGCGCAGTGAAAACGTGTACGAAATGCGGGGTCGAGAAATCGCTCGATGATTTCTACAAACACCCGAGAACGAAAGATGGCAAGCAATCGAACTGCAAGCAGTGTATGACTCAGGCAGCACGTCAGATAAAATCGACGTCCAGAACGGTCAGGCCATTCACGAACAAGCGCTGCAAAGCCTGTGGCGTTCGCAAGCCGCTCGCACAATTTGATGACAACCTTTACACCACGGACAGGCATGACTATGTCTGTCTTTCATGCAAGGGACCAGCACCAGCTCGCACCCCGAAGGTCGATCTGAACTCCGAGTGTTCTCTTACGCTTTTGTGGGATTGCTATCTTGGGGAAATGCGGTGTGCTCAGTGTGGAAGGCAGCTGCCTGCTGTGATCCGTCAAGAGTTGCGAGGGAAACTGTCACCTGACATGTCAGGCGCGGTCGAGCTGATCGAGTCTGTCAAGCGGTTCGATTTTGAATGTTCGGGGTGTAGACGTAGGCGCGGTCGAGCTGATCGAAATCTTCATGACATGGAAGAACGTAAGCAGCGTGCCGCCTCCAGAGCGATAGGTACGTGGCTCATGCGGCTGTCTGAGGCGTGTTGCGACTGATTTTCTCCTTTTTAACTGATCAAACGTATTATATCAAAGTAGAAGGGTAAACCAACCTACCAACAGAAGCGTGCGTTCGGAAGGGAAACGAGCCTCTCGGTCGGAAGGCGGCACGTCGATTCTGCTGACCATTATTTGAATCAGATACCCCCTGGTACCGAAGCTCGACCGAGCTTGTCGACCAGGGGGTTTTGATCTTCATGAGGACTACATGACATACGACTCTCGGGCCGATACACAGGCCCATATTGATCGCGTGAAGTACATCCTTTACGGTATCGTCGACGAGGTCATCGAACGCGCTCGCGTGCATGACGCCTCGAAGCTGGAGTCTCCCGAGAAGGAGCTCTTCGACGAGATGACGCCAATGCTGGCGCAGCTCGACTACGGCACACCCGAGTATTACGCCGCGCTGCAGAAGCTCAAGCCTGCCCTTGACCACCACTATGCGGCCAACGATCATCATCCCGAGCATCACGAATACGGGATCAACAGCATGGACCTGATCCAGCTGCTGGAGATGATCGTCGACTGGAAAGCCGCCTCGGAGCGGCACGAGTCGGGCAACATCATGAACAGTATTGAACACAACCAGAAGCGGTTCGCGATCAGCGATCAGCTCGCGCAGATCATACGAAACACCGCGTATCGTCTCTGGTCTTATTAAGACTCAAATTTATGTGATAGCCCTCGCGCCTTCGGGTGCCGAGGGCTTTTTTTATTGCCCTCTCCAGGTGACATGATGTCATTCTCCAAACACATCGATGAGCAAGCCTGCCTGCTCGAAGACGTCTTTCAACAACCACTTCAACGCAAGCAGATTATCGATGACCTCCTCTACGCCCTCGAACACGCCGAGCCCGACGACTGGGATCGCGACCGCAGGGCACGGTTCAGGCACCTCAAACACACCCTGAGCCTCCTCAAACACCACACCAACCAATTCCACACCTAATCACGAAGGGAGAAGGCACATGGACTGTCCGTGCAACGGTCAGTGTGATGGCTCTTGCTGCTGCGGCCAGTAATGGCAAAGACCGACGTCGAACGACGAGCGGAGATTCGGCAGTGGTTTCACGAACTCAAGGCGGAGCTCTCCTGTGAGGAGTGCGGCATCAGCCATCCCGCCGTCATCGAGTTCCACCACCGCGATCCCGCCACCAAGCGACACAACGTCTCGCAGATGGTGAACCAGACCCTCAACACCCAGGCAATCAAACGGGAAATAGCGAAGTGCGCCGTCCTGTGCGCGAACTGTCACAAAATGTTTCATTTTTATAATAAGGAGTAATAATCATGGCGAATAATCTTTCAGACTACTTAGAGAACGAGCTGCTCGACCACGTGACGGGCAAGACCGCGTACACGATGCCAACGCCGTATCTGGCGCTGTTTACCACGCTTCCAGGCGAAGACGGCACGGGCGGAGTCGAGGTTTCGACGTCGGGTACCGCGTATGCGCGACAGGCGTGCTCAGGCGCGACGTGGAACGCGGCTTCGGGCGGTTCCATCTCGACGGCTTCCGATGTGACCTTCCCCGCTGCGACGGCGTCCTGGGGAACGATTGTCGGTGTTGGTTTGTATGACGGCGATGTCGAGGGTGCTGGCAACCTGCTCTGGTACGGCACGGTCGGTACGTCGAAGACGATTGATAGCGGCGATACCGCGAAAGTCTCCGCTGGGGATTTGACGCTGAGCCTCAACTAATAGGAGCGCAGCATGGCACGACAATCAAACGCCACTGATTTCTTTGGTGTGCGGTATGGACGAGCCGATGCCATGTACGACGAGTATCAGGAATACCCGTTCTTTGCGCAGCGAGCTCAGCACATTGCGACGAATTATCCAAATGTTGGGAAGGTGTGCGTGGCTGCGTGCGGCCCGTACGCCTACCTCGTCAAGCATCTCGTCGTCACCCACGGCATTGATGCGTATGGGTTTGACTGGTGTAACAAGACGCCGTTTGGTGAAACGATCACCCTCGATCCCGCGATTGCGAATCGGGTGCTGCTTGATGTTGACGTGAGTAACAACAGCGACGTCACTCGGATCAAAGGCCGAGATTACGCGGACCTGAAAGGGAACGCCAAGTTTGGGCTTGTGGTGACGGAAGACCTTCTTCCCTGCACGACGGACAGTGAGGCGCAGTTCCTTGCAGGCTATCTGTCGAGTCAGGGCACTAACGTCTTGCATATCATCACTTGCGGCCAGCCAACTGACGCACATCGTGATCCAACGCTGAACTGGAAAACGCAGGCCGAGTGGCGAGCGCTGCTGAACGCCAATGGCGGCTCTGCGCATGCCTGCCTCGATGCGGAGACGCAGGGGGTGTTCTAATGCCACTTCCCGCAACAGTCAATTCGGGACTGAGTTATGCTCCGTGGCGTTCGGCGGAAGTCGGGCCATACGAGTACAACGGTAATCTGTACGGTGTGTTCCTTGACGCAACAAATACGCATATCGAGGTCTGGAAGTCGAGCGATGGTGGTGAGACATGGACAGAGCAGCATGCGGCAGGCAAGCCAACAGCCAACACATCTCAGCGCAACTACGGTGTAGCGTACGATCAAACAAATGATCGTCTCTGGATTGCGTACGACGCTGGTGACACCCGCTGGAGAATGCGACCGTTCAACCTCTCCACGGATACCTGGGGATCGGATACGTCATCGAGCCCTACCAACCCCAACTCAGCGGGACTGACTATTTCAGGGGTTCGGGAACAAGCGCCTGTCATGATGCGAGCACGCTCGGACGGCACAGTCGTCATGCTCCTTCAGTCAACAGGCGAGCGGATCATGGGCACGACATATCGTCGGGCTGATTATGCGATCTACACGCCGTCGTTGAACACATGGACTACACAGGCGGCTGTAGCGGGGTCAGGCGCGGAAGTTCACTACGATGCTCGCGCCCTTGCCCTTGATGCTGCGAATCGCGTGTATTTCTTCTACACAAGAAGCGACACGGCTGATTTATACTGCAAGACGTTGACGAGTGGAAATACCCTCGGCAGCGAAACGTTGTTGGACGCCAGCACTGGAAGCGGTGCGAACAATTACACCGCTGGACACGCTGTCGTCATCGATGACACGACCGATAAGGTGGTTGTTCCCTACGTCCAAGCGGGATTAGAACTTCAGCTTGCGTACGCAGATGTTGCAGATACTCCGTCTTGGTCCCAAGTACAGGTGTCGGCAGGGGGAACACTTGGTAATCCTGGGTATCCCGACTATACCAACAGCAATCCAGCTAGCGTCGCTGTGGACGGTACAACCCTGCACGTTCTCTGGCCGCAAGCATCAGATTCCGACCTGTATTACGATACAGGTACTCTAAGTGGTGGCTTCGGCACCGATACCGAAATCTTGGATGCTGCCACGATTCAGGGCGTTTCCGCGAACTGGGTGAACATCGGCAGCGGCGGAGTCGGGTTTTTCTACAACAACGGCGGGACGGTCTATTACAATGGGCCTGCGGCGTCTGCACCCGCTGTAACGCTGGATGCCGTGTTGAGTGGCACAGGTACGCTGGCCGCGTCGTCTGACGCCGTTCGCGGCTATCTGGCCTCCCTCTCCGCTGAAGGCACGCTGTCAGCCTCGATCCTCGCGATGGCAACCCGCCTGCTGGCGGCTTCGCTCTCAGGGACGGGCGATATCACCGCTCAAACAGACATTCTGCGGTCAATCCTCCCCGACGCACTGTCGGGCGAGGGACAGCTTTTCTCCGAAGTGCTTGTTACGATTCCGCTCGATGCCATACTGGACGGTACGGGCACGCTCTCGGCTGACGCCTTGCGCACCCGAGGCCTGCTTTCCGCACTCGACGGCAACGGCACGCTGGCCTCCACCCTCGGTCTGCTCTTTGAGCTGTCGAGTGCGATGGATGGGCAGGGCACGCTCGCTGGCGTGCTGGACCGAACCCTGGGCCTCACATCCACGCTTGATGCCACAGGCACCCTTGCAGGGGCTACCGCGATCACGCGGCCTGTGCAGGCGGGGCTGAGTGGCACGGCAGCGCTGGCAAGCGCCATCGAGCTTTTCAAACTCTTCGATTCCGCTTTCACAGGCGAAGGCGTGCTGGCCGCGCAACCTGTGATCACCAAGCCGTTCGACGCGGCAGTGTCCGCTGAGGGCACGCTGGTGTCTGCGGTCGATCTGGCCGCGATTCTCACCGCCGCGCTTGATGCCTCTGGCACACTGGCGGCTGAGCTGCCGATTACCTCTCCCCTGGTGGCGACACTGGACGGGACAGGCACGCTGGCCTCCGCATTCGATCTGACGGCGATCTTTGCCTCGGCGCTCGACGCCTCTGGCACACTGACGACTGATCTGCTGCGCGGACGAGACTTTGACGCCGCACTCGACGCTTCTGGCACGCTTGCCGCCGATGCCCTGCTGACCCGAGGGTTTGCAGGCGCGTTGAGCGGTACGGGCACGCTGGCGCTCGACCAGTTCTTTGATGCTTTCCTTTTATTCTCGGCAGACCTCGACGCGAGCGGCACACTGACCGCTGATGCTGCGAAAACGGCCATCTACGCGGCGAGCCTGGACGGTGTCGGATCGCTCGATGCGACCGCGCTGCGAGAACGCGGGATGGCGTCCGCACTCTCCGCGACTGGTGATCTGACCAGTGACGCGGCTATTCTGAAAACCTACCTCAGCGCGTTGAGCGCGGAAGGCACACTCACGTCGGCAACCGATATTGAGGCCGTGCTGACATCATCGCTCGACGCAACAGGATCGCTCACGTCAGGGCTTGACGCGACATTCGTCCTGCTGGGCGCTCTGTCGGGCACCAGCGCATTTGTCGCTGATCTGGCGGGGCAGTTTACCCAGTTCCTCGCGAGCCTTTCGGCCACGGGCGAGCTGACCGCGATGTCCTACCTGATTCGCGATCTGAGCTCCGCACAGAGCGGTACAGGCTCCCTCACGGCTCAGCCCTCGGGAACCTTTCCCCTGCTCTCGTCGCTTGCCGCCGAGGGTACTCTCGTCGCTTCACCAGCACGCGCCAGGGGCTTCCTTTCGGCGCTAACGGCTGAAGGGTCATTGACCTCGGCAACATCGCTCCTACGCCCATTTCTTGCGTCTCTGGATGCTTCAGGCACGCTGACCAGCGAACTGCTGATTGGCGGCTTTATTGAGCTGCTGAGCGCCTTGAGTGCCGAGGGCACGCTGACGGGCGCGGTTGACGCCTCGCTCGCCCTTAACGCGGCGATGAGCGGCGAAGGCACGCTGAGCGCTGCCGCCGATATTCTGAAATCCTTCCTCAGTGCCCTCGATGCCGAGGGTACGTTGGCTACCGAGCTCTCGATTGGAGGGCTGGTCGATCTGATCATCACCCTGTCGGCCACGGGTACGCTCGATGCGGAAGCCGTGGCGATCTTCGCGCTCGGCTCGACGCTCGACGCCTCGGGATCGCTGGAGAGTTCCGCCAGTATTACCAGGCCGATTGGCGGATCGCTCGACGCCACAGGCACGCTCACGGCTGGCGACATGATCGCCACACGCGGCGTGCTGGCAACACTCGACGCAACGGGCACCCTCACGGCTGAGGCCCAGCTCGGAGCGGTGCTTGCGGCGGCTCTGGACGCGCAAGGCGTCATGACGACGACCGTCGTCGCGGACTGGCTGCTCGACGCGCAGATGAGCGGGGCAGGCGATCTGCTCTCGCAGCTGGACCGCGAGTTCGTGTTCGACTCCACTCTCTCAGGTACATCGGACGCGGTCTTCTCGCTGTTGCGGGATCGGGGCTTCAGCTCTGACCTTGACGCCGCGACTGACCTGTCGACCGATCTGTTGCGCACGGCAATGTTCACGTCCGATCTGGACGCAAACGGCACCCTGGACCTGAGCCTCGACCGTCTGCGCAGCTTTACCAGCTCGCTCGATGCTGTTAGTGCGCTGACGGCAGTTGTCGATGAAATCTTCTTTGGAGACTCGTTCCCCTACGCTGTTCGCGTGGATGTAATCCCCGAGCTGCGAGCACTGGCGATCACGCCCGAGCTGTATGCACGCATCGTTATGCAGACGCTGCGCACACTGGATGCAACACCCGACTTGGAGAGACGTACAATCAAGAACAGCCTGCGCAGGCTCACTGATGTACTGGAGGTGTTCTAATGGCACTTCCCTATACCTTCAGCGGTATCAATTGGTCACAGTTCAAGAATAGCGATCACGGCCCGTGGGAGTACGGCGGCAACCTGTATTCTCTGTGGGTCGATATTCCGAACCTGACAGTCGAGGTCTGGAAGTCAACAGATGACGGAGATAGCTGGGCGGAAGTCGATGCCGCCAATCACCCAGCCATCTTCGATCATCTTGATGATCTTAATATGTCCACGTCGGGGCACTTCACTGGCACCGATATCATCGTGGGCCTCTCCAATACCAGCAACACCTCGGCGGGATTCGTTGTATTCCAATGCGATACTGACACCTGGGACGCAACGGTCAACACGAACCTCCGCTCGGCGTACAACAGCGGATTTGGTTTCTCGGGGTTCCATGCCTATGCCGCGTTGAAGCGTGCTGACAACGCGGTTGTTGTTGTCGGTCAGGGCGATACCAACGGCGTCATGGGCCAGCAGTATCGAGCGGTGCGAACCCGTATCACGTCGACAGACATCACCACGAGCACGTGGGTCATCGCCCAAACACTCGTCTTCGGTTCCGTCCAAATCCACTATGACTTCATCGGAGCCTGTGTTGATGCGAGTGGGCGGGTCTACGTCTTCGCACACAACTCAACCAACAGCAGGCTTGAATGCGCGGTCATCCTTCCCAACAATACAGTCTCGTCGCCCATCATTGTTGACAGCACCGTTATCGCGTCGGGGAACTACGCGGCGGGTATGCCCCGCGTCGTCGACTCAACGACGGATCGAGTCGTGATTGCCTATGTAAACAGTGACGGTGTTCTTCACAGAGCCTCCGCGAATGTGGCGGATACTCCATCATTTACATCGACATCGTTTTCCTCCTCCCCTAACCCCGAATATACCAACAGCAATCCAGCGAGCATTGCGCTCGACGGGACAACCGAGCATTGGGTCTGGCCTGATGATGTCGATCAAGACTTGTACTGGAAGACTGGCATTGCCAGCCCGACTGAATTGCTCGATGCCGTCACCATCCAAGGCATCAGCGCAGGCTATATCAGCAGCGTCGGCAGCGGTGGTGTTGGCTACCTGTATAACGACGGTGGCTCGGTTAAGTACAACGGGCCTGCGGGGGCGATCATTGAATCCCTCACCGCAGCGCTCTCCGCCGAGGGCACGCTCACCGCATCGTCCGACGCCACTCGTGGCTATCTTGCCGCGCTGTCCGCTGAAGGTACCCTCTCGGCCTCGATCCTCGCTCTCGCGACTCGTCTGCTGGCGGCTTCGCTCTCAGGGACAGGAACGGCTGCTGCCGAGACGGATATCCTGCGGTCGATTCTGCCAGATGCACTCTCGGGCGAGGGACAGCTCCTCTCCGACGTGATCGTTTCGATTCCCATTGCCGCCGCGCTGGATGGTACAGGCACGCTGAGCGCCGATGCGCTGCTCACCCGAGGCCTGATTTCCACGTTAGACGGCAACGGCACGCTCTCCTCCCTTCTCGGTCTGCTCTACGAGCTTTCAGGCACGTTGAGCGCGACGGGAACGCTGAGCGGCCAGCTCGACCCAACCCTGGGCCTCACATCCTCACTCGACGCTATCGGAACCCTGACAGGGGAAACCGACATCACGCGGCCTGTGCAGGCGGGACTCAGCGGGACGGGCTCACTCGCCACCGCGCTTGACCTGACGGCGATTCTCGCCGCCGCGCTCGACGCGACAGGCACCCTGACGACGAACCTTGATCGTGGACGGGACTTCGATGCCGCGCTCTCAGCCGAGGGCACGCTGGCTGCGGACCCCGTGCTGACACGGTCGCTCCTCAGCGCCATGAGTGGCACGGGCACCCTGTCCCTCGACCAGTTCTTCGACGCCTTTCTGCTCTTCTCGGCGGACCTCGACGCGAGCGGCACACTGGCCGCTGCAGCCTCACTGCAGGCCGTGTTCGCGGCGAGCCTGGATGCAACGGGCACGCTTGCCACGACGACGAGTCGGGATCGCGGGATGGCGTCCGCACTTTCCGCGACGGGCACACTGTCCAGTGACGCGGACATTCTGAAAACCTACCTCGGCACGCTCGATGCGACGGGCACGCTGGCGGCTGAGCTGTTTACTGGCGGCTTCATCGAGCTCTTGAGCGCCCTGAGCGCTGAAGGCACTGCTGAGGCCCAGGTTGAGGCGCTGTTCTCCCTGTCGTCGTCGCTCGATGCTGACGGTACGATCAGCGCGGACACCGTTCTCGTTAGAGGATTGACGGGCGCTCTCGATGCGCAGTCTGATCTGCTGGCGAGCATGGATGCAGCTCGCACCTTTGTCTCTTCACTGAGCGCTGAGGGCATTCTTGCCCTGCTCGCCTTCGGGCCGACGCAGGTGATAGGCAGTCTGCTGCGAACATCGCCTGACGATCTGCTGACGCTTATCCGCACGTCTCCCACTGATTCGCTAGAGGTGTCCCAAGTCATGACGCTTATCCGCACGTCTCCCTCTGATTCGCTGCTGATGACGCTGGATGCAACCGCGCTCGCGCCGATTGCCCTGGCGATTGTGGCACCAGATGACCCCTTTACCGATTTGCTGACGATTACCGAATCAGCTGATCCGTTCAGCCTCGCCAGAACGCTGCTGGACGACCCACTGAACCTTTCTCGCGCTGAAGGCGATGATATATCTTAGGAGTACATACCAATGCCAAAAGAAATTATTAGAGGCGACTCCTACGAGGCGGACAGGCCGATCTACGTCTTCACCTTCACGGATGACGCGCTCGCTGCCCTGGACCTCAGCGGGTACAAAATCCAGACGACCTACAAGCCTGCAATCACCACGATTGAGGAAGACCCGACCGACGCCACTGCCGAAATCACCCATGAGATTCAATTCGACGGATCGGGCAACGTGACCTATCAGAACGGGCTCTACCTGCAGTCTGGTGGCGTTGCTGCTGACGGCGTGATTGAGGACCGACTGACCAAAACAGAAACTGCCGCCCTCTCTGTCGGTGTCGAGCTCGTTGCAGACCTGCAGATGACCGACGCCAGCGGCAGGGTCTTCACCTGGATATTCGACGACACGCTTGTCGCAAGGGACGGCGTCACGCATCGTGATCCGACTATACCGTAATGATACCGATTAGTGTTGCTCCAACCTCACAACCTGGAATGGTGACGCTGGTGGGCAAGTCCGACGACTGGAAGACGCTCATTCGCAAGCTCAGCAACAGCTCCGACCGAGAGCTCGTGGCGGTTTCGAAGAGCCTGCGTGCGCAGACAGCGTCGGGCGGGATTCACCGCGTCACCCTGACCAGAGCGGTCGCGAAGCGCGTGCTCGCGCAGTGCGGCGTGTCTTGGTAATTGTTTCTTAACGCATAGGACAAGCTGATGGCTACGAATGAAAAAGAGCGCATCTTTACGGGCGATACGTACGCTGTCGCGTTCGAATGTCTGGAACCACAAGCCGAGGGAGTGAACACCTTTGAGTTTGGACGTGCGCCAATCACGCCGACCGACACCGAAGTGACCCTGTGGGACGTGCAGAGTCAGGCGCTCGTCAACATCGGGCCTGGCGGTACCGATACCGACACGGCCACGATTACCGACAATCAGGTGAGTTATCTCCTCGACGGAAGTTTCACGCAGACCGTCGGGGATTACAAGATGTTCGTGACCGCGATTTTCGCGGACGGACAGCGAGTGACAGAAAAGTATCAGTTTAAGGTGCAGGCGAGAACGTAGTATGGGACGACGGCAACGTCAATTTGAAGAAGAAGAGGCCAGCGCGAGGCGACCGCGCCAGAACCGCGCCAACGTGCGCCGTTTGCTGGATGAGGTCGCCGCGTTCGATGACGACGATCTGCTGGACCTCGAACTCTATTTCGATGAGGTCGAAGGCCTGGAGCCGCTGCCAAAAAGACGGCAAAAACAACCTCGTCGACTGTAATCCCCCCTGTCGCTTCGACGGCAGGGCGTAAAGAGAAGAGGGGGCAATTTCTGCCCCCTCCTCTACAGGAGAGACTCCTCGTGCAGTGGATGGTCCACACGAGGCCCACCACGTGTCATGCAAGACTCGTGCCTAAAAGCCGAGCTTGGCGTACTCCTCCTTGAGCTCGTCTTTCGCCACCTGCGCGTAGATGCGCGTGGTCTGTGGGCTGCTGTGACCCAGCAAGTCCTGCACGACTTCCAGCCGCTTGGTCTTGTTGAGGGCCATCGTCGCGAAGGAGTGCCGCAGCACGTGTGGCGTCAAATCCTCTGGAAGCTGGGCCTCCCTGAGTCCTTCCTTGAAGGCCGCGTAGGCCGAATGCGGGGTCATCGGCTTGCCCATATCGACACCGAACGACCGACCAGCCTCGCCGTAGAACACATAGTCCGTGTACGGGTGATCCCCGATATACCGCTTCAGACGTTCGATCAAGTGCGCAGAGAGGGGCACAAACCGCTCTTTCCGCCCTTTACCGATAATCTTGACGCCATCATCGAGCACGCCGTCCTTGCGCAGCGTCAGAATCTCCTCGATGCGCAATCCCGCCTGGAACATCACCCGAAACAGCAGACCGTACTTTTCCGCCGTGTCTTCCTGCGCCCAACCAAAGTGCTTCGTGTTGTCATCACGGCTCAGCGCGTCCTGCCGCTTTCGGCGCAGCGCAACCTCGATGCCGTCGAGCACGCGATCAATCTCCTCGCGAGTGAGGATGGTTGGCAGCTTGCGCGGCAGGGTTTCCGCCATGATGTTCGCCATCGGGTTGTTGCCCTCGTAGAGCTTGTTGCCGATAGCCCACGCGAAGAATGTACGGACGGCGCTGATCGTCTGGTTGCGGGTCGCGGGTGACAGGTTTCTGGCCTTCGCCTCACGCACCATTCGCTCACCATCCTTGACCACCCACTGGCGCAGCGGTCTGTCGACAAGCGACTCGGCGCGGCGAAGCGCTTCCCCATAGGACGACAGCGTTTTCTCGGTGCCCATCTTTCCCGCGTACGGCAAACCGTGGCGCTTGGCATCGATGAAATCCTCAATCGTCATTCTCACAGCAGACATCCTTTCAATAAACCTTATCTCACTCCACCTAATCTTATCGTACCACCAAATTAGGTGGTGTGTCAAGGAGTACCCAGTGGCCGAAACCGATGAATACGGTCTGCCCGAGGCAGAGCCTGAAAAACGCAAGCGGGGGCGTCCGAAGGGATCAAAAAACAGACCTCCTGAAACGATCCTGACGCGGGATCGCCTTGAAAAGCTCTACGACAAGGTCAATCCCTATCTGACGCCAGAGCAGAAGAAATATACCCGAGAAATTCTGGACGGGAAACGAGAGGTTGACGTCCAGTACGAAATGCAGCTGCTGGTCCGCCAGCTCTCCATCATCTTCTCCGAAGCCGCGATCTGGTTCTGGAACGAGAAGAAGGTCAACCGCGACCTTGCGATGTTTGCCGACTCGTTGCGGCAAGCCCTCAAAGACCTCAACGAAATCAATCGACAAGTCGAAGACAAGCAAGAGAAGACGAAAGAAGATGATCTGGTTCGAGTCACCGAGCGGGGGTCCACGCTGGAAAGGCTTAAAGCCCTACCTGGCTTCGATACCTCCGAGTGAGCGTGAAGAGGTTATCGATGGACTCTGTCTGAGATATCCACCGTGGTTTTTCGAGCTGTTGACGGAAGTCAACGCGGGAGAGCCGACGCAGTTGGAAGCGTTTCAGATTGCCTACCTCCTCGATGACTCCCGTTACAAAATCACCAACAAGACGAGACAGGCTGGCGGTTCGCTGGTCGTATCGATGGCGAAGTTCTGGAAATGCTATCGCAACGAACAGACGAACTGCGACATCGTCTCGATCAACAGGGCTGAGGCCCAGGGTAAAATCACGTACATCCGCAATCTGTGGGAATCGCTGCCTGCACGGTGGCGGCACCCGCTGGCTATCGACAACGCGGAGAAGATTGCCTTCCATGCGGGTCGCCGCATGTCGACGATCCGCTCCATCGCCGCCAGCGCAGGCGTGCGCGGTGGCCGCAAGGATATCGTCTTCGACGAGGCGGCACACATTCCCCTCTTCGAATCGCTCTTCGTGGCCGCGCTTCCCGCGACGGTCAGGGCCAGGGGCGGCTTCGATGTGGTCAGCACGCCGATGGGGCAGGTTGGCAAGTTCTTCGAAATCTGGAACAACTTCGAGAATCGTTATGAAGACTGGGCGCGGCATGCCTTCGTCTGGATCGACGTGTCGCAGTTCTGTCGAGCGTGCGACGAGGCCCGAGAGGTCTTCGAGTCAGAGTTCGAGGGCAACCCCGACGCCTTGGTGAACTTTGGCGAGCTTTACGAAGAATACGCCACCCCTGAATTAAAGAAAGTCGGTCGAAACTTTACCAGCGAGGAGTTCCTGCAGGAGTTCTGCGGGAAGTTCGTCGATGAATCGACCGCGTACTTCCCCTACTCCCTGATCGATCCCTGCCGCAAGCACGCGGAGCCACAGCCGCTGCCGAACGGAAGCCTCGACGACTTCAACGTGCTCAAGCCCTGGCTGACAGGCAAGCCCGAAGACAACGAGAACGACGTGACGATGGGCATTGACTTTGCCGAAGGGCGCAAGGGCGGTGACTCCACATCAGTCCAGGTCATCGAAAAGGAGCGCGACGGCAGGCTGCTGCAGCGCTACTACGCCGACCTCGACCACACCAGCGGATACGACGACTTCGACAAGCAGATGACGGAATTCAACCGCCTGATCGACGTCTTCCATCCCGTTCGGGTCAGCGTGGACGAAACAGGCCTGGGCCGCAAGATCGCCGCCGACCTGAAAAAGGCGCACGGCGGACTGATCGAGCCCATCACCTTCACCCATCAGAACAAGGAAGCAATGGCGCTGAACCTGCGCGGCCTGCTGGAGACACACAAGCTCTGGCTGCAGTACGAGAATAAGCGTATTCGCGGCCAGTTCCATAACATCAAGCGAAAGATTACCTCACACGGCAACGTGACCTATAGCGGTGAGCCCCACGACGACATGTTTTGGGCGATGGCGCTCGCCTGTAAAGGCGCGGGTAAGTCGCGATTCCAGATTCTCACACTCGATGATGACAGCCCTATTTCAGGGTAGTAACTGGCGGTTAACAGTAGGGGAATGACTATGACACAACCTTCCCCGCTTCTGTACGACGCCCGTGGCGCACCAATCCAACGCAACGTGAATACGGCAGGGCTCTCTTATACGGGGCCAATGGTGATCGGCTCAAACACTGAGCTGAAAGGCGCTGTGCCGAATCCACGTCGCGGTGACTGGCGCGACTACTGGGCAATGTACGAGCGGCATCCAATTGTCTACGCGGCAATTAACAAGATCGTCAAGGTCTGTACGAATACAGGCTTCGACTTCGTCCCTCGTGATAACCGACAGGATAAGGTCAGTGAGGAGCAGGTTAGCGCGGCCAGAGCGTTCTTTAACGATCAGGACGACTTCATTGGCGAGCTGCGCAGAATCTACCGCGATCTGCTGATCTTCGGTGATGCGTATCTCTACCTCGTCTATGACCGCCGCCGACGCCCGAAGCGGCTGAAACGGCTGGCTCCGTGGACGATGAATATCAAGACCAAGAAGAACGGCGAGGTCGAGTACTACGTGCAGAAAGACCCGTCGAGGATCGATGACAAGGGCACGATCTTCCGCGACGTGGAGATACTCCACTTTCGGCTTGACAACCCTGTTGACGACATCTATGGACACCCGCCGCTGGAAGCGCTGAAGGGTGATATCGCCGCCGACCTCTACGCGGCGAGCTACAACATGAACTTCTTCAAGAATGGCGCGGCGACAGGCACGATTCTGGCCGTCGAGGACGCCACCAGTGACGACCTCGAACGCAACCGACGCTGGCTGCGCGAGGAGTATGCGGGTACCGAGAACGCCCACAAACCGATCATCCTGTCAGGCAACGTCAAGCTCCACAAGAGCATTCAGACCTACGCGGAAATGGGCTTCCTGGCTGGTCGAGAGGCAATCAAGGGCCGCATTCTGGCCGTACTCGATGTGCCTCCCGCCAAGATCGGTGACATGGAGTCGGCCAACAGGTCGAACTCCAGGGAACAAGATAAATCTTTTCGCAGCGAAAGCATCATGCCGCTGCAGTACACCGTGGAAGCGGTCATCAACGACAAGCTCATGTCGCGCATTCTCGGCATCAACGATGTGCTCTTCCAGCACTCCGAGGCCGACATTCGGGACGCACAGGAGCAGATGGACCTGTGGGCGAAGAGCGTTGAAAAGGGTCTGATGACCATCAACGAGATTCGCGCCAAGATGGGTCTGCCGCCGATTGACGGCGGTGACATCGCCTTTGTGATGACGCCGACTGGCGCGGTTCCCGTCACCGACCTGGAGCTGTACTTCCAGCTCCCCTCCATCAACACCGACAAGATTCCGCCAAGCACTCACGACGGTCACGGACACCCTGATGGCACCGAGGGTGAAAGCACGACAGGGCCGAAACAGCAACCCACTGCTAACGTCAAGCCGCAGGTATCCAGAGCGGTTTCACCCGAAGTCCAGCATGCCCAGCTGGTGCAAATCTGGCTGGAAAAGGCCCGTGACGACAACGACAAGGCGGCACTGCGAAGTGCCTACACCCTCGCGGTAGACGCCGCTGAGCATGCAACTGGGGCGCTTATTCCCCAGGTTGTGGGATCGATCAAGAAAGCGCTCAGCACCGACGACGTTGATTTGTCGCTCGGCTACATCGAGCGTGCCTTCGGTTTTCTCTCAACGCTTATCGCTTTTGAAGGAGGCGAGTGATGGAAATGTTCAAAATCACCACGCCCATCACCAAGGCCTTCGAACGGATTGGTAAGGATGGCGTAACCCGCAAGTACATCGGTGGTCTGGCATCGTCGACAGACATGGACCTTGAGAAGGAGCGGATGGCCGAGAGCGCCATTCTGGCCTTCCGCAAGGCGATTCAGGAAGGCATCTTCCAGTCGAACGGCACGTGGTCACAGATTCCCCTCAGAAGCGGACACCGCAGCGAGTGGGATGACGTGCTCGGCTGGATCACCGACGCGACGATTGATAAGCAGTGGAATCTTTTCATCGAGGCAGAGCTGGATACCACAAACCCTGTCTCGCTAGGACTATTCGAGAAACTCACACGACCACAGACGCCAGGACGAGAGTTGAGCCTGGGCCTCTCCGTTGGGGGGCTGGTTGTGAGTGCGGGGCAAGAGTGGGACGAAGAGTTTCAGGACTACATACGGGTGTACTACGACGTCGCCCTGAAGGAAGTCTCGGTAACGTCGAATCCCGCGAACCCGAAGACATACATTCACGCGCTCGCCAAGAGCGTCGATTGGAGCAAGGTTAAGGGGAGCCGCACGGTTCTCGTTTCTGAAGAAGAACTAGAGGAGTATTTTGATATGAAGACCAAATCAGAGAATACAGACGCTCAGGAAACGAGCGAGGAAGTGGTCGCCGCTGCTGTAGAGGCATCGGAGCAGGCCGAGGTTGTCGAGCGGAGTGAAGCGGCTGAAGAAGCTGGCGCAGAGGAGCAGGTTGAGAAGACCGACGCGACCGAGGAAGCGCCAGAGGCTGAAGTGGTGGAGCGAAGCGAGTCTGCCGAGGTCAGCGAGGATGCTGGCGAGGGTTCTGTCGAGGAAGTGGCGAAAGCGACTGACCCGATGGCAGAGCTTCTGGCTCGATTTGACGAGCTTACCAAAGGTCTTGCTGCTCTCGCTGACGAGGTTGTGCAGTTGAAGGCTGGATCGACGGGTGAAGAGGCCCAGGCTGAAGCGGCTGAGAAGTCCGTGACTGAGGAGGAGCAGGCTGCTGAAGCCGACGCTTCTGCTGAGGTCGTGGAGCGATCTGCCGAAACTGAAGTCGAGCCCGAAGCTGTCGAGAAGGCTGAGACGGTCGACATCGCGGCGATCATCGAGGCGGCGGTAAGCAAGGCAATCAGCTCCCAGGTGGGTGCGCTGGCGCAGCGCATCGAGGCCATCGAGAACGAGGAAGTCGACAAGTCCGTTGCGGTAACGCTTGATGCGGCGGAAGAGGAATCTGACCCGCTGACCAAGTTCGCAAGCGAGACGGAAGGACTGAAAGGGCGTGCCCTGCTGACCAAGACGCTCGAACTCGCTGGCATGCAGCGCTAAACCACAGTCACCCGCTTCACGGTCTGCCGCTCGGTTGAGCGGTTTTTTTATGTCTGAAATTTATTTGTCATACCACTTACGAGGAGTTTTATCATGGATAACGCTACCCAGGAACTTCGCAAAGCGCTGGCGACTCACGCGACTGGTCAGACCAGCGGTGCCGCGCTCATTCCCGAGGTTGTGAGCGAGGGTCTTCGACGCTTCGTCGAGCTGCGCTCCCCCCTCTACGCCATCACCCCGAAGCGTGACTGGCCGACCAACGCCTACATCTTCCGACAGCAGACCGCGCTGCCTGCTGCGGGTTTCCTGGCTGATGGTGCCGCGCTCGGTTCTGCCGATGCGTCCACCTACAGCAAGGACACCACCACGATGAAGTACATCTACTCGCGTGGTGAGGTCACTGGCCCGATGCAGAAGGCCGCTGGCTCGCTGTTCGATGCGATGCAGCTGGAAATCGAAGCGCACGCCGATGCGGTGGTTCGCGAGATTGAGCTGAACATCATCAGTGGTGACTCGGGCGCTGATGCCGACGAGTTCGACGGCCTGCTCACGCAGATCAGCCTCGAACACGACGCGGTTTCGACCGCGCTCTCGCTGAGCCACATGGACACGGCGCTCGACACTCCTGCCGAGTACCCGAGCCACGCCATCATGAGCCGCGCTATGGGCCGCAAGCTCTGGTCGCTGCTGCAGGCGCAACAGCGCTTCATCGACCGCGTTGATATCGAGGGCGGCTTCCGCGTACCTTCGTACAACGATGTGCCCGTGATCCGCGTCGACAATGATGCCGACACCGATCTGGCTGGCACCATCATCTTCCCCGACATGCGCCACGTGGTCATGCCGATCAACCAGCAGCTGACCTACGAGCCCCTGTCGAAGACCAAGGACTCGGACGACTTCATGCTGAAGATGTACCTGACGCTGGCCTGTGAGGGCACGTCGCGGTTCCACGTCAAGCTGGTGAACATCGTCAATTAGACTGTTGACGGTCATTGAGGAGCGGAGTCTTTCCGCTCCTCATTTTCTTATCGATAGAGGAGCATACCAATGGCTGCAGTTTCAGTCCATCAGAGCACTCCAGGCGATGACTTCGAAGCGCTTGTGACTGCCTATAACGAGCTGGCGACCGCGTTTATCGCGCTGTGTGCGCAGCTTGACGCCGACGCTGGCGTGACCGACACCGACTTCGCCGCCACGCATGCCGCTGGCATCGACACGGTCGTGCTGGGCTACTAATCGAGGTTTCCATGACGGTATTGAAATACACCCTGATTCCTACGGAAGCGAACTGGACGGAGTTCTACTACAACGGTGAAATCGCTGTTGTGGGCGGTGAGGTGAACGTCGCTGACGATCACCCCCATCGCGAGGAAGTCATCACGGCGCTTCTGTATCACGGCTTCGAGCGTGTCGACGAGGAAACTCCAGTCGCTGTCGAGGCCTAACCCAACAAGGAGGCATAGCAGATGGCAGACCTCCGATTGATCACCCTCGCGGATTTCTCGACCTCGCGATACCAGCAGGTTGCGGACTCCATCGACGGTGATATCACGGACATCATTGCTCAGGCTGAAGAGTACGTTGAGGGGCTCGTCGACCGACGGTTCTCTGAGACGACGTACACGGAGTATCACTTCCCGAGGTCCGAGGAAATTTTTCTGCGCAACCGTCCGATTATCACGCTGACCTCGGTAGAGCGTCGGGCGTCGTACACCGACGACTGGACGAGCCTCGATGTCGACACGTTTGATATCGAGCTGGACGGCAAGATCGGCACGATTGTCACGAGGTATTCGGATGTCGCGGGGTATGAGCTCAAGGTGGTCTACACCGCTGGTTATGCCGCGATTCCTGCCGATGTCAAAGCTGCGGTCATCCTGCAGACAGTGATATTTGCTTACCAAGATTTAGAGGTCTACGGGGCGGGTGACGCCAAGAAGCCTGGCATCACCTACCTGCAGGATCAGGTCGACCGCTACCTCTGCCGTTACAGGCAGATCAAGATCGCGTAGTCATGATCACTCTGCGGTTAGACATGCGCGGCATCGTGGGGCTGCGGACGCGAGTGATGAGCGCGATGCGCAAGCTCGAACAGCGCCAACCCGCGATGGAGCAGATCAAACACGAGCAGATTATTCGCTGGATCACCAACTTCTCGACGGAAGGCGGCGAGTATGGCGGCTGGGCTGGCCTCTCGGAGATGACGATACGCGAGCGCGGCAACAGCGGCCCGATTCTGCAGCGTAGTGGTGGCCTCTTTCAGGACGTGATCGCCCAAAGCGATGAGGGGCGGGTATCCCCTGCCCTCATCGACTGGGTCTTTCGCAATCGTGGATCGGGGCGGGGCGATCCCTTCCCCGTCAGCCACCAGACGGGCTACACGTCTCCCCTCACAGGGGGGCCAGTGCCTGCCCGAGTTATTTGGGACTTGGACGGCGAGGACGAGCAACGCGCATTCGAGATTATGGAAGATTATGTCGACAGAATCATAGCGACACACTTCTAATGGTGATAACTACATGACACATTTCGATATGGACGGGCTGGTTCTGCACCTTGGGCAGGTGCTGAAGAAGCAGTTCGCTGACGACATTTCTCAAATCTACTACGGCGACGTCGTCGTGTACCCGCCCAAAGCGTTTCAGAACCCTGCTGGTGAGTGGCGCACGGCGGTCGCGCTGGTTCCAGCCTACGACAGGGAAGCGGACGGGGGCCGCAACCCAGCGTCCGAAATCCGCGACCTCGGCGTGCTGATTGTTCCTATGGTGAACATGACCCCATTTTTCGAGGCGCTGCCTTCCGAAGCGTTCGGAGAGCGGATGCTCGTGCGCCTGACGCACCGCATCCGATTATTCCTCGCCCAGCGGAGCAACATGACCCTCAACGGCAATGTCGCCCGAGCCCTCGTTGGCGATGTTGAGTGGCACTGGGCGCAGCGCGACAAGATGCCCATCCGCGCTGCCGCGATCACCTACGAAGTGCAGAGCCACTTCTCACGCGCCCACGCCTAAAAGCCTGGGCCTCCCCCCCCCTTCTCAGAGTTTGGTAAGCAAATCATATTGTTTTATGTCCCTTACATAGGAAAGAGGTAATGTTATGG